ACAAATGACGGTTTAGAAATGAATTTTAGTTTAGGAGACTCTTATACTTTAGTTATAAAAGAACGTTCTCCGAAAGAATTTGAAGATAAGATGAAAGATCATCCTTTTTATGATAAAACTTATGCTTTTATTTATTGAAAAGATGAGATATTACCGTTATATAAAAATCAAAAAAACTATATTGTTTCTGAAAATGGGACAACTTATAGTAACTTAACATATAAATAATATGACAACAATGACTTGGAAAACAAAATTAATTATTGCTACAATCGTAATTGCTTTAGTATTAGCAGGTTGTGGCATTGTGTCAGCTATGAGCTTTGGAAGTTTGTTGCTTGCATTAGTAAGTTTAGCAGTAGGAGCAGGTTGTGGTTGGTATGCTAAGCATATCTATGATAAATATTTTAAAGGTAAGTAATAAATGAATACAATATTTTTTGGGCAGAATGTTCCTATACAATCAGCAACAAAGGTTAAAATAGATTATATCAATAAAACTAAACTTCCTATTAAAGTCAGTATTCGTTGAAGAGATAGAGATGTTCTAAATTATACTACTGAAACTTTAAATCTACTAGCTGCGGGAATAGTTGAACAAACAGTAGCATTAAAAGAATTTGAATCAACCTCTGGAAAGGGTCTAGTAGTTGAGCCAATAACGAATGCAATTATCCAGTCTAGTACAACCTATCCTAATTTATTTATTAAAGCTACAGTAAAAGAGGTAGCAACAGGAGATACTATAGGGACATTTAACAAGGGAGGAACTATTAGTCCTATAATGGCTACAAAAGAGTATCGAGCAACTGTTACTTTTGAATATAATTCTGGAATTTATATCAATAGTACTGCTGCTAGTTATGTTCCTTCTGTTACCAGCAATCGCCCTACAATAACTGTATTTAGTGATGCTGATTCATATGGTATTACTGGAATATTTACACAAGACACAGCAGTAACTTATGCTGATATAGAAGGAGATGGTTATACTCATTATATTAAAGTAAATAACTGTAAGAATATTGCATTAGATAGATATATTAGTGGAACTAATTCTGGATCTAACTCTAGTATTAGTTATTCAGATTTACATCCAACGGATATAGGAACAATAGATATCGGCAAAACTTTATTTTTATGAGTAAAATCATTTACATATGAAAAAGAATCTACTCCTACTCCTGATCCTTCAATTAGTTGTGATGTTTATGTATGTAGTCGCAATAATTTAAATAACACAGAATGTAGTATAGATATATATGAGGGGTATGGAACAACAGGAGTTCGTTTAGCCAATCTATCACTGGCCCCTGGGGAAGGAAATTGAGTTTCATATCAAGGTGGATATAGAACATCCAGTTCCATACGTTTAAATTCGATTTTAAAGGGAACCCAGATAACTATCACATTAAATGGGTCTCAAGTAAGTGATTGAGTAAATGAAACAACTAAATATGTTTGAATTAATTAAAAATAAAAAGGGAGCTACTTAGCTCCCTTTTTATTTTCATATTGTTTTGCGCTTATAATAAAGCATACTAGACTTAGTAATATATATATAGGTTGCAGTACTTTAGTACTTGTTATAAAAAATATTCCCATAAATATCAATCCTATAACATATCAAAATTTATACATTTCCAAATTTTTTTAAAAAATCTCATAATGTGAGATTTGAATTTTTTATTGCATTTTGTTTTAAAGCATCCATACTATCTTTTAGGTACACCTCCAAGTTTATCAGCTCATCTCTCTGAGAAAAACGAGTAATAAGATCTTTTAGACTTTGGGGTATGGACAGCTGCTCAAATAATACTAGGCAGTCCTATAATTAGTAAATAGAGGGGGCCTAAATATAAAGATTGTCGAGTATGTCCTCATTCATGTTCTTTTGTGTAATTTCTGTTATATTTCCAACTTGATTCTCCCATTAAGATATATAATCCTAATGAAATACCTCCAGGAAAGTCTCCCGCATAAATTGGAATTTCCCTAAAAGTTTCTTTGTACTCTACATTATAGCACCAAGTTAAAATAAGACCGAGAAGACACTGTGGAAATTCCCATATCCATCTCAGTATTTTAATATACCATTTCATATAATATTTAATTTATTATTTATAGTAAATTTGTTTAAATTGTTTTCAAAGTGAGTATTGAGCATCTATTGCTTCTTGTTCTCAAGGTCTTAACATATAATCCAATGAAGAATCAAACTGCTGTCCCTTTCATAAGAATACTAGTTTAGAGTCTTTTTTCACAAGTTCAAGATCTCTCCTTTCGTATTGATCAAAATGTTGCATTTCATGACATATAATAGTACTAAGACTATCAGATAACTTAGTTTTTAATAATAGATTATATGTATGAGGCACTGGTGTTTTATCTAATAGAGCTTGTAGTTCACATTCCTCAGTTGAAAATTTATTTAAGATTTTATCATTATATTGTACTAAGATATTTGCATTAGTATAGTCAAATATTTTAGTTCCTATGACTTTAATTAATTCCTCCACATCATATTGTTTTGGAGATTCAATTAATGAGGTTACTTTAAATGTCTCAGGGAACTCTAATTTAGATCTTTCCTTCATATTATTTAAAAACTAGTTATTATAACCTCTATTAAACTCGTAGTTCTCCATATTGGTTTCTCATTCTTGGAGATATTCCTAAATGTACCCATGTAGTAGACCCACTTTTTTCAATAAAGCATTGATCTATAATGACTTTATTTCTAGTAAAATAATCTTTAATAAAGTTAAAGAAGTTTTCTACTCCTTTAACAGAAGTATCTTCAGGTTGTAAATCTACTGCTTCATAGTATTGATGAGAGCTATTACTTACGCCTCCCACAGCTTTATTAAGGCTTGGTGATCTATATCCAGAAGTAATAGTAATAGCAGAGCCTCATGCTTCTCTTAATGGATCTAAATATTCTATAGCTAGTTTACTTAGTTTTTCTATTCCTTCTCATGTAGGTAGATTTTCTATTTTTTTACTAATAGCTGTATCACTTCTTAAAAGTTCACTTAATTCAAAATATTTAGGGGTATTTATCATAATTTAATCTATAATATATAATTTACCAAATTTCTCTAAAATCATATAAATATTTATTTGCGCTTTGATTTTCTTCCATGTCGTCATTTTTATACACCTCCTTACTTCTTATTTCATTTACGGCTATTGGCAGCAAATGTTGCTCGCTTTCTAATTGCTGGATCGGGGGATCTTTTGCCTTTAGCTATACACTCACTAGTTACTTTCCCACCACAATATTCTGTAAACTTACCTCTATTTTTCTTTTTAATATGAATCTTAGAACCTTTTTTCATCATTTCTATGTACCCACTTGTAATATTATCTAGTCCGAGATTGTTATGATACTCTGTACTATATACCTCTACAATTTTGTTTAAAATGTCATTGTTATATTTCATACTTTATAAAATAATTAATAGGATTATTATCTAGTAATATATGTTTTTGCAAAAATAATTATTTATTTAGATATTTGCAAGTATTTGGGCAAATTATTTGGATATCAGAAAGATTTATTATATATTTGCATCATTCAAGTAAAATTATAAAGAGTTATATATATAAATATGGCAAAAACAAAACCTGATATAGATTCTGGACTTTCATGACTAGAAAGAATCCTACAATTATGTAAAGAGTATGGAGTATTTAATATTTTGAAGGGGTTATTTATTCTAATTATGTTAAGTTTAACACTTAGGATTTGTTACAATCCTAGTTTTTTATTTGACAAATATACTGACTACATGACTCAAAGACATGCGAAAGAGTTACATAAAAGGACAGAATATGATCAACAAATAAAAAGTCTCCTGCCTGTATATTTATATAAATATCATGCAGATAGGGTATGAATTATTCAGTACCATAATGGTATTATGGACTGACAACATGGAACTATGAGATTTGAATTATGTAATGATGAAGTTGAATCAATTAAAAATCAATATAATGATTTTAATCTAACCTGGATTAATCTTCCTTATTATTTAAAGACGAACGAAGTATTTATAGGGGATATGGTTAAATTAGATAGTATTGATTCAACTCTTTATACACAACTCAAAAAAAATAATGTACAATATTTAGCCTGTACAATTATAAAAGATAATAGTGGTTATCCAATTGGTATTTTAGGAGTGACTTGGAAAAATATTCCACCAAATATTGATAGCTTACAAAATAAAATACATAACTATCTTATAGATGATAGAGCAGATATTAAAACTCTTATCCAATCTAATTATAATAAAGAATAAAAGTATAATATGCCTAAACTTAGAGGGAGTAAATTAAAATATGTTAATGGGTATGCAGTAGATAAAGAAAATGATAATATTATATACTCTGATGAAAAGCATATTTATATGGATAAGACCGATAATTCGAAATATGAATCTGTAACGACAATAATAGGACAGTACTGTCAAAAATTTGATTCAGACTTTTGGTCATCATATAAAGCTTGTGAGGCGTTATTAGACCCCACAGTGTTTTACCCATTAAAATCAAAACTTCTTTCTTCTAAAAAATGAAAGGAGTCTTATATTGAAGAATATGGATTAGATCCTGTTGAATTTCTAAATAAGAAATCTGAAATCCTACAAAGTTATGAAGATAAGAGGAATGCTAGTACGGAACGTGGTACTAAAATTCATGCTATGATGGAAGATCTATTTTATCAAGGGGATAAAATGGCAATAAGCAAATATGCAGGAGGAGGAACTTTTGAGGTAAAGAAGGGATATTATAAACTAGACATTGACAGGGCAATTTATCCTGAGTTTCTTATAAGTTATGAGTTTGACGAATACTTAAAGATTGCTGGTCAAATAGATTATTTACAGATAAGTGATAATGAGATAGTTTTGTTAGATTGAAAGACTAACGGTAAGATTGATAAAGAGTCTTATTTTGATAGAACTACTAAGAAAAGACAGATGATGCTCTCACCATTAGAAAATATTATGGATTGTAATCTATGTCACTACCAGTTACAACTTAGTATGTATGCATATCTTCTTCAGAAGATTAATCCTAAATTCAAAATAAAAAAGCTAGCAATTGTTCATTTTGATCACGACGGTAATGAAACTGAATATGAAGTAAAATATTTAAAAGATGATATTGCCAGACTTCTTTTATATCATAGGAAGAAGAATAAAATAAAAGCAGAACTTGATAGAGACAAACCAATAGTATTTTAAAATATAATGATTATGGAAAATGTAGATGATTTATATGAAAATAGAATGAAGATTTGCAAAGAATGTCCTCTATATCTAGATAGTCCTATGGGAGCTAGATGTAATTCTAGGCTATATTTATCCGAAGCTGATAAAAAGACAGTAAGTAATAGACCCAAATTAGGATATAAAAGAGGTTGTAACTGCATGTTACAGAGAAAATTACGTATGCCCGCTGCAAAATGTGTTGTAGGGAAATGATAAGATTTATGAGAAAAATATTACATACAATTAAAAATATTATAATAGGGTGATATCGTAGATTCTTTAAACCTATCCCTGATTGAGCTGAAAGAAGATATAAGGTATGTTTAAACTGCCCTCATAAAGAAAAATTATTTGGAGAATACTGATGTACTTTATGTGGATGTAATTGCTATAGTAAATCATTAGTAGAAGATGAACAATGTTATGATAATAGATGATAATGTATAATTTTAAAATAATAATGAATTATGAGTAAAGAAAAGTATCTAGGAACTGATTACTATCAGTTAACAGGAAAACATTTAATGGGCAATAATATTAAACGTGAAATTGATCCTGAAGCACTTAAAAGGGCACAAGAAAAATCAGAAAGAGATCAAATGGAGTATGTAGCTAATTTAATGGCAAAAGATAAAGATTGCAAACCATATGAGAATAAGAAAATTGTTCCTACGGCAGGTAGAGTGGTTGTATTACCTTACGAAAAGAATCCTTATCGTTTACCATTACATGAAACCACCTCTGGACTTATCTTAGGTGATTTTGAAACATCTGCAACATATAAATCACAGGAAACTGGAGAACAAGAAGCCTCACAGCGTGGTATTTGGTGTTGTAAAGTTATTGCTGTTGGTAATGAATGTAAAAGTGTATTAGAAGGGGAAGATGTATATATTAATTTTACATTAGCTGCACCACTTCCCTTTGGTGGAAAAGGATACTATACAATCAGTGAAAATAATATTATTTGTAGTATAAGAGATAATGAATAATATGCACTAAAGGTGAACACAAAAAAGTTATGGATATGAATGAAAATTTGAATAAAGAAGGTAACTCATACCTATTTTACACCCCTGGTCAGCTTGTAACCTTAAAACATAAAGAGCTAAATTCTCCAATAATGCTTATTCAAGAGAAAGTTACAAGGCAGTTTAAACAGGGAGATCAGATGTATAATATCTTCAAGGGTATGAAATGTATTTGATTTGATAAAAATAATGTGCTGCAAGAAGCAGTATTTTCAACAAAAGATTTGGAATTATATAAATAAACAATCATATGACTTTACAAATTGATGGATTTATAGTTACAGGGACACCTGATGAGGTAAATACTTTTATTAAACTGTATCAGGTAAAACAATATACCATTGTTAATTCCCAACAACCAATTATACCATTATATTATTCCCCTTATACTGATACTAAAAAGTGAGAGATAACTTGTAAAGATAGTAGTAATATTAATGGTAGTGTAGTTAAACCAGAATAAGTATGAATAAAGAAGACTTAACTCAGTTTATAGAGTGACTCCCAGTTAATATTAATGAGTTTAAAGATAAAACTCCTGATGAAGTAGTCACTATTTTAAATAAGTTAGCCCAAACAGAAGAGGGGTTAAATGAAATATCTGGTCTTATTAGTCAATTTAAACAAAAACAGATGTTTAAATTTGGAGGTAAATTAGGACAACTTATTAATAAATTTCAACAAGGAGGAAAATCTGATCAGAGAAAATCTGATAAAGTAAGAAAAAATTTTCATGGAGTTAGTTTATTTGAATATGGTCCTAACAAATATAAAACTGCAAGAGGTACTTTAGTTAGAGATCTAAAACCAGGAGTTCATCAAGAAACTCTTCCTAATGGTATAGGTCTAAGACAGATTACTAGAAATAATACTACAACATCAGAATTAGTATCTCCCGATAAAAGGGATACATTATATATTAATAATGCAGATGCTGGAAGAATTGACAGTAATATTAATGATGCTGGCATATTAGGTAAATTAGGATTACGGACACCAACCCCTGTAAGTTCTAATTTTAGAAGATTACAAGGTATTTTTAATGCCGAAAAATTTAATACAGGGGGAGAGGTAACTAAAGATGGATACATGCCTAGTTCTGTAACAAATCCTGATGGTTCTATAAAACAAACTTTAAGATATCCTTCTGGGAAAGAAGAATATAGAACTATAAGTAGAGACAAACAAGATACTACATATACTAATAGTGTCAATGGTATTACTAGAAGAAATAATCCTAAGTGATACCACTTTGTTGACAAAGAAGCTAATAAAAAAGGCTATGCAGAAAGACAAAGACGATTTAATGAACATTACAAAGAATAATGACAGATATATTCCTTTATAATAATACTACAGGATCTCTTGAACTTAATGTTCATGAGATCCTACTTGTAAAGGAGTTTGAGGCATTATGAGACTTAGATAGAAACAAATGTAGTGAAGATCCTACAGGTAAAAAGAGGCTACGAGCATGAAAAGAATTTAAATATATTTGATTATTTGCTGATTGGAAGAGTCCATATCAACAATATTTAGAGATGGAAAAACACAAAGCGGCTATGGAAGATTCAGGACTATCTGATGAAGAATGAAATGATCCCACTTTTAGAGCTGCCGTTAGAAAATATATTGAAATTAAAGATTCTTCTCGTATTCTAAGTCTTATAAAAACTGCCTTCAGAACTCTTGAAAAGATGAGAGTATCATTAGACAATATTGACCTTGAAGAAAGAGATCCTGTAAATAACAAACCAATCTGAAAAGCTAAAGATATTCTTGATAGTATTGGTTCTATCGGCACTATGACTGATAAGTTAAAGGAACTAGAACTAAACTATAAGAAAGATCAAATTGAAAGTAGTTCTAAAGTTAGAGGTGGTTTGGAGCGAGGATTTATGGATGAGTAATGAACTATGGCGAAAAAACTAAGTATTGAAGCTGAAATGAGAGCTGCTCAGAGAGATATGAAGAAGAAGTTGAGTGGTGAAGATAAGGAAGAGGTAAAGAAGGTTAAAAAGAAAGCTAAACCAGTAAAAGAACAATATAAGGAAATAAAAGAATCTCTTAAAGAAAAAGAGGCTCCTAAGGAAATTGCTTTTAAAGATAATTATGAAGAGGAATTAATTAGGGAATTATTTAAAGGTGATATTACTGTTTCCCAAGCTCTGGGTAAAGAAGATGAGCCTGAACAACCTAAAAGAGAGAAAAGTGGATTGTGGGATTATGTTCTCGAAGATGAAATAGAATTCTTTGACCCTGAATGTAGTTATGAATTGACTGGTTATAGACCTATAGATGAAACTCATGGATTAGATTTTGATCCAGCACCTTTTTGTGAAGCGGGAAGAGTCTATACTGAAACTGGTCACTATACTGAATATCCGTCTGGATCTAAACCATATGCTGATTTCTGACAAGAACAATTAGATAGATGCATTAATGGTTATACGATTGGTAAGTATAGAATTACTGGAGATAATTATTTCTTCCTTAACTTTTATAGGATGCCTGTTGTAGACGATTCTAAAAAACTGGCGGAAGCTTCTGGAGAAGGATTTCCAAAATTTGTAGCAGAGCAATATAAATTCTTTCATTATTTTGAAATGTGCGAACTACTTAAAAAAGACTGCGTTGCACTAAAAAGCCGAGGCATAGGCTGAAGTGAGATAGGAGCTTGTTTAGGAGTTCGTCCATTTATAACAGGAAGAAATTTTAATTCAACATATATTACTTCTTCACTAAACTATCTGGAGCCGACATTAAATAAATGTTGAGCCCAGCTTCATTTTTTAAATGGAAACACCAACGGTGGATTTAGAAGACCTATGATGAAGATTAACAATGCTCTTCATAAAAGAACTTCTCTTACTGATAATGAAAATCGCGAATGAGGCAGATTAAATAATATAGAAGGAATTGTAGCAGATAATATTAACAAAGTCCGTGGTATTCGTTCTAATAGACTTTTCTGAGAGGAGGGAGGGTCCTTCAAAAATCTAGAGACTGCTTGAATTAAAGGAGAGGCATTAGTAACAGTTGCGGGTGCTAGAAAAGGCATTATGAGTGTCTGAGGTACAGGAGGTGATTCAGATGCTTCTGCACTAGAGGGTCTATCTAAAATGTTTAATAATCCAAAAGAATACAATGTACTTCCATATAAAAATAATTACTCTGAGGATGGTGAAGTTCAATATACTGGTTATTTTATACCCGCTTTTAATATTATGCTTAAAAAAGGTTTCTATGATAATAGAGGAGTTACAGATAGGAAAAAAGCAAGAGAACATTATGAAACTGAAAGAAAAAAGAAGTCTGGGCAAAATTTATTAGATTATTGTGCAGAATTTTGTTTCACCCCTAGTGAGGCATTATTAAAACAAGGTGATGGTATTTTTGATCCAGTACTTATAGCAGATCGTTTAACTCAACTTCGTATACAAAAAGTAGGAGTAAAACCACAACAAGTTGATTTGTTATGAGATGTTCCAAAAGGGTCAGAAAATAATCCAAGAAATAAAGTTAAACTTATTCCTAATCCACAAGGAAAAGTATTTATATATGAACCTCCTCTTAGAGACGGAGAAGGGAATCTTTATAAAAATCTCTATGTTGCAGGAATTGACTCTATTGATCAAGGTACTGCAGATTCCTCAACAAACAATGATGTGTCTGATTTTTGTATAGTAATTAAGAAAAGAACATTAGGTTCTAGTTCTCCAAATTATGTTGCAATCTATAAAGATAGACCTAGAGACATTGCTACGGCTTATGAAAATGCTATGAAATTATGTATCTATTATAATTGCAAAGCGATGTTAGAGCATACAAAAATTAGTATTATTATGTATTTTCGTTCTAAAAAGAAAGATAATCTTTTTATGAAGAGGCCAAAATCAACGATGCCTGATATTCGAAAAGGTAACTCTGGAATGATTGGATACCCCGCAACTGAAACGTATCTACGTCACGGACTTGAATTAATTAGTAGATTTGTAGATGAATCTTGTTATTCTATGCAGATTGATGAAATGCTGGAACAATTACTTAAATATTCCTGGGAACATAAACGTAAATTTGATATTGTTGCAGCTATGGTAGCTGCTGAATTAGGGGATGAAGACCTTTTAGGATTTACTCCAAAGGCTCAAGATGAAGTAAGAAATTCATGAAAGGATTTTGGATGATATTATGATTTAAATGGGCAAAAACGATATGGAATTATACCTTCGTAAAGAAAGTAATCTTGAGTGTAGAGTTAGAGAACTAATTAACCAAGTTACACAGTCTAAGTATATTTCTCCTATTGATGTTAAGTATGAAGATGGGATATATACATTAAGACTTGGATTAAATTGTAAAGATGCAGCTCCAATATCTTTTGGGTATCAAGGTAGTGAAGAAGGATTTTTAAAATTTTTAGAAAAAGAATTTAGAAAGAGAAAACTTCAAAATATTAATTATACTACAGGAGTACTTATAAATGGAGACAGTAATTTGCATTTTCCGATAATAGAGTTGTAAAAATGAATGTTGATAGAGAAATAAAACAAATTGACAAAGCTATAAGTGAGTTAATATACCCTAAGATAGCACTTCAAAAAGCTTATAATTACTACCACAGTAGACGAGATGCAGATCAGTTTAGGCATATTGAAGAAAATTATGGTATTGGTGTCCCCACTGGAATTACATTTAATCCGCTTGTTCGTCCTCATATAGATAGGTTAATTGGAGAATATTTAGGATTAAATCAAGATTTAAAAATAACATGTAAAGATGAGGAAACAGTTTCTAATATTATGAGAGAAAAACAATTACTAATTAGCAAGGAACTGTTTAATTATCTAAAGAAATATTTAGAAAATAATATAATATCTTCTATTATTAACAATGAAGAAGTTTCAACGGATCCATTTATTGAGAAACAATTAAATAAAATTAGTAATAGTATTAATGATTCTTTTGTATCTCAATATGAAATTGCAGCCCAGAATATTCTTGATTATTTAAAGCAGTCAAAAAATATAGATTTAACAAATAAAATGCATAGTCTACTTACAGATTTATGTATTACTGGTACATGTTATTATAGAGTGAAACCTTCTAACAGTGGAGATAATATACAATTTGAGGTATTGAACCCGATCAATACATTTGTAGAAAAAAACCCAAACTCAGACTATTTAGCAGATTCATATCGTGTAGTAGTTAGAAGGTATATGTCTGTAGAAGATATTTTACTAGAATACCGTAAAGATCTAAAGGAGGAACATATAAAACTCCTAAAGGAAGAAAATAACAGCACAATTGAATCAGATGGTCCTTCTTATTATATTAGAGCCACATCTCCTGAAATAGCTGGAGTTTGAAATAGTACTCATACTGGAATTTTAGGAGGATTAGAAACACACCCTATATGACCTGGTGAAACTAGTAGAACTAATAGGTATACTTATCCAAAAATGTGAACTGTTTATGATGTAGAATGAATTGAAGTTGATTATAAAACGGGAAAACAGACTAGGCATGAAGGCACACGTATTGGAGAAGAAATTTATATAACTAGGGGGGAATCTGAAAATATTATTAGAACAAAAGATAATCCGAATAAATGTAGATTAAGTGTTAATGGTTTATTTTTCCTAGATAAGAATGGGGATCCTAATTCTATGATTATTAAAACTATGGATCAACAGGATAAATATGACTTGTTAGTGTTCTACCGAGATAATCTTATTTCTAGTTCTGGTACAGTTGGAGATTGGGTTGATTTAGCTTATGTTCCACAAGTTTTAGGCGTAGATTTACCAGAACGATTACAAAAATGGCTAGCTTATAAAAAGCAAGGTATGGGTTTAATTGATAGTAGTCAGGAAGGAGCACAAACAATGAATACAATATTTAATGGTTATGATGATACCGTTAAAGCACAAAGTATTCAGGCAATTAATTTAGCTATACAATCAATTCAACAACAGGTTTCTATGGTAACTGGTGTTTTACCTGAAGCTCTAGCTCAATATGAACAACGTGATGCTGTTTCAAATGTTAAGTTAGGAGTACAAACTACAATGCTTTTAACTAAGCAAATTTTCAATGCCATGGATACTGTATACCAAGAAGCAAATTATGATATGCTTAATCTTGCAAAACTAGTTTGGCCAAAAGGAATAACAGGTACAATTGTTTTAGGTAATTATTCTAAAATATTTACAGCCCTTCCTCAGTATTATACCTTAACTGATTTCGATATTCATATTGAAGATAGTACTAAATCTTACCAGAACGTACAATCATTAATTGCAATTAGTGGAGAGCTTGTTAAGAGCGGAGTAGCAGATTTAGGAGATATTACAAATATTATAACTGCATCTTCTATTACTGAATTAAAGCGATATATTGATCGCTCTATAGCTCGTAAAAAAGAGGAAAATGATACTATTGAACAGTTACAACAACAAATTCAACAGTATGAACAAAACTCTAAAGAACTTCAAAAAGTTAATCAACAATTACAAGAACAAATTCAACAGCTACAGAGTCAATTACAAGCTAATAATCAAACTAAACTTGAAATCGAAGCAGAAAAGGTTGCAATTGAGAAAGAAAGGATGAGGAATGATAAGGAATATAATGATAAGAGTCTAGAAGTTAAAAATAAACAAATTAATGCACAGGTTGCTGAGATATATGATGATAATCCGTATAATAATAAAATAAAAAGTGTAATATAATGAGTAACTTAAATGTTCGTTTAATAGTTTATCCAAATTGCAAATTGTCTGCTATTGATGATAGTAGTTATACTAATCTGCCAGGTAGATATGGGACATTATTTGAAAATATAGCGGATTATGTCTCTTTAGAGTTTCTAGTATATTCTAATACAAATGAAATTGAACCTAATACTTTAATTTTTGAAAACTACCAGCATAACAGAGATAATTTTTTAACAGATAGTATTTTCCCTATTGTGAAAGATGGGGTTCATTATTATTATAAGATAGTTATTCCTAAACTAGAAACCTTATTTATTGAAGATACTTCTTCGAAAGACTTATACTCTTTAGTATATTTAAAAGATCAAACATTTTACTATAATGACAATTTTTATGTTGCAAAACAAAACTATGAAACTACTCCTACTTCTAAAGAAGAATTATTAGATAATATTGACCTTATTTTAAAAGAATCTGAAGCAGAAATTGTAACTAATTATATTGATCTCTATAAACTATGTGGTAGTCAATCTTTTTACTGTAAAAAAACAGTGTTTACAATTTGCAAATTAACACAATGTTTATTAAATTTACAACGCCAAATTATAGATCATAATATCTATAATAAGTGTACTGATTATAAAGATATTATAGAAAAAAGGGACTTTATTCTAAGTACAATTTATGTTCTAGATTATTTAAAGGACACTAATAATTTTCAAGAAGCACAACGTATTGTAGAAAATGTTCTAGGATGTAATGATATTTGTAATACAGATAATACATTAAATAACAATTGCGGATGTAATGGATAAACTATATGAAACTTTATATATCCTCTACTCTACTGAGCTAGTAAATTTAAACATTGGGTATTCTTTAGATAGGAAGAAACTAAATCAAATGATAGATATTATAGGTACAATAGAATATATAAAGAATACTAATAATGATCAGGAGGATATTATCAATATAATTAATTACTATAATAAATATATCAACTAAATTAATAATGGTTTCAGATACATATTATAATGCAATGGGTTCACGATCATTTTATAAAGGTACATCTTTTAGATGTACAGAATGATGCGTAGATACTCACTACTTTAACAATGAGGACTTTATTGATTTCGTATCATATAAAGGTGCTCTTCTTAGATGTACAAGAAGTCATATTTCCTCTGTTGATAATGAACCATCTCTTGTTATTAATAATAACTTAATTGTTGGAATTAATGACTCTCCTGTTTGGGAATTTGTAATGGGAGGAGGATCAATTGAGACAGGTCAGCTTAATATTGATTTCAAATTAGAAGATGATCATCTTTGAGTATTTTATAATGAAGAATGAAAGGACTTAGGAAATGTTAAAGGAGATCAAGGTGAACCAGGAGTACAAGGAATACCAGGAAACCCTGGTAAAGGAGTGCCAAGTGGGGGTAGTACAAACCAGGTATTGGTAAAACAGTCTAATTCTGATTATGACACTATTTGAAAAACGATAAATACTTCTGGAGGAGAACTTCCATCATTTTCTGCAAGAGTGTTAAGTACTACTAGTACTGAAGACACTCCTGAAGCTGCTGTAACTTTAAGTGATTCCAATGAATTTCAGTTTTCATTTAAATTGCAAAGAGGGCAAGACGGAGTTAATGGTAAAGACGGTAAACCTGGTAAAGATGGAGCTAATGGTACTCCAGGGATTAATGGAGACGGCTTAAAGTACATATATATTCGAACTACCAAAGCAACTAAGCCAACAACTCCAACTGGTAGTGGAGAAGATGTAGAGTTACCTACTGATACAGAGTGAGGTCTATGAAAGTCTGCTCCTACAGGTGTAGATTCTACACATAGATGGGAATGAGTTAGTACTAGTGTTTATGTTAATGGCAGATGAGAGTCTTATAGCGAACCATCTTTATTTGCTTATTATGCTCTTGACGGAGTTAATGGAACTGCTCCAAATTATAAAACTTATGTTTATGCTCAATCTAACTCTAAACCAGAGAAACCCGACTTCAATACTCCTCAACCTCCTACAGAATCACAATGAAAAGATTATCCATTAAGTAGTGGACAGTGATGGCAATGTATAGGAGTTGTAGATGGGCAAACAAATACAGTTATTCAATGAGGAGAAGTATTACCTGTAAATGGTAAGGACGGAACTGCTCAAGATGGTAAATTTACTGAGTTTAGATTTGCGGTAAATAGTAGTAATATTACCCCTCCAAGTCTATCAAATACAGTAAGAACTCCAGAGGGATGGTCTTTAACACCTCCAACTAAGAGTAACTCTCAATACTTATGGATGACAACAGCAGTTATTAATCCTAATGATACTTTATTTAGAAATTGATCTACACCAATATGTATTAGTGGTGAAAATGGGGAAGCAGGACCTACTGGTGCAACTGGAGCTGCAGGTAATTGAACTTCTTATGTATTTAAAAACAGTTCCTCTACGCCAGATACTCCTACAGGCACTGATCCTGTTCCCACAGGATGATCTGATGCACCAACATCATCAGATGGCACATGGTGAATGTCTAAAGCATTAATTAGTGGAGTTACTCAAAAAGTGGTTGGAGAATGATCCGCTCCACAACGAATTACTGGAGAAAAGGGGCAAGATGGTGAAGACGGAACTAATGGAACTGATGGGATTTATACAGATTATAAATTTGCAAAAAGCTCTTCCAAAAGTGAAGTACCATCAATTAACAAACAAAGTTCTAATCCTGGTAGTAATTGAAGTGACCAGTGACCTATAATTAATTCTGGAGAATTTCTCTGAATGACTTTTATTAAAAAGAATTCTAAAGATGATTCTATTGTATTAGGGGAAGAATGAGCAACTCCTGTATGTATTACAGGAGAACAGGGTCCGCAAGGTCCTATTGGATCTACGGGAGTATCAGGTATTCCTGGTGTAGGTATTGTTATGAGATTTTGTAATGGTACTGACACGGAGCCGAGTAATGCTAAACCAACAAACACACTAGATACTGCCAGTCAAGGATGAACTATCACTCCTCCCTCCACTACCGAAGATTACCCGAGATTATGATTTATACAGGGTAGAATAAAATATTTAAATAATGAGGATCAAGATGGGCAACTTGATGGTAGTTGAAGTGATCCTGCATTGTTTAATGGGCCTGCAGGAGTAAATGGAGAAGCAGGTAAAAAAGGTCAACTGATTTATCCAGCTGGTGTTTATGATATAAATACTACATATAGTACTACTGAAGAAAGTGCTCCCTATGTCTATGTTTATAATTCAGAATCTAGTAAATCTGGATACTACTTATTATCAGCAGTTACTAGTTGAACAGGAACTGATCATAATAGTTGGTCTCCAGTTGAATCAATTGACAACGAAGAACATTACTGGACTAAATTTAACCACTTTGAGGCAATTTTTGCAGATGTGTCTATTTTCCCTAACTCTCTTGTTGGATCAGCTGTCTTTAATGGAGATTATATGTTTAGTCAAACTGGTAAGGAGTCTACAGGAATAACTACAAATTATAATAAGTTTAATCCAGAAGATCTATCCAAATGATACCCTGCTTACTATATAAATTTGAGAACAGGTGAATGCTCATTAAATTTTGGCCAATGTACATTTAAATATTCAGATTTATTTAATTCAAGAACAGTAATGACTATTGAAGGGGGGATTAATATAATCCCAGACATGATATCTCCATCTAGATATGGTAGTTATATTTCTACACCTTGTATTTCAATTTTGGCAGATGAAGAAGGATTAGCAAATGGTAATATATATAAATTTGCCTTGTCAGAAGAGTATCTACCTGTAGCTAAAGGAGTTATTAAAGGTTCTATTGATAATTGTACATATTTAAACGGACTAGAAGAAAATGATGAAGATTATGTTGCAATATCTCCAGCAGAAAGTACAAGTAGTAGTAATGGAATAATAAACTTTGTGACATATCAAAACGGCACCATACGAACTACAATATCTGAAATATACCTTGGGGCTGGCAGAACTTTATCATATTCATTTGTACCAATTAAATATTTAGGAGACTCACTTTATAGCACGTATACTTCTATCTTTGATGTTGCAGATACAGAAGATGGAACAGCTGCTTATAGAGGTATATCTGGTATACTAAATATATCTAATGTTAATGATTTTGTATTAATTGTTTGCCATCAATCAGGACAGGGTATACAATATGGGGGTCTTACTTTTACAAAAGCTGGGTCTTTCCTAGTTTCTAAAGTTCTTGATGTTAACCCAGTAAAATAATATATTTTAAGGAATGAAAAATATTAAACCAGATATTGATCTTCAAAATTCAATTGAACGTAGTAGGATTACTGAATCTAGAGAGTATTACAAAGGCAAGTCTTTTAATTTTGCTAAAGAATGGCACCCTGGAATAAATTATTTTAATGATAATTATATTACTGACTTTGTATCTTATAAAGGAACTTTATTAGTATGCCGTAGAACACATCTTTCTAGTAATAGTAACAGACCTGAGCTACTATTTGAAGATCCAAAAGATTCAAATCAGCCAACTGGAGTAAAATCTGAATATTGAGATTTTATATTGGCTGGAACTCCAGGACCTGGAGGAAAAGTATATATCCCTAACTATAATACATCTACTGGAGAACTTTCTTGAGTTATATCTGATAATATAGAAAGTATTGACCCTGTAAATATAAAAGGGGAGGACGGTAAAGATGGAAGAGATGGTAAAGATGGAAAGAATGGAACAAATGGAAAAGATGGTGATACTTATGTTCCACAATCAGAGCTTGATAATAACTACATAGTATTTAAATCTTTACAAGGAAAAGAAACTATTAAAGTAGATTGTAGTAACTTAAAGGGGGAACCTGGAGAAAAAGGTGAAAAGGGTAATGATTGAATATTTAGTAAGGTTAATACTATTACCTTGTCTCCTGATGATAGCGGATATGCAGAAATATCTGCAGATACTCCAGGAAGTGAATCTACAACTTATACTTTAACTTTAGGAATCCCTCAAGGAAAAACAGGTCTTAAGGGGAATAAGGGAGAAAAAGGAGAGAAAGGAGATCAGGGAGAAAAAGGAGAAGCAGGTCCTACCCCTCTTTTTAAACTTATAAGGAATGAGAGTACTAGATCTATAGATTTATATTGATCTATTGATGAAGATTCAGACTGAGTGAATCTAGGAAGTGTTGGAGGGAAATCCCCAAAATTATTGAGAGTTTTTGATGTTGCAGAACACCCAAACGCTCAAAATAATACTAGACGAGATGATCGTATAGTATGAGGTTATGATGGAGTTGCAGTTAGTGAATGAACTACTCTATGTTATCTAGATGAACTTAGAGGAGATGAAAATATATGAATAAGTACTGAGGAAGTTAAACCAGGAGAGGGTAATCATCCAGTAATGGAAGTTAGAGACCCAGATAATCCTGATAAGACTATCCAAGTTGAAGATAGAGATAAAATATGGTATGATCCATTTGATTATAGTTTAGATGAATTTAGCTCATTTGAATTTGTATTCAATGCTTATAAGGAGGCGGGGGGTCAATTAAGTGAGGATGCTTTTAGAAATACCTTTGCTAATGTTTCTAACTTAACCATTAAATTTTGGCAAAGAACATTAGAGGATTTTCTCAAAACTGATGCATCTAGTCATCAAAATGAGCTGTGGCTAGTTAGATCAACAACTGGAACTAGTGATGATACTTTTGAAGAGTATTATGCAGTACAGTCTCCTGAAGTTGGTAAATGAATGTGAGAAAAATGAGGTTCAGGATCTACCGTAGTCGATTTATCTAGTTATTATACTAAAATTGAAGTAGATAAAATTAAACAAGATTTAGAAAAGTTAATCCAAGACACATCGTCTATGGTGTGAAACGATGTTATTAATTAAATTTTAAACAATGGCAAGTGTTATAAAATTTTATAGAGGACTTAGTTCTGCTTATAATCCTGTAACCCATGCTGATGGTATTTTCTTTACAACAGATACGCATAAAATTATCATGAATAATATCACCTATGGCGGAGATTCTGATAAGAAAGTTTCTGACGTGCAGCTAAATTCGACTGCTAACGGAATTATAATTACATATACAGACGATACAACTGCAACATTAGATTTTGGGGATGCTATTTCAATTACTGAGAATACCATTGATGTAAAGATTGATCCAGCCTCGGATGCTGCTCTTTCTAAATCTGCAAACGGACTCAAGGTCGACTTGAGTGGAGTTAAAGGTACTACAGTAAAGGTTGGCACTGCAATTACAGGTGGTGTTGAAATTGGAGCAGATCAGACTATTGTTGCAGGTATGCAAGCGTTGAGCGACAGTATTCAAACTGCTGTAACTGGCGGTATTACTTCTTTAACTAGTCCAGACGAAACGATTACAATTACAGGAACTGGTACGTCACGTGGTTTAGTAGTTAATGTTGCAAGCTTAGTTTCTACTGGTTCTTCAATTCAAGTTGTAGGTGGCAAACTTGATATGTGTTGGGTGGAAGCCGAGTAATTAATTTTCTTCCCTCATTGTAAGCTGGGGGGATTAACCAAAAAATATTTTATAAATAAATGACAACAAGTTTAAGTTTTCAAAAAATTGCTACAGTCCCTGCTTCAGGTCTTGTAGTTGGTAGAATTTATTTTGAAACATCAACTGGAATGATTAAAGTAGCTACAAGTGCTACTGCAGTTAATAAATTTGGAGATGGTGTTAAGTCTGCAAGCTGAGATGAAAGTACTAAAACTTTAACCATCGTAAACGAAAGTGGAGAAGATATAACATTAAATCTATCAGATGTAGCGTCTGCATCATCAGTAACTACTGCGTTAGCTGAGAAACTAAATATTGGCGTATCTAGTGATGCTTCGACTGTATATAGTTATTATGGTTTAAAGAAATATACAGATGAAGCAAAAGCAACTGCAATTAGTTCGGCTAATTTGTATACTGATGAGAAAATTGCAAAAATCCCTAAAGCAATTCTCTATAAGGCAGATGGTACTACTATTACGCAATCAGGAACTGATAATGAGGTTACATTCGCAGTTGGTACTATTGCTCAATCAAAAGTGGAAAATCTTACTAGTGATTTAGCAGCTAAAGCTTCTAATTCCGAATTACAAACTGTTAAAGGTATTGCAGAAGCTGCAGCTCCTCAGGCTACTACTTATACAAAGATTGAAGTAGATAATGCAATTAATGCAAAAGTAGCTTCTACTTTCCGTTATATGGGCAGTTGTACATATGCAGAATTGCCAGAAAATGCAGTAAAAGGTGATGTATGGAATGTTACTGATGCATATGGTAATGTACCCGCTGGTACTAATTATGCTTATGATGGCGAAGCTTGGGATGCTCTTGCTGGTGTAGTAGATTTGAGTCCTTATGCAACTAAAGCAGCTGTTACAAGTGAAATTAAGACAAAAATTGGAACTCTAGATAAAGCTGATACAGCAGTTGATGGACAAGTAGTTTCTGCAGTTTCTGAAACTGATGGTATTATTACAGTTTCTCGTAGAGCTCTAGTTGCGGCTGACATTCCTACTTTAGCTATTTCTAAAGTAACAGGTCTTCAAGGTGCACTTGATGCAAAAGTTCCGACTTCTAGAACTGTAAACACTAAACCTCTTACCGCTAATGTAGTACTTACAGGTGGTGATATTCTTGTTGGAGGTGAAGGCACATATAAAGATGGAAGTATACAGGATGCAATCGATGCACTTGATGAAAAAGTTACTACTGCGGTTGCTAGTGGAGTACGATCATTTGGTGGCAAAACTGGTGCTATTACACTAAAAGCTACAGCTTCTACAAATGGAGCAGTTAATTTAACTATGAATAACAACGAACTACAAGGTGCTGTTGTTGGACTTAAGTCTGCTGCATTTGTTGAGTCTAATACATTTGCAACTGCTGCTCAAGGAGCAAAAGCTGATTCTGCAGTTCAGAATATCGCTACTGGTTCAGCCAATGGAACTATTGCAGTTGATGGAACAGATGTAGCTGTTAAAGGTTTAAGTTCAGCTGCATATGTAGCCACTACTGCATTTGATGCCGCTGGATCAGCTAACAAAGCTCTTACTGATGCGAAAGCTTATGCTGATTCTTTAATGGAGTGGGCTGATTTTGCCTAATTATATAAGGGAGAAAGCATTAAAACTTCCTCCCTATTTTTATTTTAAAGACTAGTTTATTATGGCAATCAAAAACAAATTTATACATTTTAAAACTAGGGTTGCATTTGATAATTATTTAGTAGATCATGCAGACGACCTATATAATTATACAACATTTATAAAAGAAACTTCAGAAATATACACTCATGGTAAATTTTATAAATCAAGTAATAAATGGGCTATTTCCAGCCTAACAAGCAACTCTGACTATGCAACATTAGCTTATAATAATGGTAAGGTTGGGGATATATTTGACATGTCCTCTGGTACTACTGTTCATGGTATATTAGGTACAATTAATGATAAGAAATGATATATATTCTATAAAGATTCTATTAGAGAATATATATATAATACAGATACAAAAAAATTTACAGCAGGAGCTACAATTAATCTTGCTAATGACTCTGAAATTCCAGATCCTGCTACTGTGGCTCCTAAAATGGATGGTACAGCTGCTGTAGGATCATCTAATAAATATGCACGTGAAGACCATGTGCATCCTTCAGATAATACCAAACAGGATACTCTTGTTAGTGGAGAATCAATTAGAACAATTAACAATCTTTCTTTATTAGGGGAAGGTAATATTAATGTAGGCGATGTTCCTTCTATTACAGTAGAACATGAGCAAATACCAAATGAGACAGATTTTAATAGAGTTGCAGAAGCTGCAGCAAATAATAGAGCTGTTTTAATTAGAATTAAAACTACTGAAATGACGTTAACCTCTAATTATTGACAGTATGCCTCTTCAGAATCTCAGAGAGGCTTTGTTGCTTATGCAACATATTTATCAGAAACTAATAACATAACTCTGACGGCACATATTATAGAAAATCAACCAGTTATGGTAGAAACTTATGATAAAGAATTACAAGAAGAGTTAGTTTCTGGGACTAATATTAAAACTATTAATGGTACTGCTATACTAGGATCAGGTAATATAGACACTCCAGATAGTAAGGTTACTAGTGCTGCTAATCACTATACTCCTGTTGGAGGAAGTGCTACATCTGGAACTATTATAAATTCTATTACTAAGGATGAGAAAGGACATATTATAGATATAGGGGTTGCTAATGGTATAGATGCTGGTAAAATTACCTCGGGAGTTATTGATATTGAAAGATTGCCTAAGGGAGCACTGGAGCGTTTAGTAATAGTTGCAAATAAAGCAGCAAGACTAGCTTTAACCACTGAACAAGTACAAGAAGGCGATACTGTTAAAGAGAAAGATACAGGTTACATGTATTTTGTTATTGATTCTTCCAAGTTAAATAGTGAAGATGGCTACTCTATTTATACAGCAGGAGCAGCATCTAGTGTGCCGTGGTCGGGAGTGACAGGTAAACCTGATTTAGTTAACTCGGTTAAGTTAGTACTGCCAAGTTCCATATTCATTAATTCTGAAAGTACACTTACAGGAAATGCAGAATTAGGATCATCTTTAAGTACACAAAACGCTAATACAGTATGAGCAGCTCCAAGTGGCACATCTGGGGTACCAACATTTAGGAAATTAACTTTCCAAGATATGAATACAGTAACGTCAGATGAATTTAACTATATACCCCAGACATTTAAAGGAGGAAGGCTAGTAATTAATTATAAAAACTCTGCTGGGGGTCAAAATACTGACAACACTATAACAGAATACCAATTTGGAGATGGGGCCAGTAATCTTACATACATAACAGCAAAAGGTTTTAAAACTTCGGAAAATAATGGACACAGGGTACTATGTTCAAATGGATCTTCCAAATTATTGTATGGACCATCAACTCCTGGAACAGCAGGACAAGTATTAATTTCAAATGGGTCATCAACTCCTGAATGGGGAAAAGTACCTATAACTAGTATAGGAGGACCTACTGTTGATACTGCGACTTCTAATACTGTACCATATGGAATTACTTCATATATTGGGGAGTACCGTTCTGATAAATTAGCGTTTATAAAGAGCACTGATTTATATGGAGAAATAAGTAAAAACAACGGAGAATCATGAACCGAAGATCCTCAGGGGAGTAGTAGACTTATAAGTTTATTTACTTCACAAGATAATAAGTATGGTCTACAATTAATAGATACAGAAGATGTTAGCACAACCACTCAATATAGACTTACTATAAATAATAGTGACAGGTATTGTACTATTGATTGAATATATATATATGTGTCTACTAACGGCTCTGGTTATAATTGCTTTATAGAAGCATATAATCCTAGTTCTGAATCTTGAGATATAATATCTAAGGATGCTACTTTACGGGGGTGATCGGGACCTAATTTTAGAGCTTTGACATCTTCTATATATTATAACAATTCCCCAAGTACAGCTTCTCAATATTCGAAACTAAGGTTTACATTTTCAACTAGAAGTGTTAGTGAAAACTATAGTGGACAATTGACAGTCTATAGAATTTCTGGATATGGTACTTATGGCTGGAGAATGCCTAATAATACAGCTAAGGTGGGTCAAATATATTCTTGAGATAATGCTCAAAATGTTTCTTTTCCAGGAAGTGTATCGGCTATAAAATTTATCAGTGATGGGGGTACTAGTACTAATGTAACAATGGGAGATGGATCTCTAAAAGATCTTAAAACTAAACAACTAGTTGTAAACGGTACTGTAAATAACTTTTATTCATCAGATAGAGTTGAGGTTAGACTTTACGCTCCTACTTCAGGTGGTACTAGTGGGCAGATTCTTGTATCTAATGGTAATAATGCTCCTAACTGAGCATCCTTAGATAGTTTAGGATATCTACCATTAACAGGAGGTACAATTTCTGGAAGTTTAAGGGTTAGTGGTCACATTAATCCCGTAAACAATGGAGTTTCAAATATTGGAGAGAGTGGTAAGAAATTTAAGGACATATATGCTACTACTCTTCATGGAAATTTTAATGAATCTACAACATTTGCAGCACCCCATCCTAACCCAATATATATTGATAATACTAATAATAGTACTGATGGTGTTTATTTAGTATTGAAGAATAAAGGAGTATATGTTTCTTCATTTGGAACTACTAATGAAACTACTGATTACATTGAGACCTTTATGTTACATAGAAAATCTGATCAATCTAATAGCTATAAACTATCAATTAGAGATGACGGAAACGCTTATATACGAGGTAAAATAATAGCAACACAAGAATGGGTAACAAATAATATATCAGGATTAAGTACTAATATTAGTAGTCAAGGTTCTGTAATTGCTTCACTTGGACAGTACTTAATTACAGGGGCAGATGCAAATGCAACTACTACTACAAGTACAGTAAAAATTAAGTTAAAGCAAATAGGAAGATCCACAGCTACGAGTGCAAGTGCTTTTGGTTCTCCAAGTTTAGAATCATCTGGTGTAACTATTCATGCTGCAACAACAACTGCAGCAGGAGTAATGACTGCTACTGATAAAAGTAATCTTAATACAGCTTATAGTTGAGGAAATCATGCTTCCGCAGGATATTTAAAGAGTATTCCAGGAGCAACCTCAAGCTCTTATGGAGGAATAAAAACAGGATACTCGGAAACTGGTAAAAATTATGCAGTACAATTAGATAGTAATGGTAAAGCTTATGTAAATGTGCCTTGAGATACAAATACAAACTATTATCCAACAACATTTACATGAACAAATGGAACCAGTAAAGGTCCAACAGGTTCACTAACTGGTACTGGAATGAGTGATGTTTCGTTTGGCTCTATACCTATAGCTAGTCTAAGTAATTCTGGTGTTATAACTACTGAAGCACAAGAAATAAGCGGCGAGAAATACTTTAATAATGGAGTATTTGTTGGATTAAGCGGGAGTGTTAGTAGAGGTATTATAGACGGGAAGGACTTGGGGTATGATGGACTAGCTATTGTTTCAGATAGCAATGTGTATATAGCTCCAGATAACAATATTGTATATTTTGGATACGATGGGGATACATATATACAAGATGGAGTATTTAGTGGAACCGCTAGTAAGGCAAATATGGTTACAGGAGCATTAACTATACATAGTGGATCTACGAATATAACATATAATGGATCAAAGACAGAAGAGATTACAATTCCTAGAAATCGACAAACTAACCTAACTAGACAAGCATATGGGAGTGATTCGTCAATTTCTGTTAAAAAAGGTGTATGTTATTATCATAACACAGGTTCACTATGGGCGACAAGTATTAATCTATCTTTAAATACAGCTGACTGAAGTAGTATAGAAAGCACTAATGATACAGAGATAATTGAAACGTCTATGGTAGTAGTTGAAAGCGCATATCCTGTTACTTTTAGTTCAAACTCAATGTTAAAAGTGCAAAAAGATATTCCGTTAACTGGAGATGTAGGAACATATAGAGTTTATGTTTTTTCAAGAATAACACCAACTCTAGTTGCTGTAAACTGTGCTGTATATAAAGCTTCTTAATATAATTAGTTATGAGTGTAAAATATTTTGATAAAAATAAAAATAAATGAGTTATTTTCCCTGGAACAGTTGGGGCTCCTGGAAAAAATGGAAAAGACGCATATGATATTGCAGTAGAGCATGGATATGAAGGATCAGAAGAAGAGTATAACAATACTCTTCTTCAAATTCCTGAAGTTGTTAATAAATTAGAAACTATAGACAACACTCCTACTAAAGGAAGTAATAACTTAGTAACTTCTGGAGGAGTAAAAGATGCTATTGATAGTTTAGATGCTAGTTTATCAGGATCTATTGAAAATATTATCGATGTTGAAATAAGTAATCAGATCAAGAGCTCTATAGTTGATAATTTATTATCAGATGATGTTAATAAATCACTATCTGCGAAACAAGGTAAAATTTTAAAAGGTATAATTGATAATTTAGCTAATATACAATTCTTAGTAGTTGATGTATTACCATCTAGTGATATTAAGAGTAATATCATATACTTAGTCAAAAAGAAAGGATCAGGGACAGATGTTCATGATGAATATATTTATATTGAAAACAACTGAGAAAAAATTGGGGATACCTCTATTGATTTGACTAACTATTATACAAAGGATCAAGTTGATTCTCAGATTCAAAATGTTAGGGAAGATATTCCTAGTATTCCTGATGTTAATATAGTATTAAGTGGTAGTGGTAATGTAATTACAGAATTAGCAGTTGATTCTGTTAATAAGCATAAATTAGTAGCTTCTAAAAGTATTTCAGTATATACAAAAGAAGAAGTAGACGAGAGACTTAGTGAAAGTGGTTATGGAGATGTAACGGCAGCTGCTGAATTTTCGACAGCAGATAGAGTAATTACTTCTAATGGTCAAGGTAAAGTCATTAAAGATTCTGGAGTATTAATTGGAAATTTAGCAAAGTTATCAGATGTTCCTAAGACACTAACTGATTTAAATGTAACCTCAACAGATATTACAGATATTTTAGGATATATTCCTGCTGATTCTGCACAGGCTGGTATGGGGGATGTTACAGGTCCTACTTCGGCTATTAATAATAATTTTGCTTCTTTTAATAATAACAGTGGAAAAATTATTAAAGACTCTGGATATAATCCTGACTCATTCGCCAGATTAAATCATACTCATACAGTATCTCAAATTACTGATATGCCAACTCCAATAATAGTAGATTCAGAATTAAACAGCACTTCTGAGAACCCTGTTCAGAATAAAGTTATTAACAACGCACTATCTTCTAAAGTAGATACTTCTACATTAAACAACTATGTTACAAAAGATGAGATAGCAGAACTTGGAGAAGGGGATGTAGTTGCAGTTGGAGATTTAGCAAATAATATGTTAGTAATAGGCGAAGGTACAAAATCTGTTTCAGCTTCTAATATTCCAATATCTGATATATCAACTCTTAAGACTAATGTTACACAACTATCTGATAGTATAGATGAACTAACCCAACAAGTATTAGAACTTGATTATGTTAATTCTATAGATATTAGGGGAGATTCAGGGAATCCTATTTCTATTAATTCTCAAAATCATACAATTTCTGTTAGTGGAGCTGATAATTACTTAGCTACTACGGTTGAAAATAATACTGGTGATTTGAAATTATTAATTAGTCATAAATCAAATTATGATCACGTGCCAACAGTAAATCAAGTAGCTAGTGAGGATCGAATTGCATTTGTACCCTCAGAAATGACTTCCTATCGATTAGGAGTTATTGGTAAGGATATTAGAATACCTGCTACAGGAATAGATGGACTAGCAGATGTAGCTAAAAGTGGATCTTATAACGACCTTACTGCAACTCCTGTATTTAAGTCTTTACATATTTCTGCTGGAGAACTTACTAAAGTTTATGACCCAACTGTTGCAAAAGTGGATATTGATTTAAATCCTCCCCTAGATAATAGATATGAAAAATTATTAGGTATTAGTTTGTCTGCAGGTGATCCTGGAACATTTATTGAGGTTACAGAAACAGCCCACACAATCAATGTTTCTAATCTAACAGCCTCTAGATCTGAGGCCATAGTAGTTGTTAGAGGAGATTGTACAGTTAATTTTTCAGGAACTAATATATATATTATAAACAATGCTAGTGATTTAGCAGGGACATCTACTCAAAGAAAAGTTTATACTGTAAAAAGGATTGAAGATGATTCAAACAATCCAATGGTATTAATTACATGTGCCCTATATAACCCTAATAATTAATATGTTATCTATTATTAAAGAATTATTGTTGAAAATTATTAATGATATTGACACAGGCAATTCAAATTTAAGTGCAAAGGAGTGTGAAGAAGTTATTGACTATTTGTCTTTCATAAGTAATAAGAATGAAAAGCTTAGTAAATATCAAGATTGTAAATATTTAAACATCAGCAGAGCTACTTTTGATAATTATGTTCGTGCAGGCAAAATTCCAAAAGGAAGAAAACAACAAGGATTTAAAGAGTTATTCTTTTATAAGAAAGATTTAGATAAATTTAAAGAAAATAATTAGTAACATGACGCTAACTATTCTTTGGTTGTAATCCTCTTAAGTTGAGAAACTTAAGAGGATTTTTTATTTTGTATAGTAACGTTATGTTTTACGTTATTGTGATTATATCTTTGTATTGTTGATCAACGAAACAAAAAATTAAATGTTTAACAATTTAAGTATTTTTTTAATATGGCAGAGGAAAAAACTTATGTGTTTGGTGAAGGTGCAGGTAATGGTATTTTAGGTCTTTTAGGTCCTATGCTTTCACAAAGAGGAGTAGATCCAAACGTTCTATTAGCAATGCAAGGCCGTAATAATGATGGATTTGGCGAGGGAGGCTGATTCATTTGGGTAATTTTCCTATTCTTCCTTATGGGTTGAGGAGGTAATGGATGAGGTAATAATGGTGCTGGTGGCTTAGGAAATCAGCTTAATAATGATTATGGTAGAGAGATGTTGTTACAAGCTATTAATGGAAAAGGAAATGCAATTAGTCAGCTAGCTAGCACACTTAATTGCGATATTAACGCAGTACAGACTGCAATTAATTCTGTTCAGAGTCAGATTCAGTCTGTAGGTAATCAAGTTGGGATGAGTGGTCAACAGATTATTAATGCTATACAGGCAGGTAATTGTCAGATTGCTTCCCAGTTAGCTTCATGCTGCTGCGATGTACGTGAGACAATAACAAAACAGGGCTATGATAACCAATTAGCTACTTTGAACCAAACAAATATTCTTGGCAGTAAAATAGATCAGCAGACAACATTAATTAATGACAAGTTCTGCCAGCTGGAAATGCGCGAGATGCAGAACAAAATTGATGCTCTTCGTGAGGACAAATCTGCTTTAATTAATCAGCTAAGTCAAGAACATCAAACAAGTGCTATTCAAGCCTACCAAACTCAGACTATTGCTCCTGTGAATGCAGCTCTAGTAGCACTTCAAAGAGAAGTAGATAGTATTAAGTGTAAATTGCCCGAATCAGTATCTGTTCCGTACTCTCCAGTAGTTGGTGTACCAACTTGTGTTGCAGCTCAATTTGGTTTAAATGCACTTGGTTATGGCAGTGGATTGTGGAATAATGGTAGTATTTGGGCCTAAAAATTAAAATAATATGGCTAATACAACATTACGATTTGTAAATCAGGGAGGTATTCCTTGTATTGAAGATACAGGAGTTACTCTTACAACTACTGCAGCGACTTTTTCATTTAATAGACATCCGTTTGTACGAGGGAATTTTTCTGGACTCATACTTGTTAAAATAACAAGTACATTTACAGCACCAACAACAGCGGTAGATATTCAGTTTGTAACAACTGGGGTAGCTAATTCAACTCAAACTGTGTATGAGTCAAATACAACGACTGCAGTTACTACTGCTACTTGGCCTGGACCAGGTATTTATTTAGCAATGTACGATCGTGAGTCAGATAAATTAGTTTTATTAACAGGAATTGCTTAATTATGTTTCAATCACTTAGACCAAATAACCAAGTATTTATATTACACAAGGATAGAGCTGTATTAGAAACAGGCTCTGTCGTTAGTGTATCAACCCCAATGCCAAAGTACCCTGTACAACCGATGTTTGGGCAGCCTCAGGAAATGGTAGTAGATATTGTAGTTAAAGTTAATAATCAAGATATTACATATCAAAAGATTCCAGCAAATTTAGATATTGCAGATTTTAATAATAGTAATATTGTTCTGTCAGATAATAGAGAAGCTATGAATTCAGAAATTTCTTCTTTGAAGCAGAAAAGTATTGCAATTATTAATAGTATAGATTTTCATAAGGAAATGATCTCAAACTGTGATAAAATTTTGTCAGAATTAAATCCTGAATTTGCAGAGAAGCAACAGCAACAATTGGAAATTAATTCGCTTAAAACGCAGATGGGGGAAATGGCAAAAAGTATTACTGAGTTAATGTCTATGAACAAGAAACTAATATCACAACTAAATAAGGAATAACATATGAGAGTTTGAGAAATTAGAGAAGGCCGCGATAGAGAAATGGATTATCGAATGGGTATGCGTGATAGATCAGAGAAGATTGAGAAGATTGAAAAAGAGGCATACGAATGTGGCTACGAGGACGGATATGACAAAGCTATGGAAGAAATGATGGGAGAACGATCAGGTTATAGATCTTCGTATCGTTCTAGTTATCGTGGAGGTCGGTAGTTATGAATAGAAATAGACTAGATATAAGAGACAAAATGCCATCGGGTATGGAAGAGTATTTATCACAAAATGGATGACATTTTAATAAGAAACTTTGTGAGTGAGCTATATCTAACATGTGAAAACTTAATTCTGATGGAAAGAAAGAACATATTTCAATTACTCCAAAAGAAGAAATTAAACAACAGTTTAAAAACTATGGAATAACAGTTGATAACTGTGTTGGATATGATGTAATGTTTGTATATCACATGGGTAAATCTGACTATTTAGGATCATCAATTATAGACGAACGTTGTTTATTACTTTATGTAAAAGATTATATTGATGATCCTGATGGATATGATGGATTACCAATGACTCGATTTTACGCAGATTGCATTGGAAAGGGCACTCCAATAATGTGAGAAGATATGATTTAGTATGATAGTACAGAATATTTATTTAGAAGATTGAGACTGGCATGTAACTGTATATTATGCAGTAGATACTTATTATGCAGATGAAATTTTAGAAGAGTTAGAATCAATCGGGTGTAGTTGATCAGAGCTTGTAAAAGCAGAAGATTTGTTAAGAAGTGGGCAATATAATACAGGAATTACTTACTCAAATTTTAAACATAGGTGTTCTGTGGTTGTTATCGGATTAACAACATCTGCTGAAGAATTTCAAAATACTTTTGATCATGAAAAAGGACATTTAGCTATGCACATATGTTCTGCTCTAAGAATACACCCACAAGGAGAAGAATTTCAATATTTAACTGGCGAGATAGGGCAAGCTATGTTTAAAGTAGCTAAACGATTCTTATGTGATAACTGTCGAAAAAAGCTAGTCATAGAATTTAGAGAGATAGATAATAAAAAATAAAAAGTTAGATAATGCCACAGAAATGTGGCATTTTTTTATTTATACGTAATATTTATATAAAAATTTGGTTATTTATTAAATATTATATAATTTTGTATCATTATCTAACTTAAATAAGAATTAATATGAGTAAAGACACATGTAAATTTAATTTAAATGTAGCAACTAGATTAATGCTACTTATGAATCTACCAGAAAGTGAAGAACTTGAAGATCTTAATATCAAAAATGAAGATGGTAGGATTACATGATCTTCGGAAGCTCCTTCAATTGAAGTAGAATTTACAGACAGTGAGATTAACTTGTTAAAGTCACTTATTGATAAACTAGATAAGTCTGGGTTAATTACAGATAATATCCTAGATTTTGTTGAGAAAATATTAAAAGACTAATGGGAACATTATCTAATAATTCTAAAGTTGGAGATAAAGGTAAAGACTTGATTCTACAGACATCTGGTAGAGTTTATGTTCAAGTAAAAGATAGATTTTATCCGATAAACTTTAGAGATACAGACAATCCTAATTCTTCAGAAAAGTCTAACACCTCTAATAATTCCAATATAAAGGGAGTATTAATAGTTGACAATCTTGAAACATATAGTGGAGAATATCCTGGTGATGGAACTCTTGTTGTAGACAGCTCTTCTGGTAGTTTTTATCAAGCTTCTAATAATTCTTATACTAAACTTCTATCTTCAGCTGTTAGTGATTTTAAATCTCCTATTAATATACAATTAGAAGATGCTTCTCAATCTCCATTAGTTATTAACTCTAATGCTTTAGTAGAAAATCTAAATGCAGAATATTTATCTGGATATTCATCCCATGATTATACTAAAAAGGCTTCTAATGAGAGGATTGAAGGTAATTGGTCTTTTCCAACATTAGTAGTAGATAAAATAGTAAATAAATCTGGAACGACGTATTTTGATTTATCAAGAGGAGAGTTGATGACAAGTTCTTTAGTTACTAATACATTTAGTAGTAATAGTACTAGAACTTCTATTGTTAAAAAAACATCTAACGGAGATATTTACATTCAATTATCCAGTGAAATGTTTACTCCTTCAATATTAGGACTCTCAGAAGAGACGGTAACTACTACTGAAGAAGACGGGTCAGAAAAAGAGCAAGTTAATTACTCTCCATGGATATATATTACTGTTGGTAATGAGAACGATAAATATTCTATCAATGGAGTATTATCAAGTTCTACATATAAATTTACCACAGATGGTGAGGCTGCTATTGGAAAGGTTAAAAAAGAAGATGTGGACGGTAAGATAAGTTACTCTCCGTGGATAAATATTAATTCCAATGAAGCTATTTTAAGTGCTGAAACTTATCAATTTAAATCAGATAAAACTGCTACTATCGGCCCAATTGTTTTAAATAATGATGGTACTATATCTATAGGAAACTATACAATAGATACTAAGGGTAATCTAAACATTGGGCATATCAAAATTCATGCAGATGGAACAGCTACTATAGGAAGCGGAGAATATCAAGCTACAATTGATGCTGAAGGTAAATTTCAAATACCAGAAAAATGTATTATAAAAGAAAATATTTAATAAAGTGTTTGGAAATTAAGAATTAATATATTATATTTGCCACAAATATCAAAACAGATTAATAATCAATTAATAAGAAAAAATAAGAAAATATGCCAAATCATTTTGAATTTAATGCGGATAGCTTTGACGAGCTATTAACAGGAGAGGATAATTCAGTTTCAAGTCCTGAAAATGATAGTCCAGTTACCGCAGATACTATCGGAGGAGAAAATCTTCTTAGTCACTCAAGTAATGATTCAGATCCAGTAGAGCCTAAAGAATCGGATCAAGATAAAAATATAGAAACTAGTAACAATAGCGACTTTTTGACATCCTTTTTAAGTGAGTATGGTCTTAAAGATGGTAAAGTAACTTATGAGAATGATGACGGTACTACGGAAGAAGTAGATTTTGATAGTTTAGACTCAGAGGAAAAAATAAATATTCTTAAAGAACTTACTTCTCCAAATCTTAGCAAAGATGAAATAGAGGTAATTAATTATTTGCGTTCAAATAATGCAACAATACAGGATGTAATTACTTATTATTCTCAAAAAGCAGTAGAAGATTATATTAAAGAAAATGGTCCAATTGAAAAACAATACAGTGTAGATGAATATTCAGATGATGAACTATATATTGCTGATTTAAAATCAAAATTCAGCGATATGAGTGAAGATGACATCAAAACTGATTTGGAGATTGCTAAAGAGAATGAGGAACTATTTAAGAAAAAGGTTGATATAATTCGCAAACAATATAAAGCACAAGAAGAAGAAACAGCTAAAGAAAGAATAAAAGAACAAGAGGAGCAATTTAATAATTTTAAAACTTCTCTTGAAAGTCAACTGAATGACTTTAATTCTATTCCTATGGATTATAAAGATAATAAGTCAGATAGTCTGCAAATAGAAGAGTCTGAGAAGGAAGAGATTTATAAGTATATTTTAAATCGAGACGAGAATGGTGCAACACAATTCTTTAAAGATTTAAATGATCCAAAGACATTAGTAGAACTTGCATGGTTTGCACTTTATGGAAAGGAAGCTATTTCAGATATTACTAATTATTGGAAATCTCAGCTTAAAAATACAAGAAAATCTGTAGATAATAAGCCGCAGACTACTGTTGTCTCTTTAGATAAAAATAAGTCAAAAGATAATTTTACTAATCACCATAAATCTGCGGAGACAGAATATGGTGAAAATTTATTATAAACTTAAAAATTAAATAAATATGAGAATTACAAGTTTTAGTTCTTCCCATGCTCAGATGGGTTCAACCAGAACTTATGAAGACTTTCATAAGTGGCTAGGTGATAAACCTGAGCGTTTAGGTATTGTATCTAATTTGTATAAACAGTATACTGCAACAAGTCTTACTGAAGCACTGATGAATGTTTATACAATGGAAAAGGGCAAGCCTAGTAAATTTCAGTCTCTTAATTCATTCTTACTTGAGTGGGAAATTGATGTTAATTTTGTTAAAAGAATTCCTATCCTTGCAGTTGAAGGAGATGGTTCGAATGGTTCTGAGGTTATTTTCCATTTCCCAGAGCGTTACTACGAGATGTATGACGTGTTTGTAATTGAAGAGACCCGCCAGCAATGTATGGTTATGCTGTCTCCAGTACGTCGTTCTGACGCGGTTGTAGAATATGTATGCCGTGTTATTGATAATGACTATAAGGAAGTACTTGATGTAGATAGTATTGTAGGTACTGACACTCGTTTTATTACGAATCATATGCCTGAATTGCATGAAACAGGGTCGATATTAGTGGGCCCCACTATAATGCGAGTTATAGTTGAAAATTCTTTTAATTGCTGGAAACTCCTATAAAGTTGATACGTTTATAGGACAATCAGCAGCCAAGACTTAGATAAAGCAATCGCATAGCGAAGCTCTAAGTAAGGTTCAACGACTATCCCGAAAGGGAGTAGGGCAGAGATGTTCGAAATGGAGAAAATCTTATCAAAAAATGAAATATTTAGTATATTTAACTTACTGTATAACCAGTAAAAAATATTATATAGGTGTTCATATGACTAAAAATCCAGAAGTTTGGGATTTTTATATTGGAAATGGAATATACACTAATAGGCCAGCTAGTTACAAAAAAGCTACAACTCCTCTAAAACGGGCTGTGTGTAAATATGGAATAAATGCCTTTAGGAGAATAACATTAGCAGTTTTTGACACAAAAGAGGAAGCTTATAAATTAGAAGCGACTATTGTAAATGAATCTTTTGTAAGAGACCAAAACACCTATAATATAAAATTAGGAGGATCTGGTGGATGTCCAGAAATTCTAAAGAAGAAAGTGTATATGTACAATTCAAACGGAGATTTTGTTAAAGAGTTTAATACATTAAAAGAATGTATAGATGAAATAGCTCCGAATGCTCGTAATCAAAGTCATATATCTAGAGCAATTAAAAATGGATCTAGAGTTTATAATTATCAATTTTCTTATGAAAAAGTACCATTTATGAAGAAGTGAAAAACTGAAGTAAATAGTGCTAATTATTCAAATGCTCAGAGAAATAGAGACATGAGGAAAGTAGGAAAATATGATGATGACTGGAATTTAATAGAAGTATTTGAAAATACTGCAGAATTGCGGAAAGCTGGATATAGAAATGCTTATGCTGTATTAAAAGGAGTACGTGAACACTGTAATGGTTATAGATTTAAGTATATAGAATAAGATTAAGATATAGTCTACTCTTTATAGTAATATAAAGTATATAAGTCACTAAGTATCAATCAAACATCGAGAAGCATAGAACGATGATTGGGACAACTCGTTGTGATATTGATTATTCAGCTAAATATATGGCTTTGGAAGATCAGTTTATCAATATTGCAACAAAGGACAAAGATTTTACTTACAAGCTTTCTGGTGCAGAAAAAGTTTGTCTTGATAGCTATATGGCTGCTCGTAATAACAAGCTTTTATTCTCCAAAGGTAACTTTGATGTAAATGGTAAGACTACCATTTCTGATGAAATTGGTCGTCCTATTGTCGCTACTGAGGGTAAGAGAATTTGCCCCTATGCTTAGTAATGAGCATGGAAATAAGCTCTTTAATTCAGGGAAAGCTGAGATGCCAATCCTGAGCGAAGCTAAATAGTAATATTTAGAACGTGCAACGACTAGTTAAAGTAGTCCTATAAAGGATAAAATAACCACGAAAGGGAGCCATCCAGAAATGGATGAAGATATAGTCTGATCATATACGAAATCAAGTATATGAAGTAGATGGTAAACTCATCTACGATAACAAAAATGATAATTCCTCAAATTGAACGCTTTGCAACGAAGTATGTATTTAATAAATTAACTACACGTATCTTTGAAGGTGCTATGAATGAAATGGCTACTAAGTCAGATGAGCCCACAGGCAATTCTTGGGTATTTATTTGTAACACTAAAATGTGGCAATCTGTCCAGAGAACAATGGCTACATGGATTCGTGACTGGAAAACTACTGGTTGTTTCGTATGGTCACAAGGTGCTAAGGATTATGTTGACCTTGGAGCAACTTATCAATCATATGAATTTGCGGGTAAATCTATCTTATTGCTCGCTGCAGCTTAGAGGCTGTATAAATAAAATTATTTAATTGCTGGAAACTCCTTATAGTTCTATAAACTACAAAGTAATATGGAAATATAAACTTGAAAGTTTAAAAATTATAGAAATTGGACAATCAGCAGCGAAGCTCCTTAGTAAATATAATACATGGAGAACGTTCAACGACTAGTAAGTCCTATTTAATAGGCGTAGGTTAATATTAACCGAAATAATAATTATCTTATGGAATTAAAATATATTGTATATGTTACTGTTAACCTTTGTAATGGAAAATTATACTTTGGTGTACACAGAACAAATCCTGATATTTTTGATGGGTATATTGGTTGCGGTATTTATAGGCAGTCAAATGCTATAAAAAAATATCCATTACACACAGCTGTTAAAAAATATGGGTATGATAACTTTAGAAGAACTATTATACAGATATTTCCAGACACAGATGAGGGTAAAAAACAAGCGTATGATTTAGAAGCTCAGCTTGTAAATACTACATTATTACGAAGTAAGAATGTATATAATTCAAAAGTTGGAGGAGAAGGTGGTTGTAATATTGAACAAAAAAGAGTATATAAATATTCTTTAGATGGGGAGTTTTTACAATCGTATAAAAGTATAAATGAAGCGGCTTTAAGTTTAGTAACTAATTCTGATCTTTATACTATTATAAAGAGTATTAGAAATAATTGTTTGGGATACTCATCTTCAGCATACAACTTCTTTTGAAGCTATAAAAAAGAATTTACTTATCATAGCAATAAAGTTCAAGTAGCTCAATACACTATTAGTGGTAAATTTATAAGACACTATAATAATATTACAGAAGCTGAACAAGAACTACAAATTAATACGATCAAGCAGGCTATTAGTAAAAAGTGTTTAGCTGGTGGGTTTCAATGAAGAGTTTATAACAAAGATGATTCTGATATAAATAGCTATTATACAAATAGTATTAAAAACAATAGTACCCCAATAGTAATGATAAGTCTTGATGGTAAAATTACTAAGAATTATTCTTCAATAAATGAGTGCGCTATGGAAAATAATTTAAGTAGTTCTCAGATTAACAGAGTGTTAAAAAATATAATACGCAGTCATAAAGGATTTAAATTTAAATATATTTAACAAAGATAATGATATAGTCTGGTTTAATTAGAAATAATTAAAGTTAAGAATAAGATGATTTTCCGTCTTGATCGGTCATTAGACCTAGAGTTCCCTAAGAAGGCTTATGGTATATTCCTTGACCTGACTACAGATTCAAATGGTACTCCTGGTATTATGATGTTTACTTTCCGTGGCGGAGATATTATCCACAATGTTATTAGAGGCGTAAAAAGAAATTATTCTGCCTGCGCCGCATAATAGTGATATTATGAAAAATAAAATTTCCTTAATTGCTGGAAACCTGTTAAATGGCAATCAGCAGCTAAGCGTTAGAATATGCAAGCGTAATTACGAAGCTCTAACGAAAGTTCAACGACTAGTCTGGAAGACTTAGATTAAAAAATTAATCGAAATGGGAAATAACTTAAAAACAATAGTATATTTAACAACTAATATAATTAATAAAAAGATATATGTTGGAGTTCATGATACTGAAACTCCAGAGATCTTTGATGGATACATTGGTAATGGAATTAATATTAATTATCCATCTTCTAATAGACATCCCTCATGTCCGTTTCACTATGCTGTGAAAAAATATGGATTTGATAATTTTATAAGATCTACTATAAAGGTATTTGATAATAGAGAGGATGCTCTCAAATTAGAGAAATTAATAGTAGATGATAAATTTATAGCGAGAAAAGATACTTATAATATAGTAATTGGTGGGGGAGATCCTCCAAAAAATGCAATACCTGTATATCAATATGATTTAAATGGCACTTTTATAAGAAAATATAATTCTATTTTTGAGGCGAGCAAATTGGTTAATGGTGCTGCAGGTATAAGATCTGCCATAAATTATAAAACTACTAGTGGAGGGTATTTATGGAGTGATATATATATAGAATCTTTAGATCCAAATATGTATTACATAGTAGATCAAAAAAAGGAAATATATTTATATCACACAAATGGAATTTTGTACAAGAAATTTAATTCAATATCTGAGACTTTAAAGGAATTAAAAGTTAGTCTCGGTCCAGTACAAAGAGCCATTATAACGAAAACAAAGATCAAAGGATATTATATTAGTGATACATTATTAGAAAAATTTATACCAATCAGATACAAAAAACATAATACTGGTGTATATCAGTATAGTTTGGATGGAGAGTATTTAAATTACTATAAGAGCTGTTTAGAAGTAGCAAGATTACTTGGAAAACAGTATAATAGTATATCTCATTGTATACGACTTGGTAAACCGTGTGGTGGTTACCAGTGGTCTTGAGAAAAAGTAGAAAAAATGGCTCCTTACAAAGTTACAATAAAAACTAGAAAAGTTGGTCAGTTTACTTTAGATGGTAAATTGGTAAAAACATATAATACTGTTAGAGAGTGTAGAAAGGAATTTGGAAATGTAAGTAGAGTTTTAAAAGGATTGGTTAATAAATGTAAAGGATATACTTTTAAATATATAGATTAAGTTAGTGATATAGTCTAATCTTATACGAAAGTGTAAGTCCACATGGGGTGGAAAAAGCGGACTTGAGTCTGGTGAAGTTTCGAGTCCAGTTGCTGGAGCCAAGATTGTTAACTGGGGCTATCATGGAGTAGGTGTGATGAATCCCTATCGTTCTGCAATCCTTGAAGAAGTTTAATATTTGATATTACAAGTAATATAAAAGATATATTAATTTTAGAGTACTCCCTAATTTAGGGAGTACTTCTAAAACTTTTTAGATAAAAAATTTATTTCAAAGACAAAAAAAAATAATGAATAAAATAACTCTTAAGAATGTATATGGGAGGGAGAAGAAGTATTATCTTCAACCTATGAAACAAAAGAACGGAACGAACTTTCCTTTTGTAAAGAAAGTTAGATATAATGAACATGGAGATAGCGAAATGATTTTAAGTCCTGATGAACTTAATGATCCTGAAAGAGATTATTTCATTCCAGAGGATGAACTTATTGAGATATATAGTGGGCGTACTTTTAACCTAGATGACCCATATGAACGTAACCTTTGGAAATGTATTGAAACAAATCCTGTAATTGCACCAGAAAGAACAGCTAAAGATAAGTATGGCAATTATCTTATTGATGGTACACAGGAAAGATACGGTCGAGCAGATTTTTATGTTGAACGAGAGGGAGAAGTTTCAAAGAGAAGAGTCTCACGTATTCAGCTTGTTACAAAAGCATTTGTATTCATTGAGAATGATTCTCCTGCGGGGCGCATTACTAAGTGTAAACTTTTAGGTAAAGCTATGAGAAATGCACCTGATACTGATGTACAAGATTATTTATATAGCCGTGCACAAAAGAATCCTCAAGAAATCATTGACCTATATACTGGGTCGGATCAAGCACTGAAACTTCTAATCATTGATGCAAAAGATAAAAATATTATTACCAATCAGAGTGGAATTTGGATGTTTAGTGAAACTATGTTAGGAGCAACAGATGAAGCTATTATCATGTACTTAAAAAATCCAGAGAATCAGAATATTTATGATTCAATTAAGAATCTTACTTTCCCTGATATGGTAGTAAAAAGGACCGCAAAAGAAAAAACAAAATAGAATATTATATAATTTTATTAAACAAGTAGAATGACACTTAGGAACGTTTACGAATTCGCTTTAGTAGAATGCAACAAGTTAAAAGCTCCTTCTATTTTATTAGAAGATTTTATATACTTGTTTAATAAAGCTATTCAACAATATGTAAATAGTGTATACAATAGAGCTGAATATAATCAACAAAGTTCAGATGATATTGGGTTTTTACAAACTACTGCTACTATAACAGTTGGAGAAGTTACTCCAAAGCAAGAATTTAATGATACAATTTGAGAGTTAGAATTACCAAAAGATTACGTACACTTACTTAATTGTATGGCAGAGTTTGTTGGTAGTGATTCAAAATCTAGATGTGGGAATGGTATTTTAAAAACTATTACCTCCCCATGTCAAAGATTAACAGCAGATATGTACCCTGGTATTATTAATAATTATTATATGAGACCTTCTCATAAAAAACCTTATTATTATATTATTAATCATAATACTGAGAGTCAAACTCCAACAAATCCAAACATGGATGCAGAATTTGGATACAATCCAGAATTTATTGGAGAAAATGAGTATCGTTTCTATGCATTAAAGCCTAATGAAAGTAGAGTTGTAAACCAGTCTATTGTAAAAATTGAGATACATAGTGGAGATTCTCAATGAACATTAAATAAGTTATATGTTACTTATTTAAAATCTCCAAAGTATTACTCAATGACACAAGACCAGATATTAGCTATAATCGATGATACACCAATTTTGGAATTTCCTGATTATGTGTGTTACGAAATAATCAACATTTATGTTAGGTTATTTTTAGAAAATGCAAGTGATCCAAGATTACAAACAAATATTCCTATTAATCAGACTATAGCTGTACCTGGAAGTAAATAATTATTAATTTAAAATTTAGAAAAATATGTGGAATTTTCAAAAAGAAGTAGTACTTAACAGTCTTGATAATGTTGAGGTTGTAGAAGGTACAGATAAAGGTCTTGGTAAACCTGCAATTGATAAAAAAGTACGCTTCCATGATGGAGGTGAGTATTTTGCTAAGTATATTGTAGATCACAAGATTTATGAAACTGATCCTATTACAGGAACTAACTTTAAGTTAGTTTTACATGCTCCCTCTGCTATTCTAGGACAACATGTACAGATTTTAATTGAGCTTGGGCTTGATAATGACTACCGTGGAGATTATGGCTCAGCTCTTTGGTATTTTCGTAAGCCGATTTTAGTAGATGTTGTTCTTCCAGAACATAATGAAGCAGCTGCTAAAGTTATTTACGATGCTATTACAGCTGCTATTCCTGAAGAATATAAATTTGTTAATACATCTTATTCAGGTGGTAATGTAACTATTGATGGATCTGATTCTTATCAAAAAGTACGGAAGGTTGTTATTAGTCGTTATGATTGTGATGAACGTTGTGCTGGAAGTTCAGAAGAGCCTGTAGAAATTGTTAATGTGTCCGCAGGTGCTCTTAAGAAAGGTAATGATTATGTTACATATACTCCAAACAATGTTGAATTTGGTACCTATGAATACCTTCTTCATAATCTACGCCTTCCAACTTATGCAAATCTTCGTTTTACTTCACCTTCTGCTCCAGAAATGCCTGTTCCAGGTGTTAAGTATACTCAGTTTAGCTTTGCCTATTGTGTTCCTCGTGGAATTCATTTTGGAGGTTTATCAGTTGCTGGTCAGACAAATCATTCGACAACATTACATACTTTCTTTGTAGCTTCTTCCTTAGTAACAGAATTTAAGAAAAAGTTCAAAGAGATTGGTTTTGTAGATGATGACTTTGAAACTATTGGTAGAAATGACGGTCAGCACGAAATTACTATTCTTCCTGATGCTTATGCTTCATCACAAGATTTAGCAAATGCAGCTGCAATTAAGGCAAATAGTGATGCTGATACAAAATTAGCTGAAAAAGTTCAGGCTAATACAGAAAAGAATACTGAACAGGATTCTTCTATTGCTGCTAAAGCCAATGCTACTGATGTATATACAAAATCAGAAGTATATACAAAAAGCGAAGTAGATGCTGAGTTAGAGAAAAAACAAAATATAGCATAGTATGGCAAAGTTTGTTGTTTCAGCTACTATAGATGATCCTAGCCTTAAAGCAGATGCTACTTTTGAGTATAGGATTACAGATAATAGAAACTATATTATTGATAAATATGGAGGAGTTGAAGCAAAACCTGGTTATACACCTCAAATAGGAGATAAGTATACAGTAGAAACTTTATATAGATCTAATGAAGGATATATATATAAGTCATATAAAACTTTTACTGTAAAAATATAATATCAATACAGATAGCGGGGTGGGAGTTAATCCCGTCCCGCTTAATTTTATATATGTATATTATGACACTACAACAAATATCTAGTGCAGTTTATAACTCTGTTGTTGGAGGATTAACAGGCATAACTTCAAATCCTAAGATTTCTATAGAACAATTAGAAGATGAAGTTGTTGCAGAGCGCAATCAAGTTATGAGAGAGTATTTATTAAAAGGAGTTTTAACATTAGATGAATTATTTCTTGCAATTAATTGTGTAGAAGTTAATTGTGATTATATGTCTAAGTGCTGTGAGCTTCAAATTGGAGAAAAAGCTTTACATTTTGAAATACCACCTATTATCTATATTAAAGGAGTTGATACAATTAGGTTTATAGGTAGTATTGATAGAAATATAAAGTATAATGTTTATACAGATGAGTCTTATAGATTTCATAAGCATCGTAGGAGAGGAGCTCAAAGTCCCTATGTGTATGTAGACACTGCAATTAATTCCAATGGTAATATGGATGGATATATATTTAATGTTCCTTTTGTTAAATATATTTCTATTATAGCTTTATTTCAAGATCCTAGAAAGTTATTAGAGTGAGATTGCTGCTCTGAAGATCCTAATACGTACCTAGATTGTGGAATCTTAAGTAATGAAATTATACGTAGAATGACTGAGAAATATGTAAGATGGTTCCGTCAACTTGCAAGTCCCGTTACACCTAATGATCAACAACCTCGATAACTATGAACAGAAATAATTTTAAATCAGTATATTCTCAAGCATATATTTTATATGGCACATCAATAGATACTACAAATTTTGAGGATATTTGCTTAAATGGATGAGAATTAATTGGAAATAGGCAAACTAGTTTATATAAATATACTACTCATACACAAGATAGAAAAATTAAGTTACCATGTAATGTAGAATTTATTGAAGCTGTATTTGGAAGACGTATGGATGCTCAAACTACTAACGATTACAGTGTATACCCTAATGTTTACAATCAATGGGTTGAGGAGTATATTGAATCTTGAAAACGAGATAAAAGTGTTTTTTATAATAGTGGAGTATTACTTAAGTATCGACAAGAAGGGGATTATTTAGTATTTGATCAAGACTATGCAAATGTTACAATCCTCTACCATGGTATTATTGTTGATAAGGATGGACTACCGTATCTTACAGACAAAGAAGTACAAGCATTAGCTGCGTATTGTGCTTATATAGATATATATAAGAAAAGTTTAATTCAGAAGGATGGAAATTTATTTCAATTAGCAGCGGCTGTTAAGAATGATTGGTTACGTTTATGTAATTCTGCAAGAATTCCTGCACATTTATCTCAAAATGATATAAATAATGTATTAGATGTAAAAACTAGATGAGATCGTAAAATGTATGGGAAAAAATTCTCTCCTATATTATAAAGCAAACAAAAGTATGAATTATGGAATGTTTAAGCATGCATTTTCTGTAGAAGAAATTTATACAGGATTAAATAAAAAATTATTAAAGGGCAGATGAGTAAAAAATAGATATAAAAATCCAAAGCAACTTGCTGCAAAGATTTTTAAAGATTGTTTTTATGAGATATTATTGGATATTATTGAGAATAATGTTACCTTTGTATTGCCTCTTAAGTATGGTAATTATGCTGAAATTTATATGAAGCAATTTTCTGATGAAGAGTTTAAGAAACTCTATAAATATGGAAAGTTTAAAAATATAGACTATGTACTTTCTCAGTTTACAGGTAATGAATTAGTGTATAAGTATAGTACTAGAACAGTTGATACTAAAGAAAAACCTATATATGTAAACAAGGAACTCAAAAAACTAATTGAGAAACACACAAACGAGGCTAAACAATATTATTAGTATGATTAAAGAACTTGATGATTACTTAGATATATTAGAAAATAAATATCCACATATTTCTAGATATGAGCTTAAAAGAGTTTTAGAACATGGATTTCATACTTTTTACACATTAAATAAAAAAGGAGCTGACCTTCAAATACATAATAAAGATTACACTGCTTATTGTGGTAAGATGTTTATAGATAATCATAAACGAGCACTATATAATAATATTAAAACTAGAATAAAACTACGATTAAAGTATAAGTATATTCAGGAAGAATATAATGGTATATACTATTTTGGTCTTAGTGAAGCAGAATGGGAGTTTTATCAATCTCAGATAACCTCAAAAAGGCGTAATAAAATCAAATTTACTAATCTGAAATTGTATAAAATAAAAGAAGAATGTTTCCTAGATAAATCAAAGAAACACTTTTTTATACTATATTATCCTATTGATGTAGGATGGTTATTTACAGAAGAAACAATAACAACAAGAAACTTTAAACATTTTGCAGATAGAGATGTTAAAGGTAAGATTGTTACAATATAAACAATTATGGATACAAAACAAGCACAAATTAATGTTTTCACAGAAGGACTTAATACAGATTTACATCCATTAACTACCCCCAATAATATTTTGACTGACTGTATCAATGGCACAGTTATTACTTATAATGGAAATGAATTTATATTACAAAACGATATGGGTAATTATAAGCTTGAAAAAGCTAAATTACCTTCAGATTATATACCAGTAGGGGTTAAGGAATATGGGGGGATTATTTATATTGTTTCCTATAATCCTATTGATAAATTATGTCAGATTGGTTCATATCCTTCCCCTCAAACATTGTTTGATAATAGTGATGACAAAAAAAACGAGCAAGATTACTTAGGGATTGAAATGAAACCTTTAGATGTTAGTGATCTTAATGCCCTATTTAATGATGAAATACCAGATAGTATACCAAAATATACAAAGTTATCGGAGTTACAAACTCTTGTTATATTAATGAATCCCGAAAAGATGCAAGATTTGTATCTTAATCCTGGAGATAAATACTGATTAGAAAAAAATGGAGACGAGAGTAGTACTTGAAAATTTCAATTTAGAAAGTACTATTCGTTAAATGAGGATAAAAAACTATATGATATAACTAATAGTGTTGAAGAAAAGAATATTCCTTATACAGATTCTTCAAGTATGTCAAATGTAACATGGTCTTGTCCAGGATGAATATGTGCAAAACCTGAGTTATATAACATAGACTATTTTAATTTATATATAACAGATCTAGACTATCCTCGTTTAATCATAAATGATCAAAAGAAGAAAAAATCTAGTGGTTGTGTATCTTTCTCTATTCAAACACAGACTCAAATATATAATAAAGATGTAGCAGATAGAATTAGTACTGTTTATAGTAATATAGTTGGATATAAGCTTATATATGAAGACTCAACTATTAATGATAATTATTGAAACCTTATAGATGTTCATAATCTAAAAAAAACTGAGTATGATAATTTAACTATTATAGGGTTAGATGGAAAATCTGGGGAGTGTATTCCATTATTAGAAGAATGTAATGAGAATTATCAAGAAGTAAATTCATCTAATAAAGAAGTTGAATATTCTAAATTAAAACAAATTGTAATCAAAGCTATTCCATATATACAAGATACAAAAAATAGTGAAAATCTTGGTTATATTTTTGACCAGTATACAGTTGAGTATGTTATTGATATTGATGATCTGCTAGAATCAACTGATATACAAATATTTGATACTTATAAGTATTTAATTAATGATTCTCAAGTAAATATTAATATGAGTATTTTTACTCCTGTTAATAATTTATCTTCACTTGATAGTATTAAATTAAAAATATACTCAGTAGAGGCAAATGATACTAAGAACGGATTCAAAAAAGGAACTTGTGTATTAGATTACAATAAAGATTTAAATTTATGAGGACAAAATCTTATATCTCTGGAATTTGATGATAACTTTAAAAAGGAAAATATTTATATATTATCAATAGAATCCTCAGATATACTTATAAGAGAACAGATTCTCATTACTTCTGAATTAATGAATAGTTTTTATAATAGGTATAATCAATACCAACTTATTTCAGGAGATGAGTGAATTGAAGGATTAATAGAGCATTTACAAGTTAGAAGTTCAACATTCTCCTCCACTACGGAAGAGTATGAAGAAGACAACGGATATTTCTTTGAAAATTCAATAAAAAGTATATTTGATGATTTTTGTTTACAGCTTGATGAAGATACATTATTTAAAAATAAAAATATTAATGATATACAAACAACGGAAAATAATCCAGCTAAAAAATATAGTGGTTATTTAAAAAGAAAAACAATTAAAGGTAAACTAAATAAAGGAACTATAGAATGTGATCTAGATACTGGAGATAGTATATGGTCTGATATATCTTATAATACTAAGATAACAAATAATAAACTTGTATACAATACTACCCAAGGAGATAATAACTCAGAGCTAATAGTTTTTGATAATTCATGATCTGAAGACAATATTAGTATAAAGAATTTAGTAGCTGATGGAGTTCTAATAGACTGAGAAGGTAAAATTCCTGTCGTAACTGCTAATCGTCAGTATTTACTTGAAAGTATACCCTGATATTTCTATTCTTTTAATAACATAGGTAATGAAGACAATGCCGTAAGGTGGATACCCAAAGAACCTACAAATAAAGAAAGTAATTTAGATGGGTGAAAAAAGCTTAAAGAATATTCTACTATTGGGAAATATAGTGAAAATACAGCAAAGTTAGGTATAGCTTTTTCTAAGTATAATGAGACTCTTAGATGCTCCTTGGCCATTATTAACTTTTCAACTAAAGGTGGTTTATATGATGGAGCATGATCTGAAGGATCAGCATCATTATTTGAATATGATGCCAACAAAGAAAATAAAGTAACTCCAACTTTTAGATTTACAAAAAATGATGCAACTAGTAACAGTGTGGAATGGGTATGAGAGTCAAGTAGTAGTGGACCAGGAAAAGAAGATTGGCGTACATTACTTCCTATTATGACTAAAAAACTTCAAGGAGCACATTTACCTTTATTTGTTCCTATACTATTTAGGCTTCATGGAAATTATGATGGTCCTGCTGGTGTGGGTTTTGGCTGAAGATTTCCAGATTGTACTGTAGTAGAAGATACAAATTGAATCAGCTGTGGAATAGGAGTTCTCTATTACTCAGAGAATATAAAAAGTTTTGGAGTAGCTTTATTACAGCTAGTAACTCCAGATAGTGGTAGTGTCGGAAAGGGGAAGTATATAAACGGCGGAGACGTAGATAACTCCAGTTCAACATATACTACTTTAAACACCATTGGAAAAACATGATTTAATAATAATTATATTGCATCAATATTATTAGCAGTTAGTCTACATATATATTCTCTAAAGAATCTAAAGACTAAAAATGTATATTTGTTAACAGAATCTATATCTAATTTATCTACTTCTATAAATGATGTTTTTCTAGAATTTAATAGAGAAGATAGAGTTGTTGATATTCAATATAATAGAGTCTCTTTATTAGATGCTAAAATTGATATTGATTTTGAAGAATCAGGAAAGTACTCTAATGTAAACTTAAAAAATTTAGGAAGAATAACAGACCAAAAAATTGTTAAATCTAATAGTGTAAAAGTTGAAAATATAGAATGATATACTTTAGATAGTATAAACAATATAAACTTTAATTATCAAAGTTTATTTAATTTTATTGACGAGTCAAGAAATAAAATATTAGAATATAGTAATGTCGACCCAAGTTCATTATTATGTGATTTACCAACCACACGAGATAATCCATTGTATAATTTTGCTCACGCATTAACTGCAATGTTAAAAGTACATAATGCGTCTAGTAACAATAATAATATTTATAATGATATAATTTGCAATAAAGATTTTACTACAGATGATATAGGTGGTGATGTTGCTCCTGCAATGAGAGATGGAACTATTGGTAACTCTATACTTCCAACTATATCTATAATAAATGAATCGGATAGAATAACTATTTTAGAACCGCCTGAAACAATGGGCAGTAATATTGATTCTTTAATGCAAGTTACTCAGGAATTTAAAGAGACTTACAAGAGTATAACAACAGACATAACATAATGAAATTAAATCTTACGGCAAAAAAATTTTATAGTGAGGGAGATATTACTCATGAATATAACCCACTTCATAACAAACTAACAGAAGATGGTAGTCTTCAAGATTTTGTTACTGATGAAATTTCATTAGATCTAAATAATCCAGTAAGTATTGAATGCCAACCATCATATGATGGAACTGTTAATCTAATAATTAATGATGATAAAAACCCTCCTAGAATAGTAAATACTACTTATACAACAATAGAGGATAATCGCTATAGGAGAATAGTTAGAAATCAAACAGAGCAGACAAATATCTATAGAGAAGGTAAGATAGACACTCAAACTAGATTATTTAGAAATATAAATAAGATTCCAAAAATAGATCTTGTAAATGTATCTTATTCTGGACAATTAAAAGGAGGTAATTATACTTTTTATATTAAATTAGCAGATAATGATTACAATAAGACAGATATTGTAGCTGAATCTGGTATGATTTCAATATTTAAAGGATCATTACATGAAATTAACACTATATCAGGAACATTAGAGGATGAGAGAACAGATAAGTCTATAACTTTGATGTTAACTAACATTGATGTTTCTTTTAATAAGATATTCATTTACTGCAAAAGAGAATATTCTGATTTAAATGGAGTAATTAAAGATGAGACATACTTTATTACTAAGCCATGTGAAATTAAAGGCACAAGTCAGACTATAACTATTAATGGGTTCGAGGAGATTACATCTATAAATGAAGAAGAATTAAACATTAAATATAACATATGTACTGGGGTTAAAACACAAGCTCAGGTTCAAAACATGTTATTTCTAGGAAATATACAGCAAACTATATTGGATAATGCAACTCTTCAGAATTTATCATATTATATAAGAGTAAAATTAGTTCAAAGAGAAGATAGTATAGGTTATATTAATCCTGGGTCTTATACTAAGATTTCTGAAGATGAAATTACAAAAACAGAGTATTATCATCCTTTAAATATATATTATTATTTAGGATATTGACCATCGGAATTATATAGACTTGGAATAGTGTATATTTTTAATGATGACTCATTAAGTCCAGTTTATAACTTGAGAGGATGTGAATTTAGTGATTTGGACACAGTAAATTATATAGGTGTATATAATAAGGATGAACATATTTCACAAGATGAATTTTTTATTCCTAATACGGATGGTACAAACTTATCTAATACTAAAGGAGTATTTAAACTCCCAGATAAGAGTATCTATAGTAAAGACGGAACAAAAGGAGTACATCCTTTAGGATTTGAATTTACATTCGATTCAGGATTAATTAATGAATTAAGGAACAATAAAAAACTTAATATAAAAGGATTCTTCTTTGTACGTCAGAAAAGAATTCCAAACATTTTATGTCAAGGATTCTCAATAGGAGTAGACAGAACATCTTATATACCATTAATATACGGAGTACAGGATGAAGAGGGGTATACTACAGAATCCTTTATAGATTCTAGCTTAGGTTTAAGTACTGATTATAGTAGTAGATTAATTAGTACAGCTAATATACAAAGTAGTGGATTATTAAGTGTTGACACTATAGTAAACTATCAATTACAATCTATGTTTGATAATTCTGAGTTTATTGTAGAAAAAGCATATGAAACCATGAATAGTGAAGATAAGTTATCAACGTCATTATCTAATAAACGTCATTACTATATAAATACTATTAAAGAATCCGCAGATAAAAAGTATGCAACTAAGGCCAAATGTGTATATATAGATACTGATATACCATTAAAATATTATGATAGCTATGGATTTTCAACCAGAGTAGGATCATCAGAGGACTGTAAAGATGTTAGGTTTTTAGGTTCAAAAAATTATGAACAAAATAATAATAAAATAGTAAGAGGAATCTATTGTCCTTTTATTGGAACTAATAAAGTTTTAGATCCAAGTTGTATCTATAATATAAAATCTGGAAATTATTCTTCTACATTTATGAGTGAGTATTTTAAGATCAGAGGTAATGATCTCTCTCCATTTATGGCAATTAGTCCCAGATACGAATTGAATGATAGTAAGTTACAGTCTCGTTACGATTTATATAAGAGGACACAAGATAAAGTTGAGTTGATTGAAGAGAATGTACTAACTATTGATAAAAATAAATATGTTAATACATCTACGGAGGAATACTATTTAGAAGAAGTAAAATTCACTCCAACTGTATTTAGAGGGGATTGTTTTACAAATACAGTAACAGTTAGAATTATAAGGAATTTTATAGATTCTGAAACTCCAACTAATGATATAATAGTTGATCCAGAAACTTGGAAAAATGGGTATAAAGGATATAATCAAACTACTACCTCTGATTGAAAAGAGATTAACAGAGCAGATGTGAATACTGTACCTCTTGGAATGTGAGTTACTTATAAATGTCTTTCAAATTATAATTTAGGGCTACGATCTGAGGATACATCTTATGTTGATGAAATGGCATTAATGGGAAATCCAAGAGGCTTCTATCCTTTACATGGTATAAATACAGCGCCGTCTAGTAAAATACCTGAAAGTACTCTATTAAACGCAGGATATTCTACAACAGTACCTTCTAAAAAATACTTTACATCCCCTGATGTACCTTATGTAAAGGATGTATTTGATACTAGAATTATGTTTAGTAATGTACAAGTAGAGGATGACTTTAGAAATGCATATAGAATATTTCAAGGGTTAGATTATAAAGATATAGAAAGACAATATGGGGCTATTGTAAAACTAATATCTTATGGAACTAACTTATTCTGTGTCTTTGAACATGGATGCGCCTTAATTCCTATTAATGAAAAAGCACTTATAGCTACTACCACAGGTCAATCTATACACATGTATGGTGCAGGAGTTTTACAAAATCAAGTTACTCCTATTTCTCAAGATTATGGAAGTATTTGACAAGAATCAATTATTAGAACACCAAATGCAATTTATGGGGTTGACACTTACGCTAAAAAAATCTGGAAATACAATGCAGAAGGATTTAGGCTAATATCTGATATGGTAGTTCAGAGATTCTTGAATGATAATATAATATTAAATGAAGAGGATAAGTATCCTATAGTAGCATTAAAGAATGTAAAGACTCACTACAATAACTATAAAGGTGATGTAATGTTTACATTCTATAATGGAAATAAGGTATGAGATTTATGCTATAACGAACGTCTAGAGAAGTGAATCACTAAATATAGTTGAACTCCTTTATCTTCAGCCAATGTTAATAACATTTTCTTAACTTTGGATCGTCAGAGAGCTTCATTATATGGAATTATATATGATAATATTAACACAAATTCAGGAGCTCATATTGAGGAAAGATTAGAAGAAAACGAGGTTGATAAATTAAATAATGAAAAAGAGAGTTTAGAGAAGGGAAATTTACCAGAGAATTCTACTAGAATAGAAGAAATTGATAGAAGGATTGAATATATTGATAAAAACTTTATTTCTGGAAGAACCTGTGGTAATCTATGAGAATATGATAATATCAAGAGAACTATAGTTATTAAAGGCTATGATTTCTTTGAGAAATTTGGAATAAGAATAACATCTATTACATCATCTATTTTAGATACAAATGGAGTTGAACATATAGTTGAGTTCACAGATTCTCCAAAAACAGAATATGATATTAAATGTAAAATTATTAATGGATCTTACAAACCAGATGGTTCAGAATCTGAAATAGAATATTCTCAATACTTAGTTGGAGATATAGATCCAGAGAGACTTCAGAAAAAAATTGGTATAATCCAAAATGGAAGGAACTTGGAATTAACTATAAATGATTTTGAAGAAGTTTCAAAATTATTATATTTAAAAATTGATTTTGAAGTAACTCCAAAAATAGTTTCTACATATATAGATAATTCTGAGAATATTTCAAGTCAAACTGATAAAAATAAAGTATTATCTTCTAGTAATTCATTTAAAGAATCTATAGTATTAATTAGAGACTATAACTATTTAGTTCAGTCTAAGATGGAGGATAAAGTTAAAGAATATGATCTACTACTTAAGAATGGATTCTATATGCATGGTAGAGCGGGTGTATTTGATGAAATAAATTATTTCGATCAAAATCCAAATAATGAGATACATCCAACTAAATGATATGACAAACAAGAACCATTTGAGTTTGAGTTTGTAGTAAATAATCCAGCAGGAATTCATAAGGTATTTGATAATTTAGTCTTAATATCTAATAATGTAGAGCCAAATAGTTTAGAATTTGAATTAGTTGGTGATGTTTATGATTTTAATAAAGCTGGGATTTATCAATCAGAACATGTAGATAAGGAATCTTATTGAAATCCTGATGGATCTTTTGATGAAGATAAATATAACAATGATAAACATTCTAAAGAATTTAGTGGGACTGAATATAGCCAAGAATTTAGTGATAATATATCTATTGATAGAGATCCTGTGTTAAATCAATATTTTATCAAGGTAGATCAACCTGTTCTTAATATTAAGAGAGTAGGAAGGCGTTTAGGAAATATTGAATATAAGGAAGATAGGTGATATAATACTATTACTCCAATTCACTATAAAATTAAACGTAAAGACGGAGTAAAATCTGACTTAAAGTCTACTAGAATTAGAGACAAGTGATTAAAAATTAGAATTAAGTATACTGGTGATAAACTAGTAGTTATAAATGCAATCCAAACATTATTAAGATTAAGTTATGCTTAAATATAATTTGAATAACTGGGTTTCCCTTTCTAATGCTGCTTTTGGTGGCAACGGAAAGGGAACTGGTAAAATAACTATACCAAATGCTATAGGGACTCAAAGTATAGTTAAAAAATCAGATTTAGGTCCTGTTATCAGTGAATCTAAATTAACATCTGCAACTAAATCTCTAAATAAAGTTGCACCAGTAAAAGAGGATAAAGCTTTAAATAAAAAGATACAAACAGAAGTTAATAATAAACTCTCAAAATCAGCTAACAAACCGTCTTTTGGGCAGAAATTATCTATGCTTGATGCAGAACATGGAGAAACATTTAATGCAATAGGATCTGCAATTAGTGGGATTAATGCATCATTAATAGGAGATGAAAAAACTGGTAAGGGGGCTGAGACAGCTCATAGTATAACTAACACCGTTAATTCATTAATTCCTAGTAGTGGTATAGGAAGTATGGCAAATGCTGCTGGAGGAATGATTGGAAATCTAATAGGAGGCACTAAAGATAGAGTTCAGGGTACTGGATCTGCAGTTGTTGGCACAGTTTCTAAAGTGGCAAGTAATTTTGGTCCAGTTGGTATGGCTGTTGGCGCCGCTTTAAATTTATTAAATGGCATTGGAGGTAAGAGAGTAGATTCATTAGCTGACATGACTGACCAATTTGGGTCAGGTTATGGAGGTTCACAATCAGATGTTTCGGAATCTATTAGTAAGTACTCAGGGAAAAAGGCTGGATTGTTTGATTTTGGATTTGCCAAAAAAGGAAATAAAGCAATACAAGAAGCTAGAAAAACTCAAAATACAATATTGGGTATTATGGATGAGGCTAAACTAAGAAAATCAAACTCTGCAGCGGATACTTATTTATCTCAAAATCAAAATAGATATGCAGGATATGAGCCTAAACTATTATTGTCTAAGAGAGGTATGAAATTTCCTGAATTAGATCGTGCTAGAGAAATCATTAGTTCCTGATCAACCAAATCTACAGAAAATCAAGATACTCAGAAATTTCAACTTGGAGGTAAAATGAACCTAATTCCAGAGGGAGCTTTACATGCTAGAAAACACAATTTAGAGGAAGTAAATCCAGAATTAGAAGGGCAAATTACAAAAAAAGGTATTCCAGTAATAACTCATTCAGAAGGAGGAGTTACTCAAACTGCGGAGATTGAAAAGAATGAATGGACTCTTAGAAAAGAATTTACCGATCAACTAGAATCTTTGTATAGTCAATATCAGGAGGATCCTTCAGATGATATAGTTATAGAAGCAGGTAAACTAGTTTGTTTTGAGTTGTTAAAGAATACAGATGATAGGAGTGGTTTAATTAAAAGTATAAAGTAATATGCCATTAGATATAAGATCACAAGTTGTTACAGCTCTGGATAATATTAATAGAAATCCAGAGCTGTATACTCCTATAAAACCAACTATACCTTTAGAAACAAGAATCAACGATTTGAAAGAAGCTAATCCTAGTAAATATAGAGACTATATTTCTACATTAACATCTTCTGCAAATAGGGGAAATGAAGAAGCTAGAGAGTTGTTAGGAAAAGGATTTGGAAAAGCTACATATTTAAATATGCAACAAAAGTATCCAAATTTACAAATTCGCTCATATTTACAGAATGCTGGAGAACAAGGAATCAGTGAAGCTGCTAAACGTGTTTGAAAATCCTTAGTTCAAGATGGAGCAGCCTATTCTATTGGGGATAATTATTTATTTAAACCTAATTTATGAAAGAAACAATAATTGAAATAGCAGATAAGAAATATAAAGTCTTAGTTGCAGAAACTGAAGAGGAAAAAAACCAAGGACTTTCCAATGTAGAGTCTATGGAGGATTCAGAGGGTATGTTGTTTAATTACTCTAGTAATCCACAAGGTTCTCTAGTATTTAATACTAAAGATATGGATTTTCCTATTGATATTATCTTTATAAATGATGATGATGAAGTAGTTGCAGTAGAATACGGAGAGCCTAAATCAGATGAAGTTATAGAGTGTATTGCAGATCCTGATGAAAAATTAGTATATGTTCTTGAAGTTAATGCTAATTCTGGAATTCAGATTGGTGATGAATTAGACTTTGAGGATGATGATATTTCTGATGAAGAGGTAGAAAAGATGTACATATTAGGATCAGATGGCAAGCCTCAAATGGATCTAGTTGGTGGTGAACGGATTATATCAATTAAAGAAACTAAATCATTAATTAGTAAAGCGAAACGCGCCAATAAATCTAAGAAGGATTCTGACTACAAGAAATTAGGAAAATATATATTCAAAATATTAAAAAAACAAGATGAAAGAAAACCAGAATATGTTTTGGGTCCTAATAAAAAAGGAGAGTAGAATAATTCTACTCTCCATAAGAAGATAATAACTATCTTCTTTAACCCTATATTATCTCATGTTTAATCTAGCATCTCCTTAGAGAATGAAATAGACTCTATTTTATATTCTTGGGTTGTGTTACAAAGATAATAATATATATTTAATATGTCAAACAATTTATACAAAATTTATCACAGAAGTAATTTTTATAGAATTTATTTGGATATTAAAAACTAAAGTATTATCTTTGAGCATTAAATGAATATATGATAATGAAAGAGTTAACTAGAAGAATTTATAAAATTATTAATTAAATAAAGTAAATATTTATATGAAGGTAATTAAATTTATGCAGGAAGGTGGTAGTGCTCCTGCACCTGCTGCACAACAGCCAGCAGCAGCACAGCAAGATCCACTTGTAGAAATTGCTAATATGATGGCTCAAGGATTACAGTCAGGTGACTGTAATATGCTAGCACAGGCTTGTGAGGCATTCCTTTCGTTACTTTCACAGGCACAAGCTCCTGCACAAGAACCAATAGGAGCTCCTGTTGATTCGGAGCCTGTTTTCAAGAAGGGTGGTAAGCTTGTAAAACGCAAGAAATGTCGTAAGTAGATCATTGAAAGATAAAAGGGGGATTGTAGATGATCAATTCCCCTTTTTAAGTATAATATAAGTGTGATAAAATGGCACAAGTAATAAAATATCAACAAGGGGGTTCTACTTCTAATAAAAGATATGGTACTTTTACTATTGATGGAAATAAGTTTGAAGTTGATGATAATTTTTTAAATCAACTGACAAACTATGGTAAATCATTAGACGACGAAACAGCCTATCAATTTAGTAAAATTACAGATGCTCTAAGGAATGGAGAAAATTTATCCTATGATTCTAATGCTGATAGATTAGATGGAAATGTACAATTTGATGTTACAAATAGTCAAAATAATCGATTGGGGAATCGTCGAAGTAGAATAGGAAGGTTTTTTGGTAATTCGTGAAGAGGTAAGGAAAATGCATCTAGAAATGCAATTAATGCTTTAAAGGGATTTACTTATACTACTCCTACTCCTGGTAATTCGATATATGATTGATCTAATACTATAAATGTCGAGTATAAAAGAGACAAGGACGGGAACTATGAATTAGTTAATGGAAATAAAGTTTTTATACAAGGAGCTAATAATTTACAAGTTATAAGAAGACTTCAGGCCCTAAAAGATATTGCTAGTTATACTGATAAAGATACATTTAAGGGTTATGGTAATCTTGATAAACAAGCTTATATAGATCTTTACAATCGTTTAGGGGATGAAGGTATTAAGAGTTTAATAGAACGTGTGGAAAATGGGACATGAACTGAAGAGGATAAGCTAGCTCTAGATGATATTGGTATATTTTTAGATAGTAATTCTACTAATAAAAATTCTTCAACTAACCAATCAACTTCTAGACTTACTGAAAAAGAAGTCAGAGATAACATTGATCCTAATACTCACTCCATTGCTGGTTTAAAAGTTACTACAAATCCAGATGAGTCATATAATTTAGTAGATGTAGATGGAGATCAAGTTTTTGGTGGTAGTCGAGTATACATAAATGACGAAGTTCTAAGAGACAAGCATCAATTTGATCCCTTAAAAGGATGATTTTGGTTTGATGGTAAATTAATCCCAAAGAGTGTTGCAGAAGATGATAACTCAGTATTTTATAGAAACCTAGATCAGTGGATAAATAGCAATAAGAATAATATATATGGTACTAATGGAATAGATGTTTGGGGAAATAGTTCTAATCCTTTTACAAGTTATAATGATTCTTTCTTTCTTCCTGGATTAAGAAATAATAATAGAGGAATGATGTTTAGAACATTAAAAGATCCCAATGATCCAAATTCAGTAGTATATGAATATTATGATAAAGATTCTGCTAGAGATAGATATGGATTTGTAACTCCTGAAGCAGTTAAAAGATTAAAGTACAATATTAACACTGGAGAATCTGAGGAGTTAGATCCATTATCAGGAGTTTCTATAAATTACGAGGATATTACTAATCCAGTTACTAAATGGTCAGAAAGAGCAAAAGGATACTATGAAATTAATATTCCAGGTTCTAATGGCACCACAGCTGCAACAATCTTTCGAAATCCATATGATGTAAATGATGTATGATTTTATAGAGATGGAATGGAACAACCTTATCAAATGACACCAGAAGAAGTTCAATCTTTAATAAACTCAGGAGCTCTTTCTGCTAATCCTGAAAATCATACATTTACTGGTGCATTATCTCGTAAATGACAGGAAATTCTTTCTCAAAATACTCAGAATTTTAGAGGCAATACATTAGGAGGTGAAATTATAGATTCTTCGTTACTTCCAATTTCTACTTTAATTAGAAGTTTATATACTACTAGAACTCCTATGGTTAATGGAGAAAGATGAGATAGAGCATCTAGAAACATATTTGATAATAAACCTAAGTTTCAATCAGGAGGTAGAATCAATGCAGCAAAAGTTTCTAATATTGAAAATGATACCACAGCTAAGACAATAACTGAAAGAACTGACAAAGATGTTGCTAAAACCTCTTTAAAAAATGGAGATTGAAAAGATTTAACTAAAGCGGATAAGATGCAAATAGCTAGCATTGCTGGCGATTTAGCATCATTAATTGCAGCTATCCCTACTGGTGGTAATCCAGTAGCTGGTGCTTTAGGGTATGGATCAACTCTTGCTCAGTTTGGAGCTGATGTCAGCCGTGATGGTTTTGATTTAGGAGACCTTGGTAACTTAGCTCTAGGACTGGGATTAGATACAATAAGCTTACTCCCTGGTGTTGGAATTGGTGGTAAAATAGCTAAAATGAGTAAAACAGTTAAAAAATCTGCTTCATTATTAAAGAATATACTATTAGCCTCAGGAGCTACTAGTGCAGTATCAGCGGTTAACAATATAGTATCTGGTAAAGGAACTTTAGATGATTGAAAAAGTTTATCTACTGGTCTTTTTGCTGTTAAAGGAATAAAGAATGAAGTCCAAAATATAAGATCTACTCAATATAAAGGAAAATCACCTAAATTAGAAGCTAAGACAAAAGAAAGCTTAAAAAGAGAATATATTGATAAAGTAGTTGCTGATAAGGAATTAGGATTTGTTGATGGTCAGCCAGCTCGATGGGCTAACTCTGATGGTACTGTTAAGAATTATAAACAAGCAATTGAAGATTTAACTAAATCAGGTCATCTAAAAATATCTAAAGCACAAGAGGCTAAATGAACAGCAGAGGCTGCCAAATCTAAAACAAATTCTACTATATCAAACATATTTTCTGGAAGTTGAAATCCTATGAGTAGAAATTATAGATTTAGAATGTCTAATAGACAACTTCCAGATGATTTTGATATAAGATCTTTAGCAGGTCACACTTCTAAATTAAGAACTTTAGGAAGAGTTATTAGAAGAACTCCTGAAATTGCTTCTCAATTACAGTCTAATGGATGAGTACTTCCATCAACTCTACAGTTTAATTCTAGATATGGAGGAGATTGGTTTTATAGAAATCCTGTATTTAAAAGATTTATTAAATTTAAAGCTCCTTCTACGTTAATGTTACCAGAAAGTACTGGAGTACGAGATATACCTGTTACTTTGAGTGGTATAAAGAACCCTATTGAGATTCGTAGTATTGATCCTTATTTACAACAAGTTGATGACTATATTGGGTTAAGATTTCACAAAAAGGGTGGTAAGATTATTAAAGCACAGAGAGGTTCTAATAGTAATTGATTTCTTGATAAAAATGGGAAACCAATAAATGAGCACAGTGAATCAGTCATTGTTACTGCAAAACCAATAGATGTTTTTTCAACCCCCAGACTTCACTCAGATTTCTTAGGAGTTAAGCCTTTAAATGACATTGATCCTAAATTAAGAGAGTCAATAGATAAATATACTAAACAGTCTACAGGAATTAATACAAATAATATTAAGAAGTCATCTTCAAGTATGTTTGGTTCTAGTAGAAATTTAAAATGATCTGGTATTAATCCTGATATGTTACTTGGTATTGGTGATTTCATAGCATCTACCAGAGGTATTAATCGCACTACTCAAAAGATGAAAGATGCTATTCGTAAGGGAATGATAGGTTCTCAACAGCAAATGCCAACTGAATTCTACTCTAGATTTAGTGATAATGGTTTGCATAGAATGTATGATGATCGTGTTAAAGAAATGCGTAAATATAAAACAGTCACTAGTGATCCAAATCAAGTAATGGCTGAAAGGTTAATGAGAGATGCAGGAGTTGATCAAATAAAGGGAGAAAGAGATACTAAATTTTCACAAATGATAGACCAGTATAATGATAAACTACTTGCTCAAAAGCAACAATATGCAAATATAAGAAATCAGATTAGTAATGAAAATAGAAATCGTTGGTACCAAGGTTTAGCACAATTAGATATGGCTGATGCTAACAAGATTGGACAACAAACACAGAATGTTAAAAATCTTATTTATCAGTTTAGACAGGACTATGCTAAAGACCTGCAGAATAGAACTGATATTGAAGATAAGTTGAATTCTATTAATACTGAAACTAAATATCAGAATGATTTAAAACAACTTTTTGAAAGCTTTGGTGGTTTTAATAGTATGACTGCAGGTGAAAAAGAGCAATGAGGAAATGATTGGTTAGGATATATAAGTTATAAATATCCCGATCAAGTGTCTAATATACGTAGTAAAGCATTCTTTGATATTTATCAAGACCAAGCTAATGATCCTAAAAGAAGACATTCTTGGATTAGGTGATTTGATGATTTAAATATCCCTAGATATGTTAATCAAGTATCTCCAAAATTGTCTGACTCTAAATATTTCAGGTATAAGAGAGGAGGTACAATTCAAAGGTTTAGAGAAACAAATGAACAAGCATTTTTAGATCAGCAAAAAGCTATTAACAAAGCTGTGAATGATTTAAACAATAATATCATAAGGCTTTTTATAAAAATGATGTCATAATATGAAGATAAAAAGATATCAAACAGGGGGTATATATTATACCCCCTTTTCTAGAGATTCAATAGCTCAGCAAGAATCTCAAAATACATCTACAAAAAGTTCAACAACAGATAATAAAAAAGAAGAACTTATACAAAAGGAAATTATTAATGTATTGAAGGAAAATGGGCTTCCTAATGATGTTGATTATTTTCTGTCTAAAGCTAATACATTTCTAAGAAAGTCTCAAAATTTAGGATCTCTATTTGGAGGAAATCAGGAAACATCTTATGATATGTCAGATTTAATTAGAATACAATCTTTGGCTAATAGAATTAAACATAATAACAGTTTATATCAACAGGCTAGTAAACAAATTAATGATGAAGGAGCTGGATCAGAAGTAGCTATTACTAATACTGGGGGTATGTATGTTTTTGATAATGATAATGGTGTTAAAATAGTATCTTTAGATACATATTATGAAAATCCAGATAAATATAGGATATTAACAAACTCTGAGTTAATCCGACTTAGAGAGGAACAACCAGAGTTAGCTTACAATAGTGATATTTTAACCGACTTATCAAATACTGTTGGAATGGAGTCAATAGTAGATTATGTGAAATCAACTATTGGTGCTTTTGGTACTAATAAATCTTCAAATCAATTTGATAGGTATACTTCTAAGCAGAAAGATCAAATTGAAAAAGGATTTGAACAGTTGCTGGGTTTTGATTCTCCTGATGGCATATATAAAGTTACAGAATCTACTAATACTTCTGATCAAGGATATAGTGACGATAAAAGCTTAGAAGCTGCTGTTAATTACCTTTATAGAACATTACCTAGAAATATGAAAAATGTGTTAAGAGCCAATGCAACAGCTGAAGGTTTAAATCCAAATGATCCTAAAGATGTTCAAAATTTATTAAAAATAGCAGTTATTGAACATACTGACCATACTAGAGAAATTAAACAACAGTTAGATTATGATTCTACAGCCAGTAGTGCTAGTGGTAAAGGATCATCAAGTAAACAAGTTGAAATGACTCGTGAGGAAATGATTACTACTGGAAATGGAGGCGTTCAATATACTCCTATAACTATTGCACATTCTAAGTCTAAAGGAGGTATGAAAGCTTTAGCACAACCTTATGGCAAACCAATAGATACCACTGGTAAGCAAATTGGTATGGGTACACTTAGAGATGTATTTACTAAAGAAGATAGGCTGGGATCAAGTTTAGCTTTAAACTCAATAACATTTGGAAATAGATTACTTACAGAAAGTGAATTAGACAAAGTAGTTTATGACGGAGTAAGTAATATTGAAAGAACATACTTACCGATTGATCAAAATATATATGTGACAACAGGTAAGAAAACTCCTGATCTAGATGCACAAAATAGGTTTGAAAAATTCCAAGAATGATTAAATGCTGGATATGGAGTTACTCCAAATAGTATAACTATGAAGTTGAATGAGCTAAATCTTGATATTTATAGAGAACCAGAAACAGGAGAGTGAGCATTTAGAGAAGCCCATCCTTTTATTATTGTCAATGGATATGTTAGTGATAAAGCTGTTGACATTGATGACTCTGAATGAGTTGATCATGTAAATAGAGACGAAGGGTCTTATATATTTGATTTATACTCTAAATATATTAATTATGGGTCAGATACTCCTTCGAAAAGTAAACATAGAAATAACTTTGATGGGGGATTATTTGGTATAGGAGACGCATCCTCAATGTATAAAAGTGCTATATTTATTCCAATAACAGATAGTGCTATTGCAACAGTAGTATCTAATCATCAATTAACAAGTGCTAGTAATTATACAGATATGTTAAATCGCAGGAGACTACTACAAGAGTCTCAAATACAGACAAATTTCTAATTATGATTGAGCAGAAGAAAAATGATTGGTTGGCGACCTTATTCTTTTCGCCTAATAAAACTCCGCAAGACTTAGCTAATTTAGGTATAACAACTGATAATTCCAGCTTATTAGACAAGGAGTACTACAAAAAAGTTCCTCAAATACAAGAAGCTTTTAAAGACAAGTCTGGTAATTTTGACGATAATAAATTTGATCAGTACTATCAAACAGCTTTAAAGCTATATAATGATGCTGATAATAGTAAATTAGTTCAGGATTTACAGGATTTCTATGAATATGATACTAATGATTACTTTGCTCCTATAGGGGGGAAAGTGACGAATATAAGACCAAAATTAGTTCAATTTCCTAATCCTGAGAGAAGAAGTAGGGGACTAAGTAACCTTAGAGAATCTTCTGCTCCAACAATGTCTATTAGAGAAGTTGCTCAAACTAATAAGGTATTTAACTATGATACCCAGCAATTTGAATATTGGACTCCTAATGATTGAGGAGGATTATCAGCAGTGACAAGACCTACATTAGTATTAGCTCAATGAGATGAAGATGGGGAACATGAGGTTAACGGTAGAATTGTTAAGCACAATAAAGGAGACCTAAAATTTAATGAAAGTGGAGATCCTTTTTATGAGACTCTGGGAAATAGAGATATTGCAAATAAAGATATATTGCATATATCTGACACTTTAACTATCGATGGTAGTAAGTGAGATAAATATAATTTCTTTGATTCAGATGATCTTGATAAAAGTGTCATTGGCACAATGGCAAAAACAGCTTTTAAGGTTGGCATGATGTTTATTCCAGGTGTTGGAAAATATTATGGAGCGATGACTGCTGCTAAGGAATTAGGAAAATTATTTCCTGTACTTTTTAAAAGTATTGAAGGCATCGCAACTGGAGATATATCAACATCAAGATCAGCTCAGACAGCAACTGATATACAAGCATGATTTTCTAGGTTTGACAGTAGTGTTTCTGACTATGGAAGACAGAGTTTTTGGAATATAGAAAATTTAGGTAAATTAATTGAAGATAGCTCTATGCAATTATTCCAACAAAGAGTTATTGGAAATATTCCAAAGATGTTTGTTCCAAAAAATTCTATTCCTAGTGAAAATGCCATTAAATGAGGCAGAGGGTTAGCTTTAGCTTATATGGCTGGAACTTCCTCCACTGAAGCATATAATGCGTTTAAGGAAGCAGGTGCTTCAGACAGAGTAGCAGGTTTAGGTATGTTATCTACTATGGGAGCTATGTATGGCCTGATGAATAATGACTATTTCAAAGACTTTTGGTTTAGAGATACATATTTAGATAGAGCAAAAGTCCGCTCTGTTGTTAAAGAAGCTGCTGAACAATTATCATCTAAAGAATTTGCATTAGAGACAGCTAAGAAAACATCTACTTCTAAAGGGGCGGCTAAATGACTTCTAGATATGCAGAAGAATATAGTAAACCACATATCTAAGATGAAACCTGGAAATCTAATTCATGATTCTCTAAATGAAGGTGTTGAGGAAACGGTAGAAGAAATAACATCTGATGCAATAAAAGCATTATATTCAGGTTTAAATGCACTAGGTATTGCTGATAAAGAAAGGAATTATAACTTTGGAATCACTCCAGAGGATATGATATCTAGATATTTTACTTCATTTGTAGGAGGTGGCATTGGTGGTGCTGTATTTAGTTTACATAATAGATTTGATAGGAAAAATAACCCTATACTTAATAGTACACTAACTCAAAATGATGATTCTCTAAAAGAGATAATTTATCTTTTAAGAGATGGTAAGGAAAACCAATTAAGAATGGAGTTAGATAGATTACATAAAGCTGGTAAGTTAGGTAGTACAAATCTTTCTGGCACAGAAATAGAATTTGTAAAAGATGGTAATATAACGGAGGCTCAATATAAAGCAACTAGCTCTGGTGATTCACAAAATGATCTTTTATATCAACAAATAGGATTTTATATTGATAGAATTAATGAAGTTCTTAAAGAGGAAGGGTTAGATTTAAGTGACGCTGAATTACAATATATTACACAACAAGCTGATATAGCTGGTAAGTCTATTGAAGAGACTAGACAAGGGTATCTAAATCTTAAGAAGTTAAGTAGACAACAAACAATAGAGGACAAGATTATCTCATCTGGTTTATATAGTCAAATTTTTGAAGATTGAAATAATTTAACTTCTGAAATAATTAAAACTAAAGTAGAACTAGAAAACTTATTGACTCCAGCAGATAATGAGCCAAAAACTCCAAAAGATATAGAAGCTCGTATTGAGGCTATGAGAAATAATAGTGAATATCAACGTCTTAGACTTAAGATAGACACCCTAAGAGCTCAACGAGACGAAATACTTACTGGAAAGAAAAATGATTTCTATACAGGACAGCTATTATTTGCGGCAAGTCCTCAATTAGTAGATAATTTTGTATCAGGATTTGGTATACATAATTATACTCGTTGGAAGTATAAAAAAGAATATGATAGTCTTCAGCAAGATGAAAAAGATAAAATTGATTCTGAGTATAAAGAATATAGTTCTTCTGAAGAAAAACATAAGGTATTAACTGCTTATAATATTTTCTCTGAGATGCAAGAAAGTATGATTAATGCTATGAGATCAGTAGGAGAAAAAATCAAAGATAGCAGAAAAGTATACCTACCAGGAGCTACAGACTATAATATTATATATGACCAAATTTCTAATAGACTAAAAGAGAGTAGAACAGCTCTAGATAAGGCTATTGAAAACCTTCCAGAAGGAATATCATCTAATGAGGAAATAGACAACTTAAAATTAGATATTTCTCAATTAGAAGACCATTTAAATCAAATTAAAAGTCTTAAATTTGAAGTTTTAAATCCAGCATTAAGTGAAGAAGGACGTAATATTCTTTATAGACCTATAAGAATAGCAGATACAAACTTAGCATTTAATGACTATACTGATTCTTATCTTGGATATTTAGAATACATTAAACGTAATAATCTATATCTTGATTTGATTGATTCAGATTTAGCTAGTATATTATATAATTGAACTCAAATTAATAATTTAGAAAATAATGATCAAGCTAATTGAATTAATAGAATTCAATCTATTCTTGATAGTCAAGGAATTGACTTAGAAGGAATGGATGATGATATAGCAAACTTATCTAATGAGTTAATCAAGATAGTTGATTATATTAAAAAGAATAATGTTCAAGGAGCATTAGAGCACTACGATTATATTCTTAGAAGCGATTTGTCTGATACATTTAGTAATATATATCAGCTTGATTTAAAGAATATACTACCGACTTTATTACCTTCTTTTGGAAGCAGATCATTCTATGATTATTTAGGAGAAGTATTAAATATCAAATCACAAATTAATACTAATCCTATATATGAATTAATTGAAGCTGCTTCAAATGTTGCAGAGTTAGATAATCAAGAAGTAACTAAACTAATTAGAGAGGAACAGTTTAACTTTATTAATTCTAAGAAAGTAGAAGACTTTATTATTAGAGATAAACATTCTCTTGATAAATTAAAAGAAGCAGTTAAATTAATTGATGCTATATCAGCAATACTTGATGCTTCAGTAGATGGAGGTTTTAATAGCAAAATTAATGAATTTAGGGAATCACTAGAAAAAGAACTGTTACCTATAATAAGTGTTCAAGGGCAAATTAATATTGTTTCTGATCTAGCACGAGTTAAAAATCAGTTAATAACTTTAATAGATATTTCTGAAAGAAATCAATCTCAGAAACTTAGAGAGCAGAGAGATATAGCTATAAATATGAAGTCTAAATTCATTAGCTTACTAACTGATGACACTTCTATTCTTAAGGATAGGTTTATTAAGATATTTGGTATTGATTTAAAACAATTATCCTCAGATATTGAAATACCTTCTAGTGGAGAAGATATAGACTTCTCTCAATTAGAGCAGGCTTCTATAGCATTAGAAACTCGTATTTTTGAAGCAGTTAAAAATCTAAATCTTTCTGCTGATGAAATAGCTGACAAAATAGTTTCGTTGTTTGATAGTAACGAACTAGTAAAGTCAGCTCCAACTACTCTTAGTAAAAATCTTAGTACTGAGATTACTGTGTATGATCAAATGGTTTATATTGCTACAATACTATCAACTCCTTCTCAAAATTTTTATAAAAAATTAAAAGAGATAATTAGTAGTAGTGAATTTAAGAATGCTCCAATATTTTCTCAAGAATATGCAGTAAGAGTAGCTTATTCTCAAATACTAAATAAGGATGTATTTAATAGTATTATAATTAAATTAAAAGATATTTTTCAGGATAATCCTGATACATATATTAAAACTAAAAGTCCTTTATTTAATTTTACAGTAGTATTTGGAGGAGCTGGAGTTGGTAAGACTAAAGGAGTTGCGTTCTTATTAAAGAAGATGTTTGAAGATGCAAATTATATAACATCAGCTCCAACAAGAAAGCAAACAGATAGACTTACAGATAGTGTTGAGAGTGATGGAAATTCATTTACTAAGAACGAACTTATAGAAAAAATACTCGGACGACAAATAAAGGATTCTGATATTTCAGATATTAAGGATAGTAATAACAATAATGTAAGTATTACTAGCAATGTTAATGTAGAAGTTCTTAAAACTAATTTATTTGGTGATTCTAATAATAAAATCTTATTTATAGATGAGATTAGTTGATATGATAGGGTAGAGTTAGAGTTAATTAGTAAATGAGCTAATGCTAACAATGTATCAGTAGTAGCATTTGGAGATTATAAGCAGAATGCAGTTCAAACAGTATTTGGAAAGGAAGTTATTGATACTGGAATTGAGGATACTATTAACATTAAAACCCCTGATCTTGTTGCCCCACTACGGCCTGATAATATAGCTAAATATGATAATTATGTATCGTTGTCTCAGAGATTAGACGAAATATATAAGCAATATTATAATAATCCTGCTATAGAACCAAAATATCTTAGTGAATTTGCTGAAAAGTACTTACAATCTAATCCAGTTGAGTTTAAGTATTTTGAAAGTAGTTTTATATTTGGAGGTGAAAAAATAATTAAGGAAGATGAAATATTTTCACATATAGAAAAATTAAAACAGTATTCTTCAGATATTGCAATAATTACCGATAATCCTAAGAAATATAACACTACCAAAGGAGTTAAAATTGTTCCTTTAAATAGTGTCCAGGGTGATGAATTTGATTATATTATTATTGATAAAAACTTTGGATTAACAAATGAAGGTAAAAGCCGAGGAGAATTCTATAAATTAAAAGACTTATATACTCTAACGCAACGGTCAAAGAAAGGATCAATTATTGTATCTAGAGGACTAGGAAATACAATATCTTCTAAACAAGATTCGACATCATCTGGAAACATTGAAATGCCAGAATCTCAAATTCAAGATTTTAAAGAATGAAGAATAAATGCTATTCCAGATATTACTGAATCAATAGAGTTTGAAGAATATCAATCTCAACAGCCTAATAATGAACAAGCTAACGCTCCTGTAGAGCCTGCTAATAATTCAGTAGCTACAGAAAATAGCACTCCTACTACAAGCCCAATAGAAAGAGATACTGAAGTTGAGTTTACCAATCCTATAAAGCCAGAGGTACACCAAGTATCTATGGCTCCTGAGCATACAGAACCTGTAAATAACTTACAAAATACTGTTACTTCAGATATTGAGACTAGTAAACCTATAACTAGACCAGCTAAACCAGTAGTAGGAGCTAATGAATATGTAAGTACAGCGGAGAGTTGGATTGATTTTATTAATAATGATCTAATTAAATTTTATCAAACTACTGATAATAATTTGAAGAATATTATTAATACTACTCCTGAAATTACAGTACAAATTTCAAATTTAGTAAGAGCCTTCTTTGTTAATAATAGACATAAAGATAATAAAGAAATATTTGAAGCATCTCTTAAAATATTGTCTAGAGAAATTCAATCGTTTATTCCTGGATCATTAGGTCGTAAGTATTCTAATGAGATTCTAAATCTATTAAAAACTACTCCTAAATTTTATATTATACCATATAATAATAGGGGACTATTAGTAGTAAGATTAACATTAGATTCTAAAACTGTTGATTTCCCATTGTTAGTTACAGATCCAGTTATTGGAGAATACTTTGGGGATATTTTAGCAGTATCGCCTCTTCGTAAGGAAAGTGCTATAGATTCAAATACTTCAGTTAATTTATCAAATTTTAGACAATCAGCTATTAATCCAAAAGGATACTTTAGAGCATTTAATAAACCTGTTGTATTATCAGTAAATTCTGCGGAGAGAACTAAATATAGTGGCGATCAACAAGAATGATTAAATCAAAGAAATAATGGTAATACATTTATGGTTGTGTCAAGTGACCCTTATGTAACTGATGATGATTTTAAAGAATTCTTAGCAGCCACTACTAATGGTTCTATTAAAACATATAGTACTCAACATGATTACAGATTTGCTTTAATTGGGATGAACTGATTAGTGTCTATAGATGATATCATCAAGCAGTCTAATAATAGGAAAAATTATGATATTATTCCAGGATATAGAAGCTCAGTGATTGCTAAGTATGTATATAAAGTAGCTCCAGATAGAGTTAGAGAGGCTATTAGAATACATTTAAATACCTCTAAATATCCTAACCAGCGTATTAGAATAAATGGTATAGTGTATAAAGATGCAGAATTAGCTATCCAAAATATATCTAATGATTCTAATATAGAGTTTGGTTATGAAATTAATGGAGACTTTAAATATCAGTCTGGAGTAGCTACTATGAATACTATTTTGTATAAGATAGTAAATAGAGAATCAGTAATTTCAATTAATGATGGTCAAATTGAACAATTAAAACAGTTATGTTTAGAGGCTCCTGAATTTAAAATGGGTATTTATGGAAGAGATGTTATTGATACTCAAGTTAATCCTGCTGGAGATTATTGGTATGCTATTCAAGGTCATGAGTATAGTACTAATATTCCCATGATTATTGGTAATGACTATAGTATTGATTTGTCAGCAGTTAATAACGAACAAGCAGCAGAAGATAAAAAAGTAGTAGAATCTGTTAACGAACAATTACAAGAGTTAAAACTTAATGAAGTTATTGTCACTAAAGATAACATAGATACAGCTATTGAATCTATTAATTCTGAAATAGCTTCTAAAGTTCAATCTGCAGAATTTGATGTAGTTAAAGTTGAAGGAAAAACAATTACAACAGGATCAGTATTTGATCCTAAAGTAATGATATCTAATCAACTAAATACTCCAAAAGAAACTATTCATTTTTATAGAGATAAGATTTCTGACTTTGAACCATTTTTTGTATCTTTGCAAGACAAGAATTATACATACGTTCTTGAAAAGAAAAATAATGTGTGAAATATTAGAACATTTAATATAGCAGATGCGTATATTAAATTTAGAGATGCTATGAATAGTATGAGTGATATTATTGTAGCTAATCCTAATTTAAGTAAGTATATAACTGCTTTAATATTAAATCAGGAAGTAGATAAATTAACTGCAGAATCTTATTGAAATGAAATTAATAGTAACACTGCATTAATAGGGCTGCAGCAAGAAGTTGAAGAATATTTAATTAATAAATTAAAGAACAATGAGTGTTAAGTGTGGATACACAATTAAGTATTATCCTCTATTAAGCAGAGTCTTTAATACAAGTACAGATGAAGAATTTAAATCGTTTTTAGAGGAATATTTTATAGATCCAGATAGTGTATATAGAATGTTCTTGGGTGGGATTTCAACAAATCCTACCCAGACATCTATATTTGAACCTAAGAAAATTAGTAGTAGAACTGGATGAGAAGTAAAAACTGATAGTAAATCAGCACAACAGTTTTATATTGGACAGTCTGTTCAATATAATAAGATGACAAGTGACTTTGTTAAGAGAATTATATCTTTATCAGTATTTGATCTAGCAAGTGAGCAGTTTATAGATGCTAATAGAAAAGTTGGAGATCTAACAGTATTAAATAGAGGTATCTTTGAATACAAAAAGGAGTTGCTAGGATATGTATTATCATATTTAGGAAAACCTTCTCCTAATTTAGATAGTATGATTGATATAGATATTGAATCTACCATAGAAAGTATACTATCTGAATTTAGTGGTTATATAAATAATTCTCCTAATTTTGATAACAAATATTATCAAGCTTATAATTCATATGTAACTCTTAGAACATTTGATGATCTATTAAAACAATTAACACCATTTGTTTCTATTAACCCAGAATATAGTAAGTCTTCAATATATTCTAGAAATAGATATATTTATAATGGTCCTAATGTTACTCACTATACAGGATTTAGTACTAATGAATTTATGTCTCAAGAAGAAAGTGTTAGTGACCTTGCTAAGATACTCTTAAATTATCTTCCAGAAGTTAATATAAATGGAGATATTATTGATGGGACCACTATTTCGTTATCTGGGTTTAATTCTGTAATGGGAAAAATGAAGTTATGAGCAGAAGAAAGTTCTAATCCAGAAGTAAAAGAAGAGCTTAAGAAAGGAACTAAAATGAACGTTAGTAAGCTTATATCTTTGTATGAACAAGAATTATCTGACAGAAAAGTTTCTAATCCTGAGCATATAACTTATTTAAGATCCAAGTTATCAGCTATAAAAAGATTTATATATGACTCTAAAATGCATGAGGATATTAAAGACATGTTTACACATCTAATGGAAAAAACTGTTCTCTCAAGTTATGTTAGTTATGAGCAGAAAGATGGTAAAAGCATGGAAGTTAGAAATCTAACACAACGTCCTATTAAAATGCAAAGAGAAGCAATAGTAGAAACAGTAAAGGCTATTACTCAATATTGAAAGCAAAATAGATCTAGATTTAATGAGTTACTTAGGAAGTATAATGTTAGAGGTATAGGTTCTGTTATATCTATTGGAGATAGTAGAATTACATTAGAGGGAAATGGAAAAATATCTATTACTGGTCCTATAAGTAATTTTAATGAAATAGTTGGGGACTTTGTTAATTTATTAATATCAGATGATTTTGATCAGGTAGCTAGTCAGGTATTTCCAAATAGTAACTATACTAAGTATGAGTTATATGCTCCTGTATTAGGAACTGTAATTTTTGATGTTATCAACAACAGTAATACTAATCTCAATTTTGGACAGAGTAATGATTTAGGTAGAGTACTCAGTGTTATTAATGGATCAGATACGGTCAATGTCATTAAAAATGCAGAAGGTAATAACTTACCATTATATCAGATGATTTGTTTAAGTTATCAACATAATGGTGTTTTTAATGAAATTAGTAAACAGATTGATGATAAAGATCTATATATGTCACAGTATCATGACAATGCTGTATATAGAAATATACAACATGTCAAAAGTCCTAAAATTCGATCAGAAGTAACTATTAATGGAGTTACAAAGCAATCTTCTGCTCTTACAGCAGATGACGTTATGCACTTATCTATTGTATATGACTTTTATCAAGGTCTAGCTACGAATCAATCTCATACTGAAGGATCTAGATCTAGACCAGGAATTGTTGGTATTCAAAGTCATGTATATTCTGATAAGAATAAACACTTTGTAATGCAGTTTGATTTAAATCAAACATGAGATTTTGGCAACGGTAATTCATTTAATATCAAATCTGTCCTAGATCAGTACTTTAAATCTGGAAATGAAATTAATTTAGAACCTATAAAGAAAGCTTGGTTTGAAAGTAATAAATCTCAGATAGAGAGTGTGATAGAAACTATTCTATCAGATTATAGACAAGTATATCCAAATAAAGAATTTAATTCTATACATGATATTAAGGTATTCTTAGCTAAGAATAAAATAAATAAGGTTAGGGAAGATTTTGCTAGAGCTAATGTTGAATTTGTTGATGAAATACATGCATCTAAAACTAAAGCAGGATGGGTGTTTAATGAAACTTTAGAAAATTTTGCTAATATATTTAGTAATAGAGATAAGTTTAATGAGTTTTACAAAAGTCAGTTTACTAAATTTTTAGAGGATAGTTCTGGAGCTTGGTCCACTATTTCAGTAGATCAAAATATTGTTAACTCTTTTAAACAGAATAATCCTAAATTTGTAAAGGATGGTAAACTTCTCAAAGAAGTTAATGGGGTTATTAATCCTTTATTAGGTGCTTATTTTATTACCGATTCATTTCTATCAAATGAATATAATAAAATGATGGTCGGAGATGTCTATGCTCACCCTAATAAAGAAAAAGAAAGTCCTACCACAAATGGATATCTAGATCATAGTCTAGCTTCTAGATGAATATCTCAGGTAAAACGTATGGTTATTTATGGAGCTACATATCATTCTCTCGCACAAGGTTTAAAAAATGGAGTGCCAGAAAGAGTTAAAATGGCTGTTATGTCTGATATGGGATCAAATGTAAGTAACATATCTGGAATGTCTAGTACTGTAGATTCTATGGATGGTTCAGGTTATACTAGTCCATTTATGTCTAGATGAGAGAATGTATCTCTTATAGACGCTGCAGTAGGAGCTAACAAGAAAACTATCTTTCATGATGTTGATGCTAAACACGGACTACCGAAATTACTTAAATGGGCTGAATATGAGATAACTAATGCTATCAGAAGAAATAGTTCTGATACTAGTATGGAAAACATCTTCAAGAAAATGCACAGTTTGGAATTGCCTTTAGATGTTACCATAGATTATGACAAGCAATTTGATGATCTATTCTTTAGGGACAATGTCAGTGGAAAATATTATAAAATATTACATATTAATATCTCAAATAATGTAGCTCATAGAGAATTAGTTGAAGTTACTAAAGAAGGTGTTCCTATTAATCCTGATAATATTATTACTAATGATAAGCTAATTAAAAGTATATATGATATAGATCAAACATTTGGTGGTGCATGAGCTATGAAAATAGATAATCGTACCAACGATCTTCAATATTCAGAACATAATCTAGATTATACTAATCAAATTATTTGTGATTATGATATTAAAGATTCTATGATTAGTTGGTTGGTAAATAAGTCAGCTATTAAAGTTGGGGCTTCTAACATTAATAGTGTAACCTCATGAAGCAATAACACTCCTTTATTATTTACTACAATGTCTACTAAGTTTGGAGGTGTTCAAATGAATGCTGATCATGAACTTGATGAAGCAGAGGTAACTGAAATGACTCAAATGATTAGTGGTCTTGAACAAAATGGATATACTCACCATTTAGCAACACGAGTTTATGAAGAAATTGGTAAATTCTGTTATGATGCTATTAGTAAAATTCAGGATATTATTTATAATGGAAATAAGGATGATCTTTACAAAATATTTGGAAAAGCTGTTATTAACGCATTTGCTGGCGGTAGTAAGGATACTCTAGGTTTAGCCCAGTCCTTTGTAAAACTTGCTCAGGAAGGACTAGAAAATAATAATTTAGAATATAGAATACCTTTTAGTTCTTCTTCTATCAATGGCATTTTTAACTCTACAGTCACATCCTCTCTAGTAAGAGATGCGATTAGGCGTCACTACAATGGGGTTGCGGCAGTATTAAATCCCTCATATAATGTAGTTCAATATCATACAATTAATGGTAACAATTATCGATATGAAGAATTAATAGATTTAATTGCAGAAGCTACAAGAGGTACAACTTATGAGGGAATGACCGTAGATGATGCTGTAAATAAAGTTTTTGTTGTTGATACAAATGGAAATGTGGTTGTAAATCCATTTATTGATGATATTACTCCAGATAACCCAGTAGATTTTGAGGATACTATTATCGTATGAGGAGAAAATAATCAAGTAGTAAAAATAGATAAAATAGATAGTTACAATAAATATATATACTATCGATTATATGAGCCTGGGCGTATTAGTAGGTGGACAACTAAAGCTAAAAATCTTAAAGGATCAGATACTACTTTTGTAGCTAATGGACGTAAATATAGTATGTTTGAAAGTCCTTATACTCAGGTGCTTCATTATTTTATTGAAAGTGATAGTAGTGCTACTAATATAGAGACCCTTAGAGATGAGCTACGTAGTGAAGTAATAAAATCAATACCTAATGAAAGAGCTGATGAAAATGTTATAGAGAATATAGTAAATAGCAGATTACAACTTATAGTAAATGAAATTACTCCATTTATGCCAAAAGGATTTACAGAAAAAACTTCATTTACAAAATATATTCCTAATATTAAAAAAGCTTTAATCAAAAAGCAGCAATCTGTTCTTAATAATTTAGCTGATGGTAAGCCTATTGATTGAGGAGGATTAATGTTAAATGCTACAGAGTATAAAGTTATCCCAGCACAGATTATTATGGGTAAGCTTTATGCTAAAGAGTTAGGATTGCTTCCTGGTGATTCTATTGCTAAAATTAAGGAACAAGGTCCAGAGTTTTTTATAAATAGAATTGATGGCTACTACAATTTCTATGATAATGCAGATGAGTTAACTTATGACTGAACTTTATTTGATGGTGCAGGAAATAAGTTATATGTTAAGCTTAGAAATCCTAAGATTAATGAACTGTTTACTAATTCATCTTTAGATTCTGATTATAAGATTATTGATGGTTCAGTATACTTTAATGGTAATGAAATCTGCTCTTCTGAAGGAAAACAATTCTTAAAATATACTGATTCTGATAATGTTCAGCATAATGTAGTTATTATTGATTCAATAGATAGACTCAAAGAGTTAGAAAATTCTAAGATGTTTACCTATACTCATAGAAATTATAGAATTGATAACTATGTTGACTTAGTAAAAGAAGAGTTTGGAGAAGGAACATCTATTCAATTAACTTACCGACCAACTGGAAGTAGAAAATATACTACTAGTAATATTGCTGAATTTAATGATAAACTTGAAATAATTCGAGCATTAGCTGAAAATCAAGATTATAATTGAACTAAACAAATTAGAAAATTAGCAGAAAATAAGTATAAATCTTTTGAAAAGAGTTTATATTTTGTTGGTACACGTATTCCTTGTCAGTCTATGCAATCGTTTGCTCCTATGGAAATTATTACATTTACTGATAGTGAAGTAAATGAGGTATACGTTCCGACACAAATTTTCTACTTGGAAGGATCTGACTTGGATAAACTTTCTATGTTCAAGTAAAACTCTTTTAATTGCTGGAAACCCCTAACGTAAAGACGAGGGCAATCAGCAGCCAAGCCGTAACAAAACGGAAGGTTCAACGACTAATATTAATAACTTAATAATTCGACTTTAATAGTATGAAACAGTTAAAAACACATTTAAATAAAATAGGAAGAAATTTAATAATTGCTATGTCTATAGGGGATGGGCATATAGCTAAAAAAGGATATTTAGATATAAATCATTGTGAAGCTCAGAAAGAGTATTGTTTATGAAAATGGCAACTTTTAAAAGATAATGGAGTTAAAGTTGGCACGTTTAGAGAATGAAAACAAATAAATGGATATTCTAAAGGTAAAGAAGTAACTAAATATGGATTTCAAACAACAGTACTTGATTTTTGTAAAGTACTTAGACGAGTTGAATATGAGTACGGAAAAACTAAATATAATAAAAAGTTACTTAAGCGACTTGGAGCTCAAGGGTTAGCAATATGAATAATGGATGATGGAGCATTACTTCGTAGATCTAAAACAAATAAAGATGGAATACGAACATATTCAGGATTTTATATTACAATATCTACGTATTGTCCATTAGAGCAAGCTAATGATATTATAGAATATTTTAATGAAGAATGAGATATTTATCCGACTAAGGTTTTTGATAAAAGGCAGCAATCCTATATAATTAATTTTTGTGCCAGAGAAGGTAGAAAATTAATAGAAATTATAAAACCTTATATGTGTCCCCACATGATGTATAAGGTTCTTCCTGATAAAATAGAATGTGAAAACTACATGAAGTTATTAAAAGAAACAGCTGAAACTGCTGTTGAAGGTACACTAGAAATAGTGGAAATGGAGAGCGCGAAAGCGAAGATATAGTCTGATCTATATAGAAATATATAGTTAACACAATTGATAGATAAACAATATATCCTTGGCTATTCATTATCATCTAATGGTCGTATTAATACTGATGAAAACTCAGCACCTTATTTACGAGCTGATGCATTAAGAAATAGAGTTGTAGATGGTGTATTTAGTATTATTCTTAATCCTAGAAACCAAATTAACTTAACAATGCCAGTAACTACTTATCGAATGCAAAGTCTTGCTAAAAGATCTAAAATGGGTGAAGCTGCTAAATATATGAGTCCTTACAATCCAGCAAGTAAGTACTTAATGCAGATTCAAAATATGGTTGGTAAAGCAGTTATTGGTAATGTTGCTACGGCATTAAAAAGTTTCTTTGCCTTAAGCAACGTATATAATACCAAGTTTAGAGAGATTAATGAAGCAATTCAAACTGGTAACTTTGATACAGCTAGAGAAATGTTAAAAAGATATACATTTATTCATAATGATAAACTAATAACATTGGCTAATGTTAATATGGAAGTGTTTGAAAGTTTACCTGAAAATACTCCTGAAGATATTAGACAAACTTTAGCTCAAGTAATAAGTTATGAAGATGCTTTAGATGATCAATCTATGGTACTTGGAGAGCTGCTCAATGCAGCGACCGACGAAAACAGTAAACAATAAAATTATTGAATAACTTGCCTATATTAATTTTTATTATTATCTTAGCACTATAGATAATAATAATTTAAAACAAATTAATATGGCAAAGAAATTAACAACTGAAGAAATTGAAAAACTTCACAAAATGTATTTAGAAGGAATGACTTGCGAAAAAATTGGACAATTAACAGGTCATAAAACAGATACAGTATCTAAATATTTAAAAGAGAATTATGGTATAAAACCTCAAAGAAAAATTGATTTAGTAATTTTATCAAAACTAGCAAAAGAGGGAAAAACAACTAAAGAAATGGCAGAATATTTTAATGTACATCCTTCCGCAATAAGTTACTGAAAGAAACATATTAATGAAGGAGAATTAAAAATAATACCTCTATTTTCTCAAGAAGAACATAAATTATCTCATATACAAGAACAAATGATTTTAGGTAGTCTTTTAGGAGATATGAATATAGGAATTCCTAGAAAGAGGCATCCTACTTGTAGATTAGCTATAGTACATTCTGCTAAGCAAAAAGAACTTTTTATGAAAAAAGTGGAAATTCTAGGAGAGTTTATGGGATCTTATAAAGAAAATAGTTATTTTGATAAAAGAACAAACAAAACATACTATACTATTAGAGGTAATAGCAAATCTCATAATATATTTAATAATATATACAATACTTTATATATTAATAACATTAAGACAATTACTCAAGAATATTTAGATATGATAGATCATCCTATCGCATTAGCATATTGATTCATGGATGATGGATGTTACGAGGGAATATTAGCTACAAATGGTTTTACTGAGAATGAGGTAGATTTATTAAAACTTTGACTGAAAGAAAAATGAAATATTGATACAATTAAGAAAGCATATAAAAAATACTTTACTTTAAAAATTACAAAAGAGTCTAGGCCTTCATTTGATAAGCTAATATCTCCATATATAATTCCTTCTATGCAATATAAATTAAAATATATTTTTACATTGTCGGTCTAAAATTCCGTGAACTGCGGGAATATGGTTAGAGCTTTTAACTACCAACTTATCATAGTAATATAGATAAGGGCTGAACTAACTACTCAGAAATGGTAAAAAGGTTAATTGATTCCACAATCCGCAGCCAAGGGTCCTTATAGGATCAAGGTTCAACGACTATCCCTTTGTGGAGTAGGACTTAAGCAAGTTCGAAGTGCGGAAATCACATATGTGATATGATATAGTCTAATCCTTATAGAAAGTATAAGGCGAATTTATGGAAGCGATAAATTCACAAAATAAAATTGAATGCAAAGGAATTAATCCTTAAAAAAATTAATGCAGATACAAACTGGGTAGATATTTATACTATTTCTCTTATGTTAGGTGAATCACTAGATGAAATTGGTAATTTAATGATTGATGATGATATAACAGAACTAGTAAATGATTTTACTACTAGTATGTTTAGTGATGAACAGAACTATGATAAAGTTCGTTATGTTGCTGATAAAGCATATACCTCTGAAGGAGAGAAAAAAGAGAAATATCTACAATTGCTGGATAAAGTTATATCTGCGGATGAAGTACGTATCTTAGGAAAGATACTTAAAATTAATCAAGGTCTTCCTACAAACACTTCTGATTTATATAGTTATATTAAATCTATTGAAAAATATATAGAAAGTAGGTTTAATAGACAAATACTAGAAAAACAAGAAGAATATTTAAGAATTGAAAAGGAGTTAGAAAAAACTTGATTAACTCCTGAAAAGAAGGAAATATTAAAAGAGGAACGAAGATTACAAAAAATATATCCAGAATTAGAAGAAGGGTCTTCATTATATAATTTCTATAATAAATACAATTTAATATATGAAGATATAAATGGTAATATTAGACATGGAGATTTAGAAGCCAAACTAGGTAAACCTAAAGAAGCTATAAAGGCTAGACAAGATTACTTTAAGTCTAGAAAAGAAATGGCTAATATCTGGCAATCTTTTGACTTAGTTAGATTTATTACCGATCCAATCTATAAACAGGAAAGTATTGAAAAATATGAACAAAATAAGGTTAATTTTAATATTTTGGAAGTAATCAGTACGGTTCCCCATTTTAGAGAAATGTTTAATGTTCTTGCAATTAACAAGAGTGTTCTTAATAGTTTATCATCTAGAAATAGGTTAGAAGATATAATTCTAAACCAACTTAGTAGGAACTTTGCTGGAGTTCGTATGGATGTAAGCAAACCACTAAATAAACTTGAAATTAGAACTATAAAAGATCAGATAGATAAGTATCTTATTAGATCTTGGATTATTAGTAAAGGAATTGAAATAAATGTTCCCGCTAGTCCTAAGAATCCAGCTCCTTATATATTAAGATTAGATAATGAAAATAATATTAACAAGTTTAGAAGTTATGTTGAAAACTACGCTATTCCTTTATTAAAGGATAAGTTGAAAAATAATAAGTTTGTTCAGCTATTAACTTTTGGACTAAGACAAGGAGTTCCATTCTATAAGCTACCACTTAACATGGTTCAAGTTGATAACACTCAGAAGACTAGGGCTTTATACGAAGAAGCATTATATGCTTTTAATAACCTTAATAAGGTCAAAATAACTGGTATAGATATGAACTTAGTGGATATGTTTTATCTATATAACTTAGTTGTTAATCAAGATAAATTTGGTCCTAATTCTATGACTAGGATATTTGAAGACTTAGTATCATCTGGTAATGAAGATCTTCTTATATATGATTTTAATAATTGAATTGATAGTCAAAATATTGAAGACTTAGTTAACAGATTTAGAACAGAAGAAAATAGTATTAGGTTTAATTTAGTAGAATCAACTCCTATTGTAGATGACACAAATTCTGATATTGGATTTAAAGAAACTCCTTTAGAAGAGGATATTGAAGAGGCTCAATATGAAGAATTAGCAGATAATCCTGTTAAAGAAAATAATGAAGTAGCTGAATATTATCAAACTAACCCTTCAACTAAATCAAAACTTATAACAATAATTAAAGAGTCTAATTTAAAAGGACTTCACATAGTTACAGATTCTGATTTAGTTAATGAAGATTCTACTACTAGAAATGCTAGGGGATTTGTGAAGAATGGTGAAATCTATATTAATGTAGATAGAGCCGAAGATGATACAGTAGTCCATGAATTTAGCCATTTGTATTTAGCAGATGCTAAAGTAAATAGTCCTAATGAATACTATTCAGTACTAAGTAGAGTTAGAAATACAGGTACTTGGAAATATATGAGAGAGATACCTGAATATCAAAATAAAAGAGGATCTGATTTTGATGAAGAGGTTCTAGCAACTTTAATTGAGCGAGCATATAATGAGGGATTAGGAGGAGTAGATTATGATGTTGCAATAGATGCTCTGAATCTTACATCTCCAGAATTTAAATCATTTATAAAATCTGATATTCTACCATCATTAGGAGAGACATTAATAGAGAATTATAAGGTATCTCAAAAGATAGCTACACTTAAAAATAAGCTCATCAAAGATAATATTATTAAAGAGGATTGTAAATAATGGAATGTACATATGAAACTACAATAAACGGTAAGAAGATAAAGTTCAGCTCCGAAATGGAGCTGGACAACTTCTTATCAAGTAAATTAGCAGATTATCAAATAAACGAATCAGATTTAACTTTTCAAATTAATCCTATAGATAGTACTATAGAGAAGGTAAATGCTATTACAAGTAAAGTTAAAAATGCTTCTATAGAATCTGTAATTATAAATGATGATGGAGATTCAGAAACTATACTTAAGATTCCTGACTCAATAGGTACTACTAGATTTATTACATCTAATGGGGATCCTTCTAATATGCAAAAGGAATTAGTTCCTCCTTTTAACTTAAATGATTTCTTAAAAAAAGAAAGAGAAAGATTAAGTGCAGAAGGAATGACTAAATCTCAAATTGATTCATATTTAGAAAAGTTACAAAAGTCTTGAACTCAGTTAACTGATTATGGTACTGAAATACATTCCTTATTTGAAAGTATTATTAATAATACTACATTCAAACCAACTAATTTGAGTGAAGAACAGGTATTACGTTTAACTGAAGAATTTAAATCCTTTATTGAAGATATTAAATCTAAATATGGTAAAAATGCTAAAATCTTAACAGAAGTTCCTATAATATCAGATAAAATTCATGAAGCATATCAATCAGAAGGAATTAAAAGTATTAATGGTAGAATTGATATGCTAGTTATTGACCAGAGAGGATTTGCTCATATTTATGATTTTAAAGTTTCTAGAAAAGAAGTAGGAATATGAGAGGATACTAGAAACATACAAGGATCAACTACATGGCACTCTACTAAAAAACGTTCTGTGGGGTATCAGTTAGGAATATATAAGAATATTCTAGCACAATATGGTATTACTGTAGGAGAAACAAACGTTGTTCCTATTAAAATAGATCCAGAATATAATGAAGATGGAACTATTAATAAGCTAAATGATGCTTATATTGATTTTACTAAAATAAAAGTAAATCCTAATGCTCCATATACAGAAACTATAAATACTATTCTTCCAGTAAAAACATTACTTGATGATATTGATCTTATAAACTCAATTCAGGAACCAATGACTAAATTTGTTCCTAATTATGCAGTAGAAACTCAGGTACAGAGAAATACAGTTACTGTGGATAAATACATTAATAATCCTAGAATTGTACACTATATTGATGACACTGACCCAGAACGAAAGTTTGGAAAATACTGAATTTGGAATAAATATAAGAAGAATCGTAAAGTATATGCTAAAACAGAGGAGGAACTCAGAGAAAAAGTACAAGAATTAGTAAATGAAGAAAATAAACATATTCACTCTGAAATGTCTACCTTAGCGGATACCATTCAACAAATTATTGAAGGATATGGATCCATTGATGACTTAGCTGCTGATAACCCATTTAAGTCTGATTATTGTAAAAAGATATTTAGAAAATATTTAGTAAAAAAGAGTGAAACTGACTATGGATGAACTTTTCAAAATAATCCTAAATTTATAGCTGCAGGTATATTTGTATTTACTAAGGATGGTAAAATGGAAATAATATCTGTTACTCATAATGATATTCATTCAGTTGTTAATTTAGGTCTTGGCAAATCTATTCAAGGAGCAACTAAAAAGGATAGTGATATTGATAGTCATGTAATAATGCAAGCATCTAACGGTAATATTGACCTTGTTAAAGTTATGTGTTTATTAAATAATATGCCTGAGGTACTTAAAGGATACAAAGTTAATAAAATAGAATCACATAATATTTGAATTCAAAAAGGTACTGAGACCTATTTAGAAACTCTTTTAGATAATTTTTCTGAATTATGCAGGATACATGGTATTACCAATAATCTTACATCTCAAAATTTTGCAACAACATTAGAAGCAGCTGTAAATATAATAAGAGACACTGCAGGTGAAGAATTACTATCTCACATGGGTAATTGAGAATTTAATTTTAGTCCTAATGATATTGTAAATGGAGTTCCATTCATCTTGCAGAAAATGGAACAACTAAGAAAATTAAAATCTGCAGATGGCCTTCGTACTGCTTTAAGAGAAGGCAAATGAAATTTTGATGATCCTATTCAGCTAGCATATATGTTATTAGGCAGAGCACTAAATAAACTTAACGGATACTCTATTTATATTGAACAAGATCCTAAATTGTGAGTAAATTTTTCTAGGGAAGGATGATACACTGGTTCATATGTGAATAGTGCTAGTAACTCTTCTTCTAAAAATATTCAAACATTAAGTAAAATATTTTCAGTAGCAGAAGCTCATATTAGAAGGAAAGAATTATCATACAAACCTAGGATTAGTAAAGTAGTTAAGGCTTTATATGAATACAATCACAGAAATAGACTTATTGGAGGTGAGGTTAAGTTTTTTGATAACTTATTTGTTAAGGATACAAACGGTAATATAGATAAATCATTTAGACTAAAAAATCCTTCAGATAGTAGTTTGGCTAAGGAAGAATCTGACTTTATTAAGATGTTTCTAGAGATAGTAAATGATTTTAGATTTGATGGTAATCAAAGTAAAATAGCTAAAGCCATTGAAGACGGTTCTTACTATGAAGTTCCTGTTTCTATGGGAAGTACATCTACTCAAATCCACAATAAAGGATATAAACAAGCCTTTACATCTAAATATAATGAAGCTTTAAACTTTCTAAAACTTCTTCCTGAACAAGAGCAACAATTTAGGGAATCAAAAGGAGAGCCAAAGGTATATAATAAATATAGATTAAATGGACTTAGTAGATCTGATTTAATTGAAAATTATGGGATAGATGGTCTAGAAACTCAACTTGAAGATTTGCTATTAAATGTCATCCATACATACACAATGGAAGAAGTAATGAATGAATATCTTCCCAGACTTCAAGGTATTAAGATTGCCTTACAATATCAAACTGGGATGTTTGGAGTAGTTACTGATCATGTTTTAGAATATATAGATAAATTTATTGATGCTAACGTTTATAGTAAGCCTATTATGGCTAAAGAATTGCAAGGTGCATATAAGATGTTATCTGTAGTTAAATCAATAACAACAGCTACCGCTCTCGGTTTAAATCTTAGATCAGGTATTCGAGAAATGATGCAGGGAATGTGAATACATCTAAGTAGAACTATGGCAGAAGCTTATGGAAAGGATCAGTTTACTAAAAAAGATGTTGCTAAAGCATGGGCTATTATATTTAAACAAAGTGTTAAAGATATTAATACTTTAACATTAATTGATGCCTTAAATGTGGATTATGGAATGGCTAACGCCGATCCCCATCAAGTCCAAGAGAGACTAAGTTCATCTAAAGCAGGTATTAAAAATTTAGATTCTGATTCACTATACTTCTTTAATAGAGTACCTGACTCGTATCATAGAATGGGATTATTAATTGCTAAGATGTTGCATGACGGATGTTATGAAGCTCATAGTATTGTCAATGACCAACTTATCTATGATTTCAAAAAGGATAAAAGATTTAGTTTATTGTCTGATTCTAAAGCTGATAAGAATTCTATAGAGTATAAAAAGCAACATGCTTTATATACTGCTATGAGAGAACAGTTTAATAGAGAAGGATGAAATATCCAAGATGGAGATGATTTACCACGGGCTTATACTATTCAAGAAGGAACTAGTATTAAATCGTTTGCGGAATTATGCTTTGGGCACTATGATAAAAGTACGCAAATGCTTATGAAACAAATGTTTCTAGGTGCTATGATTCTACAATTCAGAACATTCCTATCAGCTAAGTTTGAACAGTGGATATTAAAGCCAGATACTTATAATCAAGGTCAATACACTGAAAAATTTGATGAAAATGGAGTAAGATATATTCGTATATTTACATTTGATGAAAAAGGAATTCCATCTGTTAGAATCGGTCTTGAAACAGAATTAAAACCTGATGATATTTGGGAACCTTACATTGAATGGCAAGGCAGATTTATGGAGGGAATTGCATATTCAATAATTAGTTTTGGAAAAACATTATACAAGTTAGATTTTAATGGTTTTAAAGAACTATGAAAAAATCCAACTAAAAGAGCTAATTTCTATTTATTCTTACATGATATGATCTGAATGTCTATACTTATGTGAATTGTTAAAGCTCTATTTTTATCTGAAGAAGAAGATCTTGGACCTGTGGGTCATTTAGTAGGTACTTCATTATATACATCTTTTTCTGACGGGCCAATTACTAATATTATGGCTTCAATGTTTGGAGATTTAAATCCACCTATGCATAGCATAGTTGTGAACTTATATAGACAAACTTCTGGAATAATTACAGGAGATGTTAATTTATTTGATGCTGGTGTCAATTCATTTGGAGCATTAAATAGTTTAAAATATATTGGTGATCAGTTAGAATAAAAAAAGAACCCCTTTGTCGTACGCATAGTACAACAAAGGGGTATTTTATAAATTTATAGTTAATAGATTACTTGGGAATTAACACCATGTTCATTCTTTTACCTTCCAACTTTGGTTTAGATTCAACTTTAGCAATATCTTCAAGATCCGTAGTCAAACGTAACAAAAGAGATTCTCCCTGATCTTTAAACATAATTTCTCTACCTTTAAACATTATGTATGCTTTTACTTTAGCTTTTGAATTGATAAATTCTCTAGCATGTTTTAGTTTAAATTGATAATCATGTTCGTCTGTCTGTGGACCAAATCTTAGTTCTTTAACTATAACTTTCGCTTGACCTGCTTTTAAGACTTTTTCCCGTTTTTTCTGTTGGTATAGAAATTTCTGATAATCTTGAAAAATACATACTGATACTTGGTTTTTATTGTTATCAATATATACTGATAGTTCAATTAAATCAGTATTAGTATCTACAGCCTTCCTTAAAGCATCAGAAAGAGAAATTAACTCCCCGCTATCTTTTATTCTGATAATCTGAGAGTTAATTTCATAATTTATAGAGTAATTTTTCATTTACTTCTTTACTTTCTTATCATTATTACATACTGTACAAGTACCTACTCCAGTTTTTTCATTTATATTAAAAACTCTTTTAAATTTGCCGTAAGTAGTATCTTGAAACTTGTGAACAATATTATTTTGTGTACAGCTGTTACAGTATTTTATTTCTGTATTTGCCATTTTTATATATTTTAAAATTAATTATTTAAGTATTTTAGAAGCTAAATCTGAAACTTTATTAAATAGATTCTCGATACTTCCATCATTATTAATGATATAATCAAATTTATTATTTTGAAATAGTTCTATTACTTCACTTTCACTACGATGAGACCCTGGAATTTGATTTCTGTCTATATAAATAACTATTCCATTATTATTTTTTACTTGTTCATATTCATTAATAAATCTTAAATCTGATATAATAATATTATCTTTATCTAATAAAGTTCTTAGTACTCAGAAGTTATTTCCAAAATATTCTCTTATTATTTCAGTTCCAAATATTTGTAAAAGTTGTCTAATACTAATATAATAGTTTGATATAACATTTAACTTTTTTGATTTTATCATTCTGCTTAGTTGCTTATCTGTGATCATTAGATTATTATCAGGAAAAGCTGTAATATGGATACTCTGTAGGTTAATATATCAATTCTCCTTGAAATCTCTATCATTAAATTTTTCAACTGGAACATTAATTAAAACAGATAAAGCTTCCTTCATTGAAGAGGCGAAACTTGTGATTTCATATTTAGATACAATAAAATCATATACTAGGCAATACAACCAATATTGTCTCATTCATTTGGGAACTGAAAGACAATATCTTATCATATGGGCAGTTAAATCCTTACCAGAATTTTTAAGCCCAGAAATTGCTATAATAGTCTTCATTAGTTATTCAAGTGTAAATTTAGCAGTAAAGTTCATATTAGGATATGAATCCTTAAGGGACCCATTATACACTGAATATAACTTTTTTATAATGCTGTCCTTAATAAAGTTTCTAGATAGTTCTTTGTCTTTGCTGTTAGTACTATTTAAGTACAATTTGTCTATTATATAGTTAATAAACCCCTCATAAACTTCTTCTTTTTTTATCTCTAAAATAGATAATATATAGTTAAATGACTTAGAATTATAAATGTTAGATTCTTTAATAATTTTCCAATTGTGTAAGAGATAAATACTAATTATGCATTGGTACTTTTTTATATTATACGAAGATAGAAGCTTTATACCTAAAGTAATATCATCAAGATTAGTAGATAATATCATTTTACCTAAGCTTACAACACTATCTTCTGTTAATTCAAGTTGATTATTAGCAACAATTTCATTTAAATCGGAATCATACATAATATCTGAATATTTTGTTTGTAAATTTTCGATAAATTCAACTTCTTTAATATTAGATAGTAAAACTACAGAACCATAATATATTTGTTTACAATCGTTTGGTAACACAGATCCATTTATTAACATAGAGGCCCATCCATATAGTCCTTCAAGATTTGGATCTTTATATTTGTTAAATACAGAGTTGAAATATGAAGATTTATTAGGGTCTAAAATCTTATCTATAATATAGTCTATAAAATAATAGCAGTTTTTACTTGAGGAATACAAAATTAAAACGTCCTTAATCTTTTTAGATGATACTAACGATGATACTTCATAGGTCTCAAAAGATATTTTATCGCTTATAACAATAGCATCTGCTTTAGATGGGTCTAAGCAACGTTTAATATTAGTTAAACTAAGGTTACGTCGTGGATATTCACTGGTAGGATCAAAATATATCTTTTTTAAGTTAAGTTGACTACTAATTCTATGCTTAGAATTAATTTTATTATTAATACAAGTACTATCTCCAAGATATATACCTTTTGCAGTCACAGGTGTAGTAACTATTTTACCATTCTTATAGTATAGATAAGAAGAACTATAAAAATCAGCATTATACCAAATATAACTGTGTTCAGTGTCTCCAAAGTCGTTTAATCATACCAGATCTGTTAAACTAGCATCCTCAACATTAGTATCAAATCTTGTTTTTTGGTTATATATAATATATTTTATATTATTTTTATTAATATGTAATAACATTTTAAATAAGTTTTGCAGCTAATTTTGGGTTAAGTAATAGTTTATTACATTTACCAGGATAGTGTTTGTTTAGTGTTCTTACTAGGCTAAAGAGTAGATCTTCAGTTAACAATAACTTATCATTATCAACTATCCTGAGAATACGATCTATAATTAGGTCCATTTTACACTCAGGTTTACTAAGATATAATAAGCTATAATTTATAAATCTAGTGGTAATTACAGAAGCTATATCGGCACGATACTTACCTTTATCATATAATTGATTCTCAAGTATCCTTTTAATATCGTTCCAATCCGTATTAACTAGTTCTTCTGGGGAAGGAAGTTTATCTAATTTATTAGCTATGAATGTAGTAAATAATCCCCCAACAATATCATCACTATCAAGAAAACATCCAGAAGCTATTTGCAGAATAAAGTATAAATTCTCAGGTTTAGACCAATCATCAATACTAGAAATAGTATTAATAAACATAGTATAATTGCGAGCATTAATTTTAGACTGCCTAGATTTTGAACGGTCCATTAATTCATCACTATAAAGAAGCATAAAGTTAATCGCCTGATTATTATACCCTTTTTCCTCGGCATATTTAGCCCAATCATATTTATCAAACTTAATGTTAAAGTTTAACATACGGGTTTTTATAGCCTCATCAATTTCTGTTACATTAAAATCTCCCCCTTCAGGATTAGCTGTTAAAATAACAGTACTATTAGGAGGTAATTTCCAAGAGAAATATTCTTGTCTTGATATAAGCTCCATAATAGCAGCCAATACAATTGGAGAGCTACGATTCACATCGTCAAGATTCAAAATTGTAGGTTTACTTAGATCAATACTTTTTATCCATTCTGGAATTGCATAGCTCATTCTAGTTTCCTCAGATATTTCCCAACCTGCTTTACTATAACTTTCTATAAGTTCTGCAGTTATCCATCTACATTCATCATTTTTACATACATAGTGCTCTTTAATTGGCCACCCGCAAATTTCTCCTGGGTCTGAAATTTGACTAAGGTTTTTCTTGATGTAATTAGCACCAATTTCACTAGCTATTTGTTCGATTAAACTCGTTTTACCTATACCAGGAAGTGAAGTAAGTTGAACACTTATTGGAAATTCTCCTCTTTCTTGGAGAGATCTATTATTGTTTATAATATATTTTAAAATAGGTTTTATTTCTCCTAATGTTAGTTCCATATTTATTACGGTATTAATACAGTTATTCCTGGAAACTTCTGAGATTTATTCCCATCAGATGTAATAATCCAGATTAAGTTTTTACAAGTTGAAAATGTAAATTTAGATAAGTAACCATCAGTAAATATCACACAAGAACTAAATTCTTTGTGTTCTTTATAGAAGTCTAGAGCTGGGCAAACATCAGTACCTCCACGACCAATAAATTCAAATTTACTTTTTTTATCATATTTACATATCTTAGTGATATTAGTATCACACTCTATAATTGTTATATCTACACCTGTTTTATATATATGATTAACTTCAGATATAAAATTAGAAAAGTCATTCATATTTATAGAACCTGAAGTATCAATAACAACACATATGTTTGGTTTTCTTTTTAAACGAGTTCCTCTAGCATCAGGTAATCTTTTTGAAGGTCTCATCCTAGTTAATTGTAGATCACTACTAATAGAATCTCCAACTACTCGTCTAAAATAGTTTCTCCAGTTAAAAACTGGAGGATTATTTCTTATTTTTTCAAGTATTTCTTTTAATTCTCCAGGTATGTGGCCTACTTGTTTATTAACAAGAGCTTCTGTTTCTTTTAACTTAGACTTTACTTGATTTTCATATAATTTACGTTCTGCTTCCGATATATCTTTAGGCCACATATCATGATTATCTATACTTTTAAAGTCGGCTAATCCTTCAGTACCAGGGATACATTTTTCAGGGTGTTCTTTAACAAACTTTTGTATTTCATTATAATAATATCATGCCCCTCTATTGGGCTCTAGGTTCTTTCCAATTAACTTAGAAAGATTCTGTAAAGTAACACACCCATCAGGCAATCCTGTAACTATTTGGTTCACAACTACATCTGTTGCTATATTCATATTATAATGATTATCTGCTTCGAAATCATCAGTAAGATGAAATAAACATATGTGTACTAACTCATGGGTGAGCACAGCAATACATTCAGTATCAGTAAGGTTATTCCAAAATGTTTTATTTACATATAATGTAAAATTGATACCATTAGGACCTACAGCAGCTGTTTTTACAGGATGGTTATCACTAACAATCTCCTTGCGTAGATTTAGCAAGAAAAGTCCATAAAAAGGTTTCTGAATAAGAAGCTCTTTACATGCTTTAATTAATTGCATATTCTATTTCATCTTTATTAAGCCAACGTTTAAATGTTAATCTAACAACGCCTTTTATAGGTGCATCTAACATTTTATAGTCAGCATTACATTCATAAAAAATCCTAGGATTGTTGGTATCATAAGTCCAACAAATCCCAGGATATTCGTTAGTTAAACAATATTTTCTCATTAGTGTTGTTTACAATATATTACGCCTTGATAACGGCTATTAAAGCAAAGATTACATTTTCTGCAATCTCCTTTACATCTTACAGCATTATTTGGTAAATTATTAAATTGAAACTTATCTACACAGAAAAACCAACGGTGTGCTTTAATATTTGGAGAAGAAGAATTTACTATAAAGTGAACTCCGCTAAAATTTAAGTCCTCTCTACAGGTATAACAATATGTTTTAATTCCAAAAACTTTATATAACCATCGTCCAATATTAGATCACCTGTCAACAGACTGTTGATCTGGAAAATCACCCGCTTCATTAAGTCTAACGTATTTAATCTTAACAGGAGCATTTAATATATAATACATTAGCATGTCCTTAAGATCTTTATCATCCCACAAATACATGTATGACTCAATCAATGTGTTTTTGTGCAAGTATGCTTTATATATACGTTCACATTTTTTAGCATAACATACTTTACTACATCTACAGAAGCCTAATCTTTCCGAAGGACAATGTACTGCAGATGTAATATTTACTATGAGTGTTTCTTTTGGTAATTTGGCATTCCCATATGAAAATACTTGCATATTACCTAAGCCTCATCGCTCTTGAAATTTAATAATATTCGTATTCATCATAGTTTTCATTATAATAGTCTTCATCTCCAGTATCATCTCCTATAGGATTATTAAACCCATATTTAACGGCAGTTGCTTTGAAAAGAGGTAATCCATAGTAGGCATAATTATCATTAGACCAATTTTCCAAACCTTCTTCAAGGATCCAGTTCCACATCTGCACCACCTCAAACATTAGACTCGAAGAAATGCCTCTTTTATCTAAGGCTTTCTCAAAACCAAAAGCAACATCTTCTTTAAGCTGCTTCAGTACATTCTCTCTGGTAAAAGGAATAGTCTTTTTATCCCATTCTTCCTTAGTTACGTTATCTTGAAGAGTTAGACCACAAAAAGGAAACATTTCAAAGGGAATGAATTCTGCAAGTCTATATAAATCTCTTCTATCTATCGTAGGACTTTTATATGCTACTTTAATCTGTTCAAGTGTTTTCATCTTCTATATGTTATATTTTAGCTGTCATCTTTAGATAATTTGATGTTAGTACTTGATAATATATCTTCTTTATCTTTTGTTAAGTTTAAATTTACCACAACGTAAAGAACCACTAAGCCCTAAATCTAAACTACCATAAACATAAGATTTATAGAAACTTCCATATGGGTTAGCCTCAAGACTCCAATCCTCTAAAGCTCCAATCTGATACATAATACTATCTATATTATCAATAGGAATCATCGGTAAATCTAATTCTCTATTACTAGAATTGAGAAATTCTTCTATTAGTTGTTTAATCGTTTCCATCTAATAAGTTTCTTTTAATAAACTCTTCTTTTAAAGGAATAGCTAGTTCACGAGCTTGAGGATGTGCAGCTTTATCAGTTCTAAGTTTAAAGAATCCTCTCCACTGTTCAATAGTACCAGTCATAATTAATTCTGTTTTTGTGCACAATGGAAGAATTTCTCTAGCCTCTTGAGCTTTACAACCTCTGTTAATAAGAGCTTTATAATTCACTTCAGCTGATTCACACTGAGATAAGAAAATGTCAACAGAGTCTCCTTCAAAATGTTTTAGTATGGTATTGGGAATATTATTTTTATCTGCAGCATCTACCCAATCGTTATCCCAATATTGATATCTAGCCTCCTTTAAATCAGTCCAATAAGGAATAATAAACGTAAGTTCGTTATTAAATTTATCGGAATTGTAATTGCAATATCTTGTTGATTGTTCCGCAAATGATAACACGCGATGACGACAAAACTCACGACTTATAGAAATTGGAAGAATAAACTTTACTGTAATTCGTTTTTCATGATATTCAGTAGGTTCACAGAGATGTTTTAAATCGTCAAGCCAGCCATTTTCATATAAAACTCTGTAATTAGTTGTGATATGATAATTACCATAAGAATCTTTATTAATAACTGAGTAAGAATTAGAAAGGTATTGTTTAATTACCCAATTATCACCTATTATATTGTAAGCATGATCCTTATGAATATAAAGATATACAGTGCCATGTTCAAGCATTGCGGTATGCTGTCTATCCTTAATCATATTAACAAACTTCTCTGCAGAATCTTCTGTAATACGATCCTCTGATTTGTAGCATGAACGCCCCGCCAATTCTATTTGTTTATATATACCATCTAGTCCTGGGGCCTGATCAAGTATCTCAAAATTACTCTTAATAAACCTCACTATCGACGATATTTAGGAGCATAGGTCACAGTTGGGATCTCTATATACTCTTCTGCAAATGCAGGAATGTTATACTCTTCATAACCTACCTTACTGCGATCATTAATAAGACCAGTGATAGCTACAAAACCGTTATCACACCTGTAAATATTAGTAGTAATATCAAAGTTACGGTGCTTTGAAAAGTTATAATTTTCTACTACAATATCAGATTTTCCAAGTTCTACAGCTTTAGCTGCAGAATTAATAGAATAAAAATCATTATTATTAATTTCTGAGATAATTTCTTTTACTTTCATATTTAAAAATTAATTTTGTCAAGTTGTTCTGTTAATACTTCTTCAAAATAGGTTCCACCGTTATAGAACTTAAAAATATACCTATATTTACCATCATCAACTTGCTCTATATTAACAATATTATCTTCTTCGGGTATTTCAGTATTTCTAATAACAAAGAGTCTATTAGATCTAGTTACAATACATTTAGGATAACCGTCTTTATCATAATATAAAGTATAATTTGGATGTTGCTCTTCACTACTAAGATTAATATTATTACAATCCATTCAAGTACTAATATCGTGTGTATTAAGTTCTACTATTTCTCCTATATGGGTTTCTGTATAGCTCATTTTATTTTCTACTAATTTTTTGTACAACATATCTAGTAAATCCTGAATTTTATCTAAACACTCACGTGGAGTATATTCAGAATTAGTACTATTTTCATCTACATATTTAATTTTAGAATCTTCTGTGACCTTTCTAAAATATAAGGAATAATCGCTCCAATGGTGGTACATATCTCCATTTATATCAGTAATGCATCCATCTGCATTAGAAGTATAAATATATCCTGATTTATAAGCAGTATTTCCACTATCCATTATAACTGTATTTATACACAGAAATTTATCTCCTCTTTTGATATCCATATTGTTATACTTTTATTGGGTGTTCTCTTACTTCTAGGGTAGAAATAATATCACCATATAAATAGGTAAAATACACATAATCTAGTTCATTAGAACTATCTTCATAGTTTGAGACTTCCTCTGTGTTAGAGTTGTTATCTCCAAACTCCTTTATTTTATCATTAACTTTACATTTGTCTGCTAACAATAAAGTTTGTATGATATTAACATAATCACCAACACTATCTCAATAGTATATTAATTCATATATTTTCATAATATTAGTGAATTCAATAAGTAGGTAAAGATCCATCAGGTAAACGAGAAATTTCTGCATCTAGTTTACATCTAGTACAAAAGTAAGCACCTGCTTCTATCATACAATCGTAAAGTTTTTGTGCTACTTCCTCAGCTATTTCTTCAGGAGCTTCTACATTTGCTTCCATTATATGTTACGAATACACCGATTCCGTGTATTCTCTTATAATTTCTTATAAGATCGGACTATATCTTATGCTAAATAGCATCTAGGCATTTCAGTTCCTCTTGGAACTTACGTCATATAGACTAGTCTCTGAACCTTCTCAATACTATATAGAGCTTGGCTGCTGATTATCTACGACTTTACGTTTAGACTTTCCAGCAATTAACCTAGTTTTACTACGACAAAGTTATTTATCGTAAGGAGTTACACAAATCTTTACTTTATTAAATAAATTATTTTCTCTTAAATATTTAAAGAAATTTATAAGACTCACTTTTGAACATAATGCTCCTGAATTTTGAATTGGATAGTTCACGCTTTGTTTGTCAGAGGATGATCTTCTTTTAAAGAAGTTTTTAACCTTCTGGACAGTATAGCTTTTTGGATCGGATTGTTTAAGATCTCTATAGTAATCCCAAAATCCTTTTTCTTGGAAAGATTTATAATCTTTAACTAAGGCATTATAATCATATATATAAGCTTTATGACCTGTTTTTGGATTTAGTAGAATATATCCTTTTTCCCACCAATCTTGTTTTCTAAATTTTTGATATGCAGCAAGACCTGAGAAACCTGACATATACTTATCATATACATCTTTTGCCTTTTCTGGAGATATTCCATAGTTCCTAACTAAAGTTGAATCATTACCAGCATAATTAAAGCAAAACTCATACCCTTTTGCTAACTGTCTAAGTTTGTGATACTTAGCTTTAATTTCGGTTATTGGAAAATCATTTGGAATTTCATCAAATACAAGCCTTGCTGTTAGAGAATGAAGGTCTTTACTTCCTTCAGTTAGTTCTTTGATCATTGCTTTATCATTAGCTAATGACGCCATAATAAAGCTTTCTTGGCCCGAATAATCAATACTAATCCATCTATTTCCGTCTTCTGCAATGAAACATGCTCTAGTTTCAGCATCTGCTGGAATATTAAGAAGATTAACTAACTGAGTTCCATTTTTTTCTTTACCACCAGATGATATACGAAATGTGTCTGTGCCAATTGATTGATATCTACTTTGTACTCTGCCACTAACATCATTTATTTGGTCTAAAAAATTCTGTCCATAAGTAGAAGTTAATTTAACTGCTTCTTTATAATCAAGATAAATAGGAATAAGACTACATTTATCTTTCTGAGGTCCCAATACTTTTGCATTTAAACTATCTTTTTCTTCTCCTTCTTTTCCAGTTTCAACATCTATTCCTAAGCTTTTAAATATAGGGATAAGTTGAGTAGTACTGTTTCAATTAAGAGTAACAATAGGTTTAGTATTAAAACCTGAAAAAAGATCACCTTGAATATTCTTAGAAATGTATTTAGAGTGTGGCATATTAGAAATTAACCAATCATCTAGCATTTCTCTTGCTTTTTCCTCTCTTTCTTTATCTTTCTTCATTTTAGCTGTTCATTTATCCTTATCTAGTTTTATACCACAATACTCCATATAGGCTAAAGGCAGAATAAATGCATTTTCATATTTCACTGCAATTGTTAGATTTTTTTCCTTTAGTAGGGGTTGCTGAAAATTCATAATATCTTCTAGATAAGCAGTATCTTCTGCAGCATATTTAACTATTTCGTTTGTTAGACCTTGGTATATAATCTTTCCTCTAATAGATTTATCTAAATCAACTCCACAATACATTTGGCCTAATTTTTTTAAATTCATCTCTAGCTTATATGAAACAGCTCCAGAAGGAGATATGATTTGAGTGTATCTAGGCTCTTGAATCCTTTCTCATACTTCAGGACTAAGTACAATTGGATATCCATTTCACATAACTTTTTCTGCAATATAAACATCATATATTCTTTTTGGCCATATATTATTTCTATACAAAAAAGTTAAATCAAATTTTGCATTAGCATAAATTTGTAACCTAGAATCATCTTCAAGATATTCTTTATAATTAGAAACATCCACAGTTAAACAGTCTACAACTACTTGAAATTCTTTACATCCCAACTGAATAGTTTTAAGATGGTCAGATCAACACGACAAACCTGAAGTCTCGGTATCAATACCAACAGTCTTTAGGGGTTCTAGTAATCCTAAAGATCTTTTAACATCAATAATAGTGTAAGTATCATTAGTAAATAATTCTTGATTATTAGTAACTAAGTAAATCATTATACCTCATCATATGTTTGTTTAAATATATCTGGTTTACAAAGATAGATCTCTCCAATAATTCCTTTAATAATATAATCTCCAATATTAGCTTTTACAATACCTTTAAGAGTCGGTATGCCTAATGTATTATTATTATATTTTAAAAGAACCTCTCCAACAAATTCTGTAATTTCATCAACATTATTTCCTATATACTGAGCTGCTTCGATTATTACAGGTTTCTGTTTATATTTCTTTATCATCTTCTATAGTATATAGTTTATTAAAGGTTTCCTTTCTAAGTCAAAACTCATATCCATTTCAATTACAAAAGAATCCATCTATCCACTTATTCTCTCTATGTTGTATATCTATTTTTTTGATTTGATTTAAATAATCAAATTTTGTCATAGGTTGAACTTCAATTGTAAAATCTTTAACTTTAGCTTTCATTAGAATAAACTACTAACTATTACTCCTAGATATAATAGATTATGTTGTAATACTATACTATTTAATATACACAATCTATTATATATCTTTACATAAGAATCGTAAATTTTTAACATTTTCCTATTGATTTTAATCAGTCTTCTTCAACAAAGTAAGACATAGGGCCATATTGATCTAACCAATTCTCATCATTAATTAAACATGAATGTTCATTAAAATCTGGATGCTCCATTAATTCTTGAGATTCGGGCCATTCAACAATCACGTATTTTATCATTTCTGTTAATATTTATTATAATTCATTTAAATCTGATTGTAATATCTCAGGATAATATTTTCGATAGAACATTCGTATTGTATCTTCACCTACTTGTAAATCCCTATTTTTATCCCTTTTAACAGCTTCTTTATATGGAACAACTATTTCCTTATATTCTATATTTGCATCGAAATTTGAGGCTATTTCTTCCCATTTAGCCTTAGTTTTTGGATTAAGATTAGTAGCATCAATGATGACATTATACCCATTAGTTAAAGCCTCTTCGATCATTAGTTTTTCATAGATACTAATTAACTTTTCTCTAGAAGGTACCCAATAATCTCCACACATTAATCTAATATCATCCCGATTTATTCTAATCCAAGTACTCTTATCTTTCACAAATTCTTTTGCAAAATAGGTTTTACCAGATGCTGGAGGTCCAACAAGTACTAATAATATCTTATTCTCGTCTTTCATTACACTCTTTCCACATTTTGTATATAGGCTCAGAAATCGTTATAAAATCTTTAAGAGGATTAACAATTTTTCCTTTGAAAACGTCAATTCTATTTACTTTAGATTCTTTGATAATCTGAATTCCCCATAAACATTCTCTGGTAATATCCATATCTATATTAGGTAAATCCTTATTTATACCTTGTAAATAAGTTACCCTGGCAATAATATATCTTCTAAGTTTAATAATATCAGGTTTTTCATAAATATTTACATATTCTTTAATCTTACCTGATTTAGAAAGAATAGAACATACATACGGTAACAAACTACCAGATTTCATTCTTAAAAATCAATCATCTAAGCTAAAGAATGTAACATTATCATTTTTAGAAGTTATATTATCTCCAACAACAATATATTCATAACCTTCTTCATAAAAAGAACAAGGAATCTTATATATAAATTTGATATCCTTGTTCTCTTTTAGTTGCCTTATTTCTTCTTTAGTCATTATACTAATGCATCAAATTCTCCAGGAACTGCTAAAATATCTTCAATATTCTTTTTAACATAATCCTCAACCTTTATAGTTACTAAACCTACAACTTTTAATTTAATTTCATCTGGGATGAGGTAGGTAAAAATAATAGTATTACGGTTATCTATTCTTTTATATAGTGATAAATAAACATTTGGTATATATTCTTTATTTTCATCTAACATAAGAGAAAATTCTATAGAGTAAACTTTATTTTTTCTTAGAATTATACTCATATCTCTATATCTAATATAACCTTCTTCAACAGTTCAGGTGTTTAAAATAGTAAGTATTTGTTCGTTTGTTAACATATTATTCATATATCTATAGTACTTTATTAAGTTCTTCGGCTCCATATTAAGAATACTACTAACTTAAGTTTATAAGCTTCAATTTTACCAGGATCCATTAACATCTTTACTAGTACTTGATTTCATCTGATACTACATCTTTTGGTACACATTTTTTACAATAAGGGCTAATCCAGCCTCTAGTTATATATTTAGCTTTGGCCCCACAACATATACATGTTCTTTCTGAAAGTTCTTCGTACGTATTAATGATAGGATATTCACAACCATTTGGAGAACCATTAGAATACCAAGCAAGCATCCCAAACTTCTCCTTAATCTGCATAATCCTATACTTATATAGGTAATTATGCTTTTTGAGAACTTTCTTCAGATCCTTACACATCTGTATACCAAAAGCTTTCCTCCACCCAGTAGGCATAGCATCTAGTTCTGTAGATGTAGGGATAAAACAGATTCTGTTTATAATATTATCCCAAATAAAAATAATAGAATTGTACACTTTCTTATAGAGCTTATCTACGCAAATTTTGAGTGTTTTAAAAGCAAATCCATAATTATACTTTGTTATCTTATTTTTATGAACATGATATATAATATATGGATCATTAGTAAATATATTAGTAGAAGTAGTTATACCAGTAATAGTAAAGTCCTTTCCAACATGTTTCTGAAGATTAAATTCAAGCGGCGAATCAATGTATGTACTTTCAAATTTTAATATACCAGAAGGGGTTAAGTTAACATTGAAATTATATTTACCAACATCTCTAATGATAGAATTAAATTCAGTGCATTCTTTAGGGTCTTTATAAAATTTATATGATAAATTAATTTCAGTATAAGCTTTTTTGTAATATTTATTACTTAATTTCGCAAGCCAATTAGGACTTACTTGATGTTTGTCTGTAAATCTATTTCTAGGGTATAAAAAAGGAAATCTAATACACAAGTAGACACACTTAGGAATTCTAAGTATCCTATTTATTTTATATTTTAATCTATGAAGGTATTTCATCTACACATTTTTTAAAATCTAAAAACATCTTATTCTCCGAATGATTTTCAAGTAATTCATCTAATGATGATGCTACATCTGAAACTAATTCAGAATTAGGGTCAGAAAGGTAATCATATAGCTCATTAAATGTAGAGAACTTGTTTTTATCTGAACCTATAGCATACAACCATATTAACTCAGAGTTGTATTCTCCAAAGTATAGTTCCAATAAAATACATACAGTGCCACAAGCTAGTTGTTTTATTTCTATTAAATCTTTAGAGCACTTAGAATCTACAAACCGTGTTTTTTGAATGCATACTATTATAGCTAACAAATCTTCTCTGGTTAATTTATGTTTCATTATATATCAATTTTATATATTAAAGTCTTCATAATAAGTAGTTAGGAATAGGCTTATCTGCGGTAGTATAATTAAAATATTTAATTATTACTAGCTTTATATCTGATTTCGTCCTTGCAGTATCTCTTAAATAAATTAGTATTAAGTATTATCATCCTTTTGGTATATAATTAAATCACTTGTAGTACGACTACAGGCTACATATTGTAACTGCCGAAGTTCTTCTTTATTTGTACATCTCCAGATATTCTCCATATCTATCATTACAATAGAATATTGAGATGACTGTGATTTATGAGTTGATATACAATATCCATAATCTAGTGATTTACGTTTAATTATCCTATTATCGTATCTTAGATCAAAAGTAGTTAAAAATGATTCTGATAAATCATAATATTTACTCCATAAAGCATTAACTCTTTTTTTATATACATTATTCTTATCAGCATTAACCGCAGATAACCTAAGTCCTTCTAACCTATAAGCTAGATTATTAATATTTTTTTCTGAATTATCTTTAGATAATACTATTACTTTAAAAGTAGAATCATCTGATTTTAACCCTAATTCCCAAGCATTTAATTCTAAATACTTAGTTTTATTTACTGATGTTATAATATAATCACGAGAATTTTCTATTTTTAATCCTAAATAGTTAGTTGTGTCATAACCTGTTAGAACTTCTCCAACAACAAATTCTTCTTTATATCCTAAATATTCTCTAATTAATTTATTTAATGCGTTAATTCTATTATTAGTATAAGAAACTAATTTTATTAAATTAGAATCACTAAAATCTTTAGATATTTTAAATAAATAACTATACTTTTTAAGCATTTGTACAATATTGTTACATACTGTAATATTAGAATAATCATCAGAAATGCTTTTAAATTTATATAATGGCTTTTCTCTTAAATAATTTAATACTTTAGATAAACAACTTTCTTTTTGTCTATATATCTTATTTAGATAAATTGTTCTATTACTAAATGCTTTAGAAGGTTTATTTTCTTTTACAGAATAAAGCTGTTTAGGATCTCCTACAAATACTATCTTTGATGACTTATATTCTTTTAATAGTAAATCATATAGATCACTATTAATCATACTACACTCATCTACAATAAGAACATCATATTTATACACTTGATGTGATCTTTTGAAAGAAGTATCTAAAAAGTTAAATTCTAATTGTGAAGCATCAAAATTTAATACATTTAAATTAGGTCTAAGATTTAGTAGAGAATGTATTGTTAAAGCTTCTCTTCCTTTCATTCCTTTTGATTCTAATACTAATTTTGCCTTATTTGTTGGAGCAATAAAAGCAGTCCAGTATCCGTTATCAGCTAATATGTCATATAACATACTGGCAATCATACTTTTAGAAGTTCCCGCTGACCCAGTTAAACAAATGCAGTGTTCATCACTAGTTATAAAAGAAGTCAAATCGGATAATGCTTTTCTTTGAGCATCGTCCAATCTGACTTTGTATTCTTTTTCTAATTTATTTATATCATAATTCATTACTTACCTGTTGATCCAAATCCACCACGAGAATAGGAATCTAAATTATCAACCCATTCAAACTTGATTTTAGAAGTAAATAACCACTTAATTTTTTGCCAAATAGTAGCCTTCTGACTTAGTTGAATTCTAAATTGACAAATACGATCTCCCTTTTTAATAACAGTACGTTCTAAAGAAATTGCAGGAAATTTCCATTCATCATCATTTCCAGAGTAAGTATTATCGATAATTCCAAGGGAATTAGATTGAACTATTTTAAAATTCTTAAATGTACTGCTTCGAGGTACTATATGAGCCTCAAATCCTTTTGGAAGAATCATAGCAAATCCGAGTCGTATAAGACAACTATCAAACGACACATCTCTAAATCGCTTACCATTTAACTCATATTGTACCCCAGCTTGCGGTGCTACAAGTTCTATATCTTCGGCTGCATGGAGATCAATCCAATCTCCTTTTTCAATAATTTCAAATTTACTCCCTTCAATAATTTCTTTAACTTTAATCCTCATATATATATTTATTTAAATATTTATTTACAACGGATAGTATTTCATGTAACATATCCCACTCATCATCATTCAAATCAAGATATCTATCAGATACAAATTCTGCTATATAATCATCATTATATTCGTTATATCTGAAAATTAATATAGTATAACAATTTTCCTTTGACTTAAAACAGCTTTTGTGTACTCTGATAGAATGAGTTCCGTCTAAATAAAATTCACCCTGTTTTTCAAAATTTGACTCAGTGCCATAATAACTATTCGGATAATACTTTACAATTTCAAATGAAATATGTTTAGGTAATTCTCCAATATATGTACATGGTTTGAATTCTAAATTTTTTATTCTATATGTTTCCATACTTATATCTTAAATAAAATATTAGTTACAACGACTTCAGCCGCAGGACATACAGCTTACACATCCTGAAGTAGCAACCAATGGTTCCCCACATTCTGGACATACGTTTTTATTATCATGATTGGCATTTATTGAAGGTTTTGTATCTGGAACACTAATCTGCTCTTTTTGAGGAATTTTTACATTATCTTTTATAGCTTCTGTAATTACTCTTGATATAATATCTGGGCATGACAAACCATCAATATTAATTTTTCTAGCCTTACATGTACTACAAGCAGGACAATTAATTCCTCTTATCTGATCAATTATCTCATCGACTTTAACACCACTTCTAAGATTAAGAGAAATTAATCTTGTTACAGCATTCATGTTAGCTTGACAGATACCACCTTTAGATGTATGTGTGAACACTTCTACAAGATTACCCTTATTATCCTTATTGCAAGTTATATATAATGTTCCACATGCACATTTTTTACAAAAAGTTGCACCATGTGTTGTACCAAGTGTTTTGCGTGAAACTGGTGCAATGGAATCAAATTTGAAAGATTGTTTTTCTTCTTCAACTTTAATAGATTCCCCCATAATAGCTGGTCTACTATTTTCCCTAAATATCGTTAACCCTTTTAAACCAGCTTTCCATCCAGCTAAATATAATTTTTCTACATATTCTTGTGATGTATCTTTCTTAAGATTAATTGTAGAACTTATTGCTGTATCAATATACTTTTGTAATGCTGCTTGAAGCTTTATACGATCATATGAATCAATATCATATGCTGTTACAAGAATATCATCATCTATAGAAGAATTAGGAACAGAATCAAGATATTCTTTTACAATTTTAGCATAAACATCATATACCTTTTCTTCTTTATTAAGAGATACTGTTTTTCTCTGAAATTTCTTCATAAACAGGGGTTCCAAACCGCCCGATACTCCAAGCATAGTTGAAATTGCTTTTTCTTTAAAGACGTTCACAACACGTCTTTTACATACTATGTACTCTATATTACTATAGAGATGAGACTATATCTTATCATCAATATATATTTTATTTACATTTTGTTTTGAATGTACAAAACTATGACATTTATTACAAAGACAAACTAGATTATCAATTTGATTGGCTTGAGTTTTATTGTCAAAATATCTGTAATTACGTATATGGTGTACATCTAATTGTTTATGTCAATCATTTTCTGTTACACCACAAATTTGACAGGTATAATTGTCACGTAAACGAGCTTCGTTTCTAAAATGTAATCATCTTCCTGTATATTTTCTTTTACCCCCTTTTCATGTTGGTGAATTTTCACCAGTATAAATTTCAGAATAATGAGCTGCCATACAGTTCTTATCGCAATATACATATTTTCTACTTTTTAGTTTAGCTGGAATTACTTCTAGTTCTTTATGACAATAACCACATTCGGTTTTTATTCTAATTTTACTATCTTCTCTTAGCTCTTTTCGACGAATCTTTATACAGTCGTCACAATATTTTCTACCACGCTGGGTAATAATTTTTCCACAGCGTATACAGTGTTTTATTTTCTTAGCAGCTGCGTATGCGCACTTCTTAGAACAATAAGATAGTTCTTGTGAACGAATATACTCAAATTCTTTTTGACAATATGGACAAACTTTAGTTAGTCTATGTCCAGTTTCTCTTGCTTTTTGTTTAAATTCCTCTTTATATCTTTCATTAAGAGCTTTAATTTTTTCTTTCATTACAGATGTACATTTAGCATCTTCTCCTTTTCTTGTTTCAATATTATATTTTGCTAAATAACGACGAACTGTAGTTTGGCTAATATTAAGTTGTTTTGCAATATCCCTTGTTGACAGCTCTTCTTCAATATAAAGTTTTTCTAATTCTTCTTTTGTAAATTTTAGTTTCATATTTGATGATTTACCCGTTTCCATCAGCATACGTTTCTGATGTACTCTCTTTCGAGATAGTCGTTGAACGTTCTCCATATCCTTAGACTTAGGAGCTTCGCTGCTGATTATCTTTTATATTAAAATAATCCCTATATTGTAGAATTATAGTACAAGTATAGAACTATTTTTAATAAATTCCAAATTATTATTACATAAAAAATAGTTTCCTATTAATTTTTGTAAATTTAGAAAAAGATGTCCCAGCAATTAGGGTAATTTATACTGAGCCAATATCAAACCCAGTTGGCGCTATCGAAAGTAGTGAACAGTTTCTAAGACCAAATTTTTTCATTTTTTCAAGTTCATCGCTTGAAAAGGCTTCTTTCATTATACTAGATTCAAATACCTTGTCTGAATAGCCAGGAAATGTTCCAAGTTCTTTAGCAAGATCATATGAGGTAAATACAGAATTTCTGAAAATAAGTCTCATAATATTTTCTGCAAGTTTTATCGACTCTAGGCTTCCATATTTAATATTCAATTTTATAAACATATCATGAAGTCCCATAATTCCTATGCCAAGGTTTCGGTATTTAGCAATTTGTTCTTGTTGTTCCTTAAGAGGGTGGTTATGAAGATTTTCATCTATAATCCTATCCATTTCCCTAACAATAATCTTTATATCTGAAACTAGTTCAGAATAATTAACTGTTGCAAATTTTGTAAAAGGATCTTTTACATATTCAGATAGATTTATTGAGGATAAGTTACAGGACATATTTTTTGGCAAAGGTTGTTCCTATATATTACCTATTTAGCTTTTTATCTAGATATTCTGGAAGTTTCCTTCATACTCTTTATTGCCATTAGAGATACGTCTGTCAATTCAGACCAGTTTAGCATATATTTTCACTATAAAGTGTTGGGCACTCTTGGTGGAATTATATTTATTCATCCACTATGCGTTACAATGTTTCATAGCCTATTCGTAATCTATGAAATTATCTCGGTATTATCATGCAATAATTTGTTTAGACTTCACCGATTTTACCCAATTTTTTACATGAGGCAAACAATACAACTAACTGATAACCAGCCATTTACTACCACATGGATTACTGGTATCTATTTGATACTCAGTAATATACTCCATCAAATTATAATTTCTGAATCTATTCATAAACATGACTCCAGGCTCTGCATGTTCATATGCATTTTTCATCATAAGTTTATAAATTTCAATTGGAGTTATATCATAATCAGGATATCCCTTAAACTTAGATTTAATATGAAGGGTTATAACTTCTCCTGTCTCATAAAACTTATCTACGGCATTCATAAAGTTATCATCAACTTCCACAGAAAGGTTTGCATTATTGATCTTTCCAAGATTGCTTTTAATAGTTATGAAATCTTTTATTTGTGGATGATCTGCTGAAAGAGACATCATTAATGCGCCTTTACGTGATCCACCCTGAGAAACAGAAGCAGTTACAGTATTAAATATCTCCATAAATGGAACAATACCATCTGTTTCATATCCTGAAGAAAGTTTTGATCCTTTTGGACGAATATCAGATAAAGATAATCCTTGACCTCCCTGAGCTTTGAACGTTAATCCTATATTTTTTGCCGTTTGAAGAATATCATCAAGATTATCTGCAATTTTACCAGACGAGTAGCAATTTGAGTACGAAGCCTGTCTGTCTGTTTGTCTGTTTGATAGAGTTCTTCCTCCAAATAAGAACTTTTTAGCAACAATTAACTTTCTTAGTTCTTCATTTCCACCACTAACTCTATCAAACCACTCGTCTAAAGACTCATTATTATATCTATACTTTTTATTTCAAATATCAATTCCTAATTGATCATTATTAAGCCATTCTTCAACAGTCATATATTATATACTTAATTAATAATTTATTCAAACTCTCTATTTTTTCTTTTACTTATTCTCACATCTGCTTCATCTACTCCAAACACAATATACTGACCTAATTGAGTTCGTACTGAAGGAGTATATTCCATCTCAAAATCAATATCACTAGAATAGTACACTGTTTTCCCATATATATTCTCTTGACACTTCTTTATTAGTTCTTTTGATAACTCTATTGCTTCTGTTTTATTACTAGCAGTTCCTAAGAGTTGATTATCTTTTTGAGTTCGAATTTCTATAACCCGCTTAAGTTTACAACGACCTTTTCTACGGACACTGTTAATTTTAAAAGGATTTTTTCTAGTATCTTCAACTCCAGAAGCAACAGTAATAATTATACCTGCTCCCTTAAAATCAAACATACCCTTTTCCTCTAAAAAATCTGCAGCGTATATATTTAAGTCTTTCGTAAGTATAGGAGAGCCTACTTTCTTCCAATTTTTTGTAGCATCTTGTACTACGGTAATACCTGCTTGAAAAGCTATAAGTTTTGCCTCCTCTAATGAGTGAGCTTGAATTTCTATCTTCTGCATACTAAACAAATATAATATCATCTGAATAACCATTCATCTCACAATATGCAACCATCTTAAGAAGTTTACAAAATTCTTTACGCCCTTGTTCTAGTACCTCCTTGTTAATTGGGTATACTCCAACACTATTAGTAGATGTAGTTTCAACAACAATAACATTACATTTTACAGTTCATTCTTCTGAATTGTATCCATATTTTTTTTCACAATATCTAAGTAGAACTCAAATATAATATGCGAATTGTCTTGAATAAGAAAATATTTCAAATGATCCACCAGGTTCCATAAATTGATATAATAAATGACCTGTTGTTTTTAAATCATTTAAGGTGATAATTTTATTTTCAAGATCAATTGTTCAATTATCAGCTTTCATTTTAAGTTTAAGAGTATATTGACTATCATTATAAGATGCGTTTATATCAATAAAGAATGCTTCCTCATTATATGTTTCAATAGCATCTCCAAAGATATCAGTAGGATATAATAGATTATTTACTTGTCTATTAGAATTAAGATTATTAATACACTTTTCTACTGTATCTCGATCCTTAGATGATAGAATAATAGTATTATTATCTGTTATAAGTTTAAGATTATAGTAATATCTAAACCCATCTTTAATAATACTTTTTATTCTAGAAGGGGTTAAGCTTAATTCATAATAATGTATCTTTCCACAAGCTTCTACTATAGCACTATATATAGGTAGATTCTTTTTTCGTAGCTTAAATATTTCATCGATTACCAGTCCTAACTTAGCTGAGGGTTTACCTATGTCTGGGCCTAAAGTAAAGATATCTTTCTGGAGTAGTAGTTCATGGATTGCACTGCCAATACTTAATGATATTGTGGTTTCTCCAGTAAATCCTTCTTTATATTTGCTTGGAGACCCATTTTGATTAGGATTAATCAACTTTAAACGAGAATTTGATATATAGTTGGTATATTTACTTGAAAAATATTCCTCATCAGACATTTTCTCACGATGGACACTTTCTAAATTAGGAGATAGTTTTATATCATTTAAATTAACTGTCATAATGTTTTATAAAGTGGTACTTATTATTAGAAATACCCATAAGAACTTTGTTAGCTTCTTCTACTTTATATTGTGAAACTAAATTATATTTAACTTTCAAGTTTCCTTTTTGGTCTATCATCTTCTATCTTTGTATCTCCTGTTTTATTCATATTAACTAAAGCAGTTAAAAATAGCTCGCATAGTCTCGCAGAAAGACCTAAATTTGCTTTTAAATCTGTGATTTTTGGTTCAAAGGAAGGTTTATAGTCCAAGTTTCCTTTATCGTCTAGACTAAAATCTAGAACGATTTTCTGTCCTGTGCTGTGAATAAATTCTACTTTACAAGTTTCCATATTTCTTAATTAATTCATAAAAAAAATCTTTCGGTATCATAACCACTTCTCCAACTGACCTAAATGTAGACTCTGTTGGTTTAATTTTTTTTCAAAAGATAACAAATGGTTTATCTTTAAAAGGACATGAGTTTAAAATTCCAAAATAATCTGGAGTATTAATAGTTGCTTTTAACTGAGGATTAAAAAATAGTTTATTTTCAACATCAACTAAATCAACCTTTCTATCATCCATACTTTTACTTTCTGATCTAGAGGTAACAACACCTGTAAAACCAAGGTCTCGTAACTCTTTTGCTATCTGTACCTCATAAGCATTTCCTCTAGCTCTATTCCTCTTTAAATTTCTTGATTTCTTCTCTTTCCCCCTCTGATTTTCCTTTAATATATTCTTTTGCGCTTTCAATTAGACTAACAGTTTTATCATGTTTATATTTGGCATAAAAGTCAGATATATCTTTAGCTTTATATTCTCAAGGTATTCATATTGGAATAACTTCAGGGAATTTCTTTTTAATAGATATCATTGCTCTCAATCCTGGACGATCATTATCATATAATAAGATTATATGTTTAAATCTTTCTTTAAGACGATGATATTGAGCCTCAGATAAGAAACAATTTTCTGATATTGGGGCTATTGCGGGAATTCCTAAATTATACAATGTCATTACATCTTTTAATGACTTAGTAACAACAAGATATTCTCCCATTTTTGGTAACATGTGAGATCCTTGTAGTCTTAGTGATTTTCAATTAGATATAAATTTATATTTTCTATTATTAGGGAAATAAATCCGTCAACGTTCAATATCTTCTCTTATACCTCCATAATATCCAAATACTAATTGTTTATCTTTAAACAAATGAAACAAATTATTATTAAGGAATACATTTTTACAAGAAAATACCTTGAACTTGTTTAGTGTTCGCAAATCAATACCAAACTTAGCCCATCAATCTAACTCATATTGTTCGAAATCTTTTATTTCAACTTGAATAATAGCATCAGTAGTATCTTCAAGTTTTGTATTAGAATACTTAATCTCCTGCGGTATATTATTTTGTCTGGGAATTAAACCTATATCACTTGCAACTATGTTTAATGCCTTATAATACCCACAGCCATATTTATTCATAACCACATATACTCAATCTCCGCAATAATTACTTCCAAAGTCTTTTATAATAATCCTACCCATGCGATTTTTATAATATGCTACAGTAGGTTTTGAATCGTTTCTTACTTTAGACCTAAAAAGACCCTTTTTTACAGGTTGCCCATAATAAGTATACATTAATGTTTCTTGAGAAACCTTAGATTCAATTAAATCTCTAGTTATAACAGCAGGAAACTTGTATTCCATATCTTACCTCTTTATACATAAGTTTACGATTATTTATAATATAATGTACAAGCATACTTCTTTCAGTAACGAAGAAGATATGCTTGTACATGCGTCATATAACTATAACTTATTTATTATTAGAAAGGCAGATCACTGTCGTCATTGTTCATACTATCTTCTTGAGGAGAAAAGTCTTCACGCAGATCATCAAGTTCATTATTACGTTGGCGCATATCAGTAGGCTTTGCACTTGCTGCACTGTCAATAGCTGTTTTTTCTTTTGCGGTTAATACAAGATCATGACCAATTATTTTTGTAGTCATATAAATTGCGTTATCCTTACTGAGACGTGCTACAAACCTAGGAAAACCTACAAAGTTCCCAGTAGTTGGCACAAGCTTAATTTGTGTCTGAGTTCCAACTTTCTTATCAAGATATTTCTTAAGAAGAGCAATGAAGGAGTCAAAATCTAGAGCAGCAAACTTATCTCCATCTGCTTCAATCTTATGTGCAAGTTCAGGATCAAGAGCATCAATTACTTGCTTGATTTTACACATAAACTGCTCAGATTCAGATGGATTTGTACCATATTGACTTTGGGTTCTTTCTTCTGAGCGGGGTTCGAAAATTCGTTCATTGTGAATACCACTACCATCTACTGCCTCAAAACGAAGTTCAATTGCATTAAATCCATCCGCTTTATCAATTCCTTTAAAGATTACATTGTGAATTCCAGCATGAAGGAAATTATTAGATACTACCTTAGCGTCCTTGACGCCACCCATATTAAACATACTCATATTATTATTAAATTAAAGTTAATTCATTATTTTCAGTAATTAAACTAAGATCAGCGGGGATGAGGTCTGCCTCGTTAATTGGATCCATTCTAAACATCCCAGGTTTATACTCCTTAATTTTAAACAACTGACCATATTTAGTTAAGATTGTTTTCTGTGTTCCCTTAAAAGACACAGTATTGTTCTTGCTTACTTTATTACCAGCATTTGGACCAGCAAAAGCTTCCGCTTTACCAATTACAGGAATTGTAATTTCATTATTTTTTTGAATATAATTCACAGCAATTCTATCTCCATATTTGACTGACATAAGTTCTATTGCTTTAGGGGAGATAATTAATCTACTATCTCCAACTTCAACAACTGGTAAGTTTATGTTATCATACTTAGAAGGTAGATCTACTACCTTAACGTTAGTAACGGCCTGTGATTCTATATCAAAATCAAAAGATATTTTTAACATAAAATTTCTATTTTACAAGAGATGGGTAAATACGTTCCCAATGTGGTACAAATGTTCCATCTTCTTTACGTTCAGCAATAATAATATCTTTACCAGCTAAATGTTTGCATCGAGACCCAGTTAAGATTTCACCATTGTTTCCAAAATTAACACATAAATTACCATCTAGATCTCTATGACAGAACCCAATACCATCTGACTTAGCGGAAAGAATTCGTTTTGTTTTTCCAACAAGATCAAGATCTTTTACACTACCTTCAAGTCCCTCGTTCAATGATATATCTTTTACATGGCCACATAAGATGATATTTGGAGCACATTTTGATACCATATCAATAATCTTTTCTAAGGCTAAGCGCGTCCACATATATCCCTGACCAGAAGGGAGATGAGTTACATCCGTAACATCGGCGTATTTATCACTATACACAGGAGAAGCCTTATATAAATTCAAAGCTAGAGGTTTTACCATTTCCTCTAGAGCAGTAATAGTATCAATCGTTATGTACTTATAAGGCTTCCCTGCATCGATAATTGCTTTACAGACCTCTTTAATTTCTTTAACTGTATTTACTTTAATCTTAAGTGCATCGATGTAATCAGTTCCTGACTCACAATCGATAATTAGATTGTTATCAAGAGTTGAAAGAGTTGTAGTCTTCCCGCACTTTGGCAATCCATAGAGAATCAAGTACTTAGGGTCTTGTGTAGATGCTGGAATTTTACTTTTTGGTAATTCAATAGCCATATTTAAAAACTAAATTTATTTTTATTTCTGATATCTTTTACTTCTGTATCTTTTACAGTTGCATCTTTTATTTCTTTTTCTCTTCATGAAAGATAATCTTCATAATTTATTTCATCAGATTTAGGTAAAGGATAGAACATACCAATACTACCTTTGAAAGCAGACATGATAATTCTATTAGAAATACCATATCTATTTTTAAGAATAATAATAGATCTACAAATATCTTGTAAACCATATCCTTCGTTATCATCCATTATTTTATATCCTCTATAACTTTTTAGTTGGGTTTTAAATGGACTAAATAATGCAATACAAATATCAGCAGCTTGTAATGGTTCACCTGACTGTTGAATTTCATCCGCAGTAGGCTCTTCCATACCAGCTTTTCTCCTATCCATAGTTGTACTATTTCTATTTTCTTGCATTATAATATCAAAACTAGTCTGACATAGTTCTCTAAATCTGACACAATAAGTTGATATAAGATCCATTTCTTCTTTTTTAGTTCTCCCTTTTTGAGGATTTACTAAAAGTAAATGATCAATAACAACATTAACTATTTGATTAGGATTATTTGGGGTATATATAGTTCTTTTTCCATCAGGACTTTTTTGAAAGGTTCCTAAACTTTTGTGGAGTTCCATCATTTCTGCATAAAAAGAATCTGCAGAGAGCTGTTTATCATATATAATAAACTTATGACTTATAGATTCTAATCACTCACGAGCTTCAATTACATACTTATGTATATCATCTGGTAACTTATTAGTAAATGACATTAATTGCATATATGTAACTTCAATACCATAAGTTTCATATAAATATAAGCTTAATAATTTCGCCAACAATGTATTAGCACTTAGTTCAAGAGAAAAATAAACTATAATTATATCTTTATCTGGATAATCTTTTAAAATACGATATATATCTGTATATATAACAAAAGAGCTTTTCAATTTGTTATCTTACTTGCTTTTTATCAAGTAATTCTTATAGTTTCCTATAAGTTCAGCATATATTTTCATCTCTTTGAGATGTCGGATACTCTTGGGAAAATTATATTCTGTATAACAGGTTCATTTCCTATGCGTTACAATATAAAATAACTGTTAAATTACTTTATTATCTCGGGGTTAACATGCTTATATACAAAATTTGGATAATTATTCTGTACATATAGTTTAGCCTTCTCCGATATTACCCGATCATTATCTCTAAAATCACTTTTAGAGACGGCAAAATTATGATTTTTAAAACACAAATATCTATAATATTTCCTATTTAAATAAATTGTAGAATTTTCATAAATTCACTGTAAAAATTTAATACTATTATTTATATTACTTTTTATATCAAATATTAGATCACTTGTTTTATTTGCAACATATCATGTTCATGAAGTATTTGAATATACTTCTATATTTTGTAAAATATTTTTAGTTCCAACAATACAACATCTTGGTTTAAAAATATTTTTACTACCTCCATAAGATAAACATCCATCACCATCAAAATATCCTCTAATAAAATGTCTTATTAAATCTTTAGATTTAAAAATATTTTCATCAGGAAATTTTAAGACATAACTTTTATTTGGAACACATCCTTTTTCTATTAGAGCATCTTTAATATGTTTACAAGAAATAGCAAATCTACATCGTTGCAATTTATTATCAGTTCTTGGTAATCTGAAAATATTTAAGGCACTATATAATTTTTCTAGATGTTCAATATCATCAATATGTAAATCACATGAGATATGGTAAGAATTTGTAGAAACATTACCATCAGCATATAAAAATCCAATCAATATGCTTTTGTTTCTGTGTCTATTACATCAAAAAATGATTCATTTACTGTTTTACGATTTAGGTTGAAATTATGTTTTTTTAGAAACTTTGAAATAACACAACCTTGAGTATTATATAATTTACCTATTTCTTTCAGAGACATACCGTTATTAAAACAATCAATCATATTTTTTAAATCATTTAATTTAAACGTATATGATATCCTATTACTTTTATGTGATAAATAAATTCCGCATCGTTTAAATAAATTACCTAATGCAGCAGATGTACAATTGCACAATTTAGAAACAGATTTAAGTGATATTTCAGGATTTTCATGAAATTTACATAAGGCTTCTTTAACTTTTACATCATTTACTTTATGTTTTCTAACATTCTTAAAATAAAAATCTAAAAGAATTAAATCTACAGCTTGTTTTGAAATATTTAATTTGTTGGATATTTCAAATGAATTTAAATTTTGTTTTCTTAGTTCTATTATTTTGTTTATCATAGTAAAAATTATTTTAATTTTTACTACAAAAATAACGCAATTTATTTATATTTACAAATATCTGCGTTGGAAATTATTAATGTTTTACCAACACTACTTTTGCTGAATATTAACTTATATACACCCTTTTTAAATCCTCCAGTATAAAAATCCAATTTTAAAAGTCCTGTTTTAAGACCTATATTTTTACCTTCTCGCCCATCTTCTATTTTAGAATATAATTCACCTACCAAACTCATTAAGCAGTTGTATAAACATCATAAGTACTGGTCTTACCTTGTATTCCCTTTATTTTCATTTCTTCAAATTCGTTTCACTTACAAGAAGCAACAAATTCAATAATAGGAATATGAATAAGATCGTTCATCTTAGCTCATTCTAATATTTCTAATACTTCTCGATGTTTACTTATACTATGTCCAATAGTTGATGCGTATCAAAAATAAAATTCTTGTAGGTCTCTAAATTTCTTAGAAATATTCTTTAAACTTACAATCTTACCATTTAGATACAACGTTGTTGGATATGCGTCCATTAACTCTTGTCCTAGTTCTCCAGTTAATTTGAAATACTGTTTAATAAAGTTTTGATTAAACTCTATTTCATCAGGATCATAACAATTAGGATTATAATTTTTCTTAATAATACCTTTATCTTTGAGAGAATTAAATAAACTTTTTAATCGTTTATTACCACCGCCGTCATATCATTTTTTGAAATAAATACGATGCTCTTCGGGATTTCCATTCTCCGTTTGTGCAATAAAAGTTAAATATATTAACAAAACTTCATCAGCTGTTAACTGATATTTAGTCATAATATTTAAAATCGTATCTAACTTCATATAATACGATTAAAAGTAAACATAACGTATTACGTTAGATCTTTTAAATTAAAATCTATGCTCTATATCTATTATGCCTTTTTTGGGTCTAGTAGAAATTTCACCACCTTTTAATATAACATCTAACTGATCCTCAGTAATAGTTATATAAGATTGATTTTTATTAGCATTATTATACCAAGTTTCTTCTATAGAACCTGCAATCACTAATGTAAAAAACTCTGCAACTTTATTTTCTTCAGCTCTGATCACACGGCCAATACGTTGTAAATCAGTCACTTGAGAAGAATTACAAGTTAAAGCTATACCTACAGATAATCCTCTAACATCGACACCAGCATCTAAAGCTTTAGGAGAAACAATATTAGCAATATCTAATTGATTAAATGTTTCAAGAATTATCCTATTCTCCTTTTTCTTTTTCTGACTATGCAATACTAAAGCTCTGGATTTAAATAGCTCTGCATCTTTTACAGTAGCAGTAAACAATATACATTTCTTGTCTCGTCTAAAGTCTAGAATTTTATTTGCAACTTCAAACTTTTTAGGATGAGTCATGACAAAAGTTTTTCTTAGCTTTAAGTATTTCATAAACTGAGCTAAGTAACCTCTTGTAGCATTATCACTTTTCCCATATTTTTGGGCCCAAATTTTCACTTTTTTGGGTGATTTGACTAGCTCCATCACCAGTTTAAAATCGTGATTAAAATAAGCAAATAATTGTTGGAATTTAGCATTATACTCTCAATATTTCTCCATATCAACATGTAGAAGAACTTTATATTTTCTGTATGAAGATACTCAGTTATTTTCTAATGCTTCTTGTAATGTAATTGTATCACAAACGGACATAAACTGTTCAAGATATTTTTCACTTCCGTCTAGACGAGTTCAGGTTGCAGTTAATCCTAAAAGATATTTATATTCTACACAGTTATAGATATTGATAAACGTTGGACTTGCAGATAAATGACATTCATCTACTACTAATAGGTCAACTTGATATTGCTGTTTAATGATAGTATTAAATATTTCTACTTTACAGATAGAAAAGAGTTGGTTTTTAGCCAACTCTCTATTTCACTGTTCTTTCAAAACATCTGTTGGAACAGCAACTAATACTACGATGTTAGGATTATGCTTATATAACGATTTAATAACCATTATACTACCATTTGTTTTACCTGTGCCAGTAGCCCATTCAAGTACACCTCTACCACCACTATCAATTCAGCGTCTTATACCTAATTTCTGACGTTCATCTCGGTTCATTAAAGATACAAAAAATTGATTAGATATAAAAATAAGCTACTCTTTACTTGTCTTTTCGAATATTGGTAATGAAATATTTCTTGCTTCAGCCACTCGTTGAATATTAGACATTAAAGTATTCCACTTATTTATATGATAATTTAAATCATTATCTAGTAATAATAATATTTTATCTCTTAATGTCTTTAGTGCTATAGTTGACAATGATGTTATCTTAGGTAAAGAGGTAAGCTGAACTAATGAACGAAATTCAGAAAAAGATAATCCTGTTGGACTAACTCGAAGTTTAATATCAGGATTCAAACATAATCTTTCCTTAATTACTTCCATTCTGTTACGTACTCTACCATTACTATCGACTTCAGTTAACTCAACTTTTTCATTATCCGTTAACCAGATTCCCTGTGCTAAAATAAACTTATCAGTAATCATTTTCTTATTTAAAATATCAAGTTTATCAAAACAAGCATCCATGAGACGACTAACAGTTACCTTTTCAAAAATAGGCTCAAGTCCGTTAAATAGAACTGAAATAGATTCATTAAGTATATCCTCTTCATGGGAGGATCTTTGACTATTTATATAGTCAAGAATATCTTTCTTTGTTTTTATATCAGTGTCGCAGTCATGTAAAAGATATCTTACAAATAACTCTGTATTACAAGCATCCCATGTTTTATGAATATTTTCTCGAACGACATATTTGCCAGGGGACCATGGATATGCATTGTATAACATCTCATAACAGTGCTTATATCATTTCCTAATATCCTCTTCAGGAGCTGTCATAAGTTTTACATCGTTACCACTTTTATCTTTCCACGTTAATGATTCAATAGAATCCATTGCATTTTGCAATTTTTCACCAAATTCTGTACACATACTATTCAAAATCAAATTTGTCTTGTTTACATATATCTTTTTGTTTAAAGAAATTTATAAAATAATTATTACTATAATTATAAACTTCAAAATCTTTTAAATTTTTGTTAAACCATTGAGTAATACCACCTTCTACATATTGAAATTGTAAATAACCAATATCACCAACTTCAAATGTGTCAGCAGTATCCCAGTTTGGAAGTCTAACTATTGTAACATATTTTAAATCGTCTGTTATATTACGATTTAGGTCTTCAACAACTATTTCAGTATATTGTCCTTCTTGAATAACTAAGACTTTACAATATATTGTTACTGCTTGAGGGGTCATAATATCTACAGGTTTCTCCAATGTTAAGTAATCGAAAACAGATATTATCTACAATTTGAGTATTGCTTTGATGGAAATGTCCGTAATACCAATTAGTAATATCATCTTTATAATCATTATAGACCATATCCATAACAGCTCTCTCCTCTTCTATATCCTTTAATAATTCATTATCGTATTGAGAGTATTCTTGTACAATACTCCCCTTATCTGTTGGAAAACAGAATGAAGGAGCTGTATGAGAACAGATAATATCTATTTTCGCGTCAACTTTAGGTCGATATTGAACAATCTCATCTTCCCAATACGTCTTAGGAGCATTTAGTTCTGCTGTTTTATAGTCACAATTGTGGTATTTCATATATCTAACTATATTAATAGAATCATTTTGCTTCCTAATAATTCTATCTACAGATGTAGCTCCTCCAATACAAAGAATATTAAGATTACAAGTATTTATTATAGTATAGTCAGGAACACACTTAACATAATTAGTATTAATAAGTTGATTATTGTAATACTTTGGGTTACTGTGATTTCCTCTAATCCAAATAAATATATCATTAAACTTTTTTAATACTTTATGTAATTCAGGAATTACATGATCTGTATAATGTTTCAACCGCTCAAATCCTATTCCCACATCTCCGCAGAAAATAAATACTGAATTTTTTATTTTATATTGTCGAATGTTATGTATAACTGAATTCCATTTTCCATGTACATCTCCAACTATGTAGAGGTCTTTAATTGTATCAGGAAGATTAATTGTCATAACTTTTTATATTTTAAACCCTCCGATTGGAAGGGAATAAATATTATATATTTTGTTGTTAATCTCTATATAATATCTATAAGAGTTAAAGATATTAATACAATAAAAGAAATCATTCTTATACTTAATATCACTAAGATAAAAACCTGATTCCTCAGGATTACTAAGGAGGTTTATATCAAATTTTAGAAGATATGGTGGCAAGATATTCACATTACTAACTCTAAAGACTATTTTTAGTCCAAAACTAGAGTTGAATTTAGTTTTTGGTACATATGCTAACACCCCCATTCCAATATTTAAACAGGCTTTAATATAATTAGGATCGTTTCTGTAGACAATTATGTTATGCTGTTCGAGCTCTAATATGAACATATTAGTCTATGTCTCCCTTATAGGCATTCATAATAGATTTTTCCTTTCTAAGCCAAGAGCCCTCAGTTTCTGCTATATCTAGAACAGTACGGCTAATAGATTCTTCTTCTCAATTTTGTTATCGTATAGCTTTTTATCTATACTTCTTATACTTCATTTTGTATAAGCTCAGCATATATTTTCACCTTCAGCATTATCTGTTAAGGGTAAATCACTCGTGGGTTTATTTTATTCTAATCTGTTATTAATATTTTATAATTGTATATAGCGTTGTATACCTGTTTTGGAAGTATATTTTTATATTTGTTAGCATATTCCTTTAAACAAGTTTCTTTCTCTTTCTTATATGCTCTAAATGCTTCTTCAATTGTAGAAAAAGTTCCTATATGTTTTTTCTTATTCATATAATTAATTTGAGCAATTATTTTATTGTTTTTGATTCTGACTCCTATTGGAGTATTACCTCTACATTGAAATCTTCAAGTAATAGCAGTATTAATTTCCTTTGGGATAAAACAACAATAATTTGGAGAATAAATTTTATTCCCCTTTACCAAGAAATCTTTATCTATAACAAATGATTCGTTATAACAATTATTATAATATCAATCTGCAAAATTCTGAAAATTTAATCATTCTTTACAAACAGTAACTCCATTTCCTCCATAGTTATTATATTCAGAAACTTTTGGACAATAACATCTTCCAATCATTTCTTTCCAAATTTTATAACATCGAGTTTGTTTACCGTTTTTGTCCCTAGAACTATATTGACCTACTCCAAAATAACCTGTATTGTATACAGACGGATAATAAGGATCTTTAACAGAGCCCTTTTTTAGATTACCTAGTTCAGCAGTAATAATAGTACCTGTTTGTAAAAATTTTATTATTACATTATATGAATCAATATATTCTAGAATGATAAAATCTCCAGAACTATTTGAAGTCATAATTTTATTTTCATAAATTTGTTTGTTATTTGTCATATATCATAATATTTTAATTAAACATAGTACAAATATACAAATTCTTTTTCAGACTCACAAACAAATTAGGTTCAAAACCTATGCGTTACACTGACTTAATATATTACTATTAAGTTTAGCACGGTATTAGCATCTCAGCCTTCACCGTTTTTGATTTATTCTATTCTACTTATTTCTAAGCAGACAGGCAGAATTCTACCTGCTCGTTCACTAACATTCCTGTCTCTTTATCATGCCCGTTCAACCAGTTGAAAGTAGCCCAATCACCCTCATTAGCTGCCTGATCAACAATTTCATTAATCATTTGAGTAGTTTCAATTTCAAGATCTACGGTAATCTTAAAAGGATCTACCATATCTTCTACTTTCTTATCAAACTGCTCAATAGTAGGATAAATATACTCTGCATCGTTTTCATTTAAATATTTACGAATCCAGGAATGATGTAAGTATTCTTCATCTGCTCTTTGTTTGTAATACTCTTCAAGAATAACAAATCCTCTAACACCAAAGTAATTTGCAAAATTCATATACGCATTATGATTTTGCAATTCATGCTTAAGCTGACGAAGAAGTAGTTTTTGAATTTCAGCACTTAAAGTGCATTCACGCCTACTAACATCCTTTTTTTCTACAGGATCATTTGCCTCATTTTTAATTATCATAAATTAGGTAATTTAAAGTATAAAACATTTCTGCTATCTAGTAAATATGGATCCTATAACTCTCCTTATGAAAGTTAAAGTTAAATTGATTTTCTAATAACCAGTAAATATCAGAATATATTGTGAATTCATGATTATTAATTACAAATCTAAGATAAAAACTATCATAAGTAGTTAAATACCTAGTAATATCTTGTTCATTAAAATAGATAATATTTATACCCTCAAGTTCAATACCTAGATTCTCAAACTCTACTGTAAGTTCTTCACTTCCACAAACATCAATGATAGATAAGTACCTGTCAGTTTTTTTGTCAAATCCATCAATATACCCTCTCATGTGATTAACACAAGGATACCAATGATTACCAACTCTTTTCAAAGTTAATTTCTTTTCCATAGTTAATTCTGTTTAATATCTTCCTTTGGATTGATTACTGTTGCAGCAATATTAGCATAACAATCTGCAAGTTCATTAAATTTATTATTATTGTGGCCTTTTAATCAAAAGAACTTTACTTTATGAAAGTGTAATAGATTAACTATTTTAACTCATAGATCCATATTCTTCTTTGAATTATCTTGCTCTGCAATTCATCTATATACATGACCATTGTTAATACTACTAACAATATAACTTGAATCAGAATATATTTCTAAATTCCTAGGTTCCTTAAAATATTCTAAGGAGTATAGAACTCCCATTAATTCTGCTCTATTGTTAGTAGTATGTATATAACCTTGATATAAAATCTTAATTACTTTGTTGTCCTCAGTAATTATAGAGGCATAACCCCCTTGGTCTGTTGTTGGTTTGTAACTTCCATCAGTATAGATTCTAATCATCAATAATTTCAGCATCGTCAAACTCAATAACTCTTATAGTTCCCTTAAAGGCAGCCTCTCTAGAAACTAGAAAGTTATTAAAATCTTCTATAAATGCATCTTTGTTTTTATCTTCTATACTAATATAACCATTAAAAATGATGTCAACCATTACTCAACAAAATAATTGGAATTAAAAAGCTTAGGATTATGTCTTTTTAAAAGTTTCTTCTCCTTTTCTATCATAATACTCATGACTTCATCAGCATAGTCATTTCTACGACCTCCAAAGTTTTCAATAACATGAAACGGATTCTCTAAAGCATTACGCTCAGCAATCTTTCGACCAATAGCTTTATTAAAGTTATCTACAGGCTGACATACTGCAAGTCCAAACTTAATAGTACGACTATTATCATCATAAACCGCAGCCATAGTATACCTACGACATGGTTTAACATCATAAACAACAGTTTTCTCAATAATAGGATTCACAGAAACAGTGCCTTGATATACAGGGGCACTGTAATAATACTTAACTACTCTACTCATATCTTTCTTATTTTTTATGATTTACATTTTAAATTGTTACTTCCTAGAAAGCTTACACCTCCATTTTTCTAGATTTTTACCAAATCTAGCATCAAATATATAATCACAGTAACTATAATCATTAACTATTGTTCTAGGATTAGGAATATTACAATCAAAGTCTTTATCTTGAAGTTTAAAAAAATTACTTTTTAAGTAATTCTTTATTCTTCTTTTAACAATTCGATGATAAATATTCTTTATACCTTTATCCTTGTAAACTGGAACCTTATAACTCTTTGACATATTAAGATAATATTAAATATAATTAAGTTACTATATTTTTCATAAATGATATTCTAGCAATGTTTCGTAAATCACTAGATAATACTTTAACAACTATATCTTGTCGGCCATCTCTTTGATAACAAGTATATAAAGACCTAGACTTATCTATACTCTTATTTGTTACCTTAGAATCAATTAGTTTAATTATGTCAGTTCGTCTACATACGATTCAATCTTTCTCTCCTTCAAATGCTATATAATCAGCCTTTCCAAATAGTCATCCAGGATTTCCTCGAACATTTTTTAGTTCTACTCAGTTGATATTATAATCTGGAGTATTATCAGCTCTACGATTTTTTTTTGCGCTCTTGATGTCAAATGTAAAAGTTCTATTATTATACGTTCATATAATATCAATATGATCATACATATCTTGATACTTAGATGGAATCTGAACAGTTCCTCCAACCTGAGATAGTAACAATTCAGAAAACTCAGATTCTTTTATCTTTCCTAATTTAGAGCAATCTATATATTTATTCATAATTGTGACACCATTTTTCAGCTTCTTCAAATGTACTAAAAACAAGATATTCTGGAATCATTGTTACTATATCTTCAAAAGCATAAAATATATGAGGACCAGAATCTAAATATGAGACTATAATATCCTTAACTGTTCTAGGAGTAGTATCTACAGTATAAGTATCTACAAAAACTCCTGCTTCAAATTGAGGGGTCTTTTGACAAATAAATACTGTCTGCCCAATATCAAATTTGGTTTCTATACTAATTTTCATTTTAGTTATCTATTATTTCAATATATCTCTGTTTAGGAGTAGTAACGTAAGGATTTTGATCTACAACAATAACTTCTATAATGGTATGCTTCCTAGTAAACCATCGTGGTAGAAACCATTTTCGTGGTTTAACAGGTTCTTTATGAGAACTTAAAGTTATATACTTTTCATTATTATACTCATTACTTAAAGCTATTGTTCCTGGATAGGAAAGATGTAAACAACTTCTGTTCCATTTATCTACAATACAAGTATCTAACACAAACCCAGGTTCTCTAAATATTGTATCTTTAATAACGATAGTATCTTTCTTAGAAAAGTGCTCTAATTGATATTGTAAAGCTTTAATCTTATTATCCTTAACCTTGTTCTCATTAGCTACTTTTTTCATTTTAAGCATTAAAGAATCGCTAAAGTATTCTAATTGCTCAATTGAAAGCTTAAATACACGATTACTTTCTTTTAATCATGAATTTTCCGCAGCATATGCTTTTTCATTATTTATAGAATTATCTAACGCAATATTCAGATTTCTAATTTTATTGGTCATAAAAATTATAGCCAATACAAGTAAAGTATAACTTAATATTCTTAAAATTATTTTTTTCATTATATGAATTCTCTGTTAAAAGTTGAAACTACAAAACTTCGGAATAGAATTAAATCTTCTAGAGCATTATCTAATGATGCTACTTGTTTTTTAACTCTTAAATATTTTTCAGTAATAATTTGTATAATATTTTTAACATCTCTAATAGAACAAGGATCGTATTCAAACATACATAATCTTCTATTTAAACCACTAATAGGCTCATTTGTTAAAATTATAGGAATTCTCTTGTTAGATTGAATTTTTATAACAAAAGGAATAGATCCAAGGTCTACTAATAATTTTAGATATCTTATATCTACATTATTTGGAAATATAAATCCTGCCTGTTTAAGATTTCTAGTAATTAACATAGTATTAAAAAATAAGGCATTAGAAAACTAATGCCTTAATATTTTATTGTTTATTAACAGTGTATCCATGATGTTCTAAAACTAGTTTACATAAGTTTAAGTACTCTTCTACAGTTAAATCACTTTTAGAATAATTAGCTGCAGGAGTTGTAATACCTAAATTTGATAAATCATTCGACCCGCCTTTAGAAACTGGTATTATATGATCAAAACAATAATCATCTTTTTCTAAATCAATATTTGTTTTTGTGCCAAATTTATTAATAATATCTAAAGTCTTAATTTTATTTAAACTCTTCATTCCTCTATTTTGAAAATGTTCAATATATCTCCTTAAACGTTTACGTCATGTTCTATTAGAGATTCTTCTACATCCATGAGAGATTCTAGCACAAAAAGTACATAGTCTAGATTTAATTCTCCCCTTAAGTGTATTACGTCATAATGAAGTAGATTTTCGTTGTTTACTATTAGTTATATCATTACAATAATATCCAACAATACTTTTGCTACATCCAAGTATCTTAGCAATTTCATTATAACTTTTATTATCACTTCTTAAAATAAGAATTTGTTCCTTTAACTTACTCATAATCAACTTATTAGCACGAGCTCTCCGATTCGAACAGAGACCGTAGGGTTTGGAGCCCTACAATACGGTTTTGCTTACCACTATAGTTTTCACTACCAGTTTTACTGTTTGTAGTCTGGACTATATCAGCTTGATATACAAGTGTGGTATTTAGTCTCTACACATTTATAGAGTAAAGTAGGATACATAGAGAAGTGTACGGCTTTAATTTTCGACCTACTAAGCACTCCGCCTATTTTACACGGCATAAACAGCCTATGTTCTCTACTGTATTTTACTCTAATTTAGCTCGGTATTATCAGCTATCCATATTTCAGGACCTTAGACTTTCTTAGAAAGCTGATTCGCATGATTTTTATCATCTTATTTCACTTTTACCGAATTTGCCACAATTTTCACGCCAAGCGTGCTCCAATTCGAAGACCGCTGTGCTACCATTACACTAAGCTCGCATTTATTATCTTTAGTTATACAGCAAAGATAACAAAAATCTGTGAACAATCAAAAATTTAATTAACAAATTATAAAGAAAATTTGCGAATTTTGGTTAAATAAATCTCTTTACGATATTGGTTAACTCCACCATAGTCACCATAACTCATCTGCACTTTACGAAGATGGTATAGCTTACCTCCCTCTAATTTTAATTTATCTGCTATATCCTTTGGAAAAGTAAAATCAATAACCTTGTCAACTGTTATTTTTTTATAGTTACTATCCTTTGAATTTATAACATATATTAAGAAAGCACTTAATATAAGCAGGTACCACTTAATTTCAGAGTAATCTGTAGTGGGTCTTAAAAATCTGAATTCTACAGTTTTATGGGCATCACCTGAAATTAAATGCATTATATTCATATTAAAATATCTACCGTGCACTTCCCACTTACGCTCCTCTGTTGAATCATATGAATTAGGTAAATAAAAACTTTGGTCATCATTATACTTATTACCAGTGAACCTTTTGTAGAATGTAGGGAAAGATGCAATACTCGGAAAAGGTTTATTGTAAGCTTTACCATTACTTTTATAGCGTTCTGTAAAGTAACTATATCTTGGTATGTACATACTAATAGACCATTGAAAATGGCACCAGAACTTACACAGACGATTAATATAACTATTATTAATTGGAAAGTTACCAAAATGAATATGCAAAGAGCAGTTTTTATCGTAAAACGTGTATCTTTCAAGCAGTTTCAAATGCTGTTTAATAATAGGTAAATCTATATGTGTTAATGGAAAAGTTACATATTCATGCCCATTAATTGAACCATCATACAGTGGTACTAGATTTGTATCAATACAACTTAACCAAGGTATGTTTCCTGCGGATGTTTCATATTCAAGGCCAAAGGTAAAGTCTTCAATATATGTAAATTCTTTATCAGGTATTAATTTAATATCCTTAGGTTTTAAAGATAGTTTTGAAAAATTGTAACATCTATCTATTGGATAATTAAACACATATTTAGAATCTGTAATGATATTATTAGATAGTTTTAAATCTATCGTATAGCAACAAATATTATTTACCCAATATAATGGTATTTTGCAGTTCTCGCGTCTTTCCAAATAGGTAATTTTCCCGTCTATTACTAGAGGAATATTTAGTGGGTCTATTTCAAAATAACCATATTCTATATATGCGTAATCAATATAGATCACACCTCTTAGTAAGGTACCTCCAGTTTCCCACCTTTTTTTAGTATTATTGTACAGCATCTAAATCAACAAGTCTATTGGTTATAAACTGTAAAATCTGTGTTTCTAGTACTTCAAAATCGAATGTTGTATTTTCTGCATTATTCTTGAAAATTTCAAAAGCGCTAGGAGCATAGGTATATGTTGTAGAACTTACTCCATCTTTTACATTAACTTTATCAGGAGCATTAAATAGAGTAACATATGATCCTTCCATGTACTTCATATAATTGAAGTCTTTGTCAACAGTAGTTAAGACACCATTAATAATTCGAGGATTATATGCAAAGTAATCAATAACTTCGGGACAATAAACAGAAAGAACATCATTTGTAAAAAGGTCATCTATATTTTCAAGGAAATCATAACTTTCTTTATTGGGTAACAATCGCCCATAGAAGAAGTAGAAAGTATGTCTATATGCGTTAGAGCTGGCATATGTTTCGGGTACTAAATGCCCAGAAGGATAAGCTAGATACATACCGTGTGCTGGAATTTCATTTAACATATACGTACCTGTAGTTTGACTGTAATATAAGTTATTAGAGGTATATGCTGGGGAATTATCCTTATAAGAAGCACCATATACTGGTATGCAAAGGGTTCTCCTTAATTTTTCACGATTAATATTTCTAATACAGTAAACCTTGTTATCCTTAATTCGGCATAACTTATTTACAGGAAATTCATAGATTGTTTTTTTACAGTTGATGGAATATAGAGAAGCATACATCGACGAAAAATAAAGTTTACCCTCGTTAATCATATAAACTAAAGGTCGCTCAGATTTTGTTTTGTTTTCATTATAACAAGAGCTCCCTTTGAACATGAGTACTTCTGGAGTCAAAGATCTATAATCTACCATTATAAGAACAGCACAACCTGTATATTCTTCTAGAACATCATATCCATGTTCATAAATAATTTCTGCCAAGATTTGAGAATCAGACATACCAAGAGTATTAAGTTCTGGAAGATATTTATTAGATAATTCTCCAATATTAAGAATAGTACCATTATGCATTAGTACAAACTCAATTTTGTTACCACGTCTAATAACAACTGGTTGAGCCTGATCTAAATTCACAGGATATCCAGGAGAGGCCTTTCGACAATGTAATAAAGCAATAGAAGCTGACTTTGGATAATTTATACTAGTAGTAAAGTTCCTAAATAATTTTCTGTCACTGACTCCATATTCTACCTTACCATCAATAAAAATACCACAACTATCTCCCCCTCTTTCATCGTTTAGGGTTCCAAGTATATTAAAGTGGTTTATGTTAAATTCAGTCTTTTCAGTAGAAATTATTCCAGCTAGTCCGCACATATTCCATAAAGTTTAATTAGATGTTCTGCCAGTACTTTATTAGATGTATTAATACACTTTTGAACTAAATCTCCTTCTGGCAAAGGAAATCCTTCATTAAACATATCTACAGCTAACATAGTTTGTTTATAAATCATTGGAAGGTATTCGTCATTAAGCATAAAGCTACTTAGACATCTTGCTTCTACTCCCCACTCAGGACAACGGAAACTTCCTGCTTGACCATATAGAGTTCTTCTAAAAGTATCTCTATCATATAATACAGAAGGAACTCCACAGCATAGATCAAAGAACTTAATAAGCTTAACAGATGTATCAAAATTAGGGTTATCATATCCTATGTGAATGTGTGAACCTGCCACTCTTCTATTATCAGGATAACCTTGTGGCTTATCGTTTTCACACTCTGTATAAGCATCATAATCACTAGAACATCCAATTTCATTTGCTTTAGGATCAAGTAATTGATCTTCAGGCACGGGCATAGATGCACTACAACAAATATCAAGATTGTTATCGAATTGTTTAACCCAATTACGAATCCAATCTTTCATATATTTAATAGAATCTACAAATTCATTACTAGAAGTACAAGGTGGGATATTAAATTCTCCTAAAATACAGTCAATCTCCACACCAAATCCTTTTGGCATGCCTTTAGTATATGGTTTACCTTTTTCTCCTGGAATTATTCCAATTGCAGATACTACTTGGTTTGTTTTTGTATTAAAAATAAATAACTCAGGGTCTGCTCCAACTGTAATATTTTTAATTTTCATCTGCTATTAATTTATCAATTATTTCATTTATTCTTATAACAATTGGTGATTCAGGTCTCATATATTCAGGATGTCCTTGGATAGCCAAACACATTGGAAGATTTGGTCTGTCATACAAAACAATTTCAGGTTCATAAGGAGGAGACGTAACATTATCTCCCTCATATATACTTGACCGATGACTAGTTGAATAAAACAAACATGTCCAATACTTATCTGGTATTATAAATGGATACTGCATTTGATGGTGTGTACTGGTAATTTCATACATTTTATCCGTACTTATCTCTGTAATAGAGTGAGTTATTCGAATAGCATGATTTTCCACATTCTGAATAAGTATGCCACCATTCATAATACATAAATATTGACTGCCTCGGCAGATCCCCACAGCTAACTGATCAGGTCTGATTTTCTCAAATTCTTTCTTTTCTGCGAGATCCCTTTGTAAATTAGCATAAGTAGTAGGATGAGGTTTACAGTTATACAAAGAAGGGTGTACATCTTCTCCACCTGTAAAAATAACAATATCTGCATCGTTAATATCATCTACTAGCTCACGCTTAGTAATAAAATTAGCATAGTGTACTTGATTACCAACGACATATACTTTTTTTGTTTTTAGCATAGTATTCATTCGCTATAAAATTAATTCCCTTGACAATTTGAGGTAATTGCTTCGAGTTAAATACTCGAAGCAAATGGCACAAACTATTATGTTTAGCTATAATCCTACAAAAACTTTCACTATAGTTAAAGTCCCTTCTAATTAAATTAAACTGGCACTTAGGATTAATGTTATAAAATGTTAGGTCATCTAATCCTGGGCAATGACATCTTCTTCCATCATGAAACAATGTAATATAAAGTTGCATAATTTGAGTAATATCCAATTCTGGAAAGTTTGCTCTATTTTGCCATGCAGAGTATAATAATAACCAAAATGGATTTTCGTATACATATCTAATATACATAGCACTATAGACAAAGAATCTATTGTCAGGAGCACACCTAATTTGTAATTTGTATGAATGTGTACTCTTTACAAGTGATATTAATGTAAACCCCAGTAGTCTTGAGATTTCCTTAAAGTACTCAATTAATGTTTTCGTATCAAATGTACAGTAGTTAAGCTGAACTTGTCTACTTCGAGGCCATATAATAGTAGCATAATAATAACCATTAAATTCACCTTGAGAACATCCCCTACTAAAACAAGCCATATTTTCATAAAAGTAATTACCAGCATAGTAATTACATTTATATTCTTTTCCTCTAAAATCTAGTATCATAGTACTTTTTTAAATGATTCCCATAATAAGTTATCCCAAAAGAAGCCAGAGAAGGAGCTGTATTACTTTCAACAATGATATAACTATCACCACCGCACAATATATCAAAGCAGGCAATTGTAAGGTTCATTTGCTTTAATGCCTTAATGCAATCACTAATTATATTTTCCCAACATCCAGGTAATTTGTGTTCTCTTGTTACTAAAACAAATGTTGAGTTGTCAGCATGTTTATGCCACTGTATTTCAGCATCTTGTCTCAACACCTTTTTACAGGCATAGAAACAACCATGATGAACATCAATATGTACTCTATATTCATTTGGGAAGAAGTAATACTTTTCAAACACGAAATCCCTTATATTAACATTATTACATAGATCGTCTAAAGATTTGGGATTATCAATATAATAAATATTCTTCCCTTTCGATGAATGTTTATGTTTTGCTATAAGAATTTTGTGCTGCATAAAAAACTTATAAATGCTTGCTTTGTTAGAAGAACTAATCCATTCACTATGAGATACACCCGCTTTGTCAAAGGCACGCTTCATTAATATTTTATTCCCAGAAGTTTTAACTCCCTCTATAGTATTAATTTCCAAATATTTATATTTAGAAATTAAAGGAGTTGTGCTCCCTAAACGTAGTAGTACTCTTTGATTAAAAGGTATACTACGTAAAGGAGCACAACTTGTATTTGGACTGAAAACTCGAAGTTTTAACATACTATAGTTCTAATGCCTTATTATAGCAGTACACAGCCAGTTCCTTCTGGGTTAACTTATTATAATCAGCAAATTCAGCCCCATGGTCCTGTAAAAGCTTTGCAATATACTGTAGTTCGTGTTTTTTTAGTTTGCTAAATTGAGTGTCCGAGAATTCTGCGACCTTCTTATCAAGAGCAATTAATTTGAGGAATACTTTTCCAAATGGTTTATTATTAAATTTATTAATATATACCTTTTGGTCAATATTATCCTCTACTGGGATAGCTTTAGGTTCAGGGTTAGGAACACCCTCGTCATATGGGATAATCATAAATTCAGGTACCCATATGCCTATAGATAGAAAATATGGAATATCTGGGTCATTCTTATCTACATCCTCAATAACAGCAACATTACCAAAATAGGGAAAATCAGAAAATAAGACATATTTCATGTCTTTGTTACAATAAACACCTTCTAAGTCAGGTGCTTCCTTGAGTAGATTATCCTTAAGTAAACAATCAAGATTTTTAATGATAACTTTGTCTCCTTGTTCAAACATAACTATTTTTATTTTTATTTGAAAAATGATAAATATTCTAATGGACTAACAATTCTATATTTAGTCTTTCTAAACTCTAAAAGGTCAAAAGAATCTGAATAACTCATCATTGACCTTAAGTAGTCAACGAAATTTTCACACCAATCTTGTAACTTATACAAAACTGGAACTGTGGTTTCAATACCCTCAGCAGTTTTGAGTTTTTGGTTTCCTATTTCTATCTGTGCTTTTTTAGTAGACATACCATAGTATTTACGCCTGAGTCCTAGATTTGGATCTGTAACAGGTAGTAACTCTCCACAGGCTTCTTGAGATTGTGCAAAGAGTTTCCCAACCATTACATAATCAGCTCCAAGAGCTAGTGCTTTAATAATCTTATCATAATTATCAAATCCTCCGTCCGCAATAATAAATGGAACACTTTTGTATGGATGAGTTATTGAGTTACAACCCAAGTAAAAACCAGAGTCACCCGCTATATTAACTACTTTTGTTTCTTCAATACATTTTTCTATAGCCCGCTTTTTATCAACAACTTCATTAATTAAAGAAGCCATTGCATAGTGTATTCCACCATTAGCAGAAGTAGTACATACAGAACCTCCCCCTACACCTATCCGTACAAAATCAATTCCTGCTAGTGAATAATCAGCATAAGTATCAGGGTTAGCAATATTGCCCGCCATTAATGACAATCGACCTCCAAATATAGACTTTGCTTGTGAGCATAAATCAATTAACTTTAACATGTGGCCATTAGCAATATCAACACACACATAACGAATATCATTGGTGGTATCATATATATTTTCAAAATCTGTAATAAATCTTTCAAACTCAGATAAGCCAAGTGCAACAAACGTACTTGTAGACAACTCCCATCGTTTATCATAATCTACTCCTCTTGGAATAATTGTATTGATCTTATTTCTAAGAAAAACTTCATAATTATTCTCATTAATAACAGAATTCATAGGAGCAGTAAATAACGGCAGCATACCATCAAAGTTATATGGATTACAGTCTGCACGATGTTCTATTCTACTGGTTCTAGCTGGTACTAAACAAATATCATTTAACCCATATGTCATTTTTAATCTCTCTTAATTAGTTTATTTTTCTGTTCCTCAGTATCCCTAAATTTTTTTATTTTTCTTTTCTTATTTAGACGAGCAATCTCTTCCTCGTACCTATTATATTTATCCAATTGATTACCTCGAATAAATTTACCCATGATAAAAAACAGAATTTCAATTTTGATTTACTATTGAATCTCTAAAGTACCTGGTTCCAGTCCAAGTTCTTTCTCGACTTCTGCGATTGTTTTCTTTACAACCTTATTCTTTACTTTTGGCCAAGCAACATCCATTTTTGTGTAATCACTAAGTTTAAAACAGTGTGGTGTTGGAACAAAAATCTTCTTAACTTGGTAGAAACTCCCATTTTTAGGGGAATTAAAGCATCCACTTAAATAACCCTTAATTTCTCCTTTATTGTTAACATAAACAATAGCTTTAGAAGAAATAATAAATCCAAAATACTCTTGATCTTTAACTATTAACTGTACTATTCGCCCAGGTAAAAACTCAGACTTAAAATCATTATTAAGATTAGAATCTACCTTATTATCCTCAACCTTATTTTTTTCTTTACCTAGAATCTTTTCAAACTGGTCTATAATAGATATGTCATTTGATTTTAATTCAGGTGATTCAAGTAATTTTAATAGATTCTTTTCTGATTTTAAAATAATATCACTATATAGAGCAAGTTTATTCTCTTCTATATCATTAATACCTAACTCTTTAAGGATAGTGCTGTCATCATCTGAACAAAAGATATCACTATCCCCAGTAAGGTAATGAATATTCTGATTATATGCAACAACATAATAAGATCTTTTATCTGTATCAATTAAGATCTTATAAGGGTGTCCTGAAAGTAATAAAGATATACTTACCTTAGGATAGTTTAATGTATATCCGTATATACTTAAGATAAACAAAATGGTATTTAAACTGTTACCATTATATAATAAATAACGCATAATTTGATTTTTTTTGTTCCTTTTAGTTAAAACACATTGTGATAAGTTAGCGATCACTATCTTTTACTTCTATAATTTTATATACAGAATTTTGAGTATGAAAATGATTTTTATCTACGATTTTAGTTACAGGTGAGGTTGAGAAGTGAAATCCAAGACAAGCTCGAAACCCTACAGTTATAGGTAGACTTAAATATCCTTGAGTAAGGTACCCTTTATTGATCCCATTTGGATGATGACCTGGCTTATAATTACAAGTATCAGTATCTTCTAACTTTTCAATCTGAACTTTAGTTTGTGCAGGATAACTACACACCTCATAATATAATTCACGTACACTCCTCAAAGTTTCCTCATGGTGATCATCTGATTCAGGTATTGATCCTTCACAATCACATTTCTTTAATAGTAGTAATGCTTCGAAGTCAATACACTCTAGATTATTAGCTAACCTTAGAATAGCCGACTTGATATCTCTTTGTTTTAAAATATAAAGAGGTTGCATGTGACACCTTACCAAAGAAAGAATAGCTCTTTTGTACTGAGGTTTAATATCAGAAATATATGTATCTAAAATATGTTCAGCAATTGGAACTCCTTTAATTGCATGGTCCTTACAGTGGTAAAGTCCATCTTCTCCCTTTTTTGTAGTAACTGGTTTACCTATATCATGTAATAGAGCAGCAAAGATTAGAATATTTCGATAGTCCATGTCTTGAAAAAGTACTTCATTACTGTTTTCAATATACTTTAACATACATTTTGTAACCATATAAGTATGGGTGAAAGCGTCTCCCTCTTTATGCCAAAGTATATTCTGAGGAGTTTCTGATAATGCTTTAAACTCGGGAATTTTTAAAAGTTCATCCCAATAAACTGTATTTTTTTCTGAATTATATATAACATTACTCATTACTTAATTAATCTATCACGTATTTTAATACAAGATCCTTTTATTTCTCCAGGTGTAAGTTTTTTCCATTTTGGAAGAGGTTTGTTATTTCTTACACAATTCTTTCATTCGGCTTTATATTCAACAACATACTTAATGTGATCAAGTAGTTCTTTTTTCTTAAATTTACAATAGTTATTAAATAAATTAAGAATATTTTCTCTTCCAACTGGATTGGCAGATTGACTTGCAAACTCTGGAAGAGTTTTTCCTTCATCGATACATTTATCTACAATATACTTAGCTATATCATATCCAGATTTTTCCTCTCCTAAATCATGGTCTAGACAAATTGCATCAGGCCATTCTTTTTCAAGAAAATCAATTGCTTCTTGATAAGACTGAGCCCATACAACTTTACAATTTCTGCCAATTGGACTAAAATTCATCCAATCATCTTCCATTGGATTACGAGCATCATCTA